TTGGTTACGGAAAGGGCTTCAAAATGGCAGCGCAAGAGTTTGATAGCGCGCTTCGTTCAATCCTTCAATTAGGATACGGCTTAGTAATTATTTCTCACGCGCAAGACAAAACCTTTAAGGATCAAAATGGCAATGAGTATAATCAGATTGTTCCTACTCTTGATAATAAACCTCGTAATATTGTAAACCGTATGGCTTAACATTTTTATTTCATATTTTCGCTCTCTTAAAGAAGGAGTTGAAAGTTTTTTGAGAAAATATCCTTTAAATTTAACAAACATTAAAATAGACCCTCATGAAAAATATTATTGGCTTGGATTTTTAGCTGGAGATGGAAATGTAGCTAAAAATGAAGCCAGAGTAAGAGTTGAGTTAAAAGATATAGATAGAGAGCAGCTTGAAAATTTACAAGCATTCTTTGAATCTAATGCGCCCATTACAGAGCGTACTAATAACACTGGATGTCATGCTTTAACTGTATCTATAAACTCGGCAGAGTTAAAACGTTATTTAGCACAATATAATATAGTACCTGCAAAAACCTCTATTTTTAGTATTCCCCTTGAAAACATTCCTAATGAATATATTTATGATTTTGCAAGAGGATTGCTAGATGCAGATGGTAGTATTCACATTAGAGAAGATAGAAACAATATTCCTAGTTTAAGTTTTGTCAGTCAAACTGAGATCTGCACAAAACAAATGCTAGAAATTTTAGAGTTTGATAATAAAGTAAGTCCTTGTGGAACCTCTGCTTATCAAATTCATAAAGAAGGCGCTGCAGTTGTACAAATTTTAAATAAAATTTATGAACATTCAACCGAGGCCTCTCGGTTGAGACGAAAATATGAAATATATAAGGCCCTTAATGGAGCAATCCATTAAGCAAATCATGTGAATTGCTGGAAACCCCTTAGAGTTAATCAAACTACAGCATAAGAATGAAAGAAATCTAAGTGCGAATGTTAAAAATTGATTAAATTGGGCAATCAGCAGCCAAGCTCCGAATAGGAGAAGGTTCAACGACTATCCCACTGGAGGATGAAATTTCCTCAACAGGAGTAGGGCTTTTATAATAATATAAAAGTAGGTGAAAATCCTTTAAATCGAAGTGCATGACATCCACCGTTTAAAATGGATGAAGATATAGTCTATTCCCATTAAAATATCTTGAAAAAGAGGGTATTAAAGGACATAATAGGATATGCGAGAACTGTTGAGTCTGAGTCTGGTGAGAAATCTACAAAACTCTTTATGCGCGGAACTCCTCGTTTCGTAGCTGGAAGTAGATTTAAGTATACGCCTGATTATATTGACTTCAACTATAATGCTCTTGTTAATGCAATAGGAGATGCTATTGATAGACAGGCGGCTGAGGATGGAACTCAATACTTCACAGATACTGGCGCCAACTTGCATACATTCGTTTCAAAAGAACTTGATTTCGATGAACTTATGATGCAGTTTAACTCAATGATTCAAGACCTCTCGGTTCAAAGCGACGAAGAAACATTCAAAACTTATTGGCAACCTCGTATTAGTCAATGCATAGAGAAATATCTTGGTAAAGGACAAAAAGTTTCTCAGTGCTCTCGCGAACAGACAGAAGCGCTTGACCTTATTGTGACGGAACTTAAAGATTTGATAAATACAGCTCAATAATGATTAAGTCAATAGAGGATATTATCCTCTATTGACTTTTTATTTAATTTATGTTATAATATATATATATAAAAGTATAAAAAGAGGTAAAAAGATAAATGGCGAGCAAAGCAATGGTTAAATGCCTGTATTGTGGCCAGCTTTTTGATCGTAATTCTGAGCCTTGCGCCAAACCAAAAGGTAATCGTTACGCACATCAAAAATGCTATGAAACACATATGGCATCAATGTCTCAAGAAGAACGAGACTATAATGAATTAATCGAATATATAAAATACCTCTTAGGAGAGGATTTAAATCCGCGAGTATGGAAACAACTTAAGGAATATAAAGAAGTGTATAAATATTCTTATAGTGGAATATTAAAAACGCTTAAGTGGTGGTATGAATTAAAAGGTAACGATGTGGAAAAAGCAAACGGTGCAATAGGCATTGTACCTTATGTCTACAAGGATGCGTGCGCCTATTACTATGCACTATATCTGGCGGCGGTCGCTAATGAAGATAAAGACATAGAGCATTTTCAAGTTAAGGTTAGAGAGTTCTCTATTGAACCACCTATGAGAATTGTAAAACCGCCGCGTTTGTTCAATTTAGATGATTTGGAGGAAGAGGAATGAAAAAACATAAAGTAATTTTAAAATTCACTAAAGCTCGCTACGATTCTGATTATCTTGGCTGGTTTGAAGTAGCAGATACAACATTTTATAATTGGGCGGCTGAAGCTGAAGCTAATTTTGATGTTGTTATTAAAATTTGTAGATTAAAAAATCATCTTGATCTTATGAAAAGTAAAATAGTATTCATTGGGTCAGATGCAAAAATAGTAGCACATGCATGGATCAATAAGCTTGGTAATAAAATTCAAAATATTAAAATGAGGTGAGGCAACAATGAGCAAAAGTAAATATGTAGATACCGCTGCAATAATGCAAGTGATCGGTGCTATCTATATCCAACCCTCACTTTTAGATAATGAAAATTATCATTTCCACGAAGAAGATTTTTGTGAAGACTTTCACGTGACTCTTTTTGGAACTATATATAATCTACATGCGCTCGGCGCTAAGGAGATAACTCTCAATGCAATAGAAGACTATCTTGCACAGCGCCCTAAGCGCCAAGCGATATATAAATCAAATAAGGGTGCAGAATATCTTGAGCAACTTAAAGAGGCTACACAATTAAGCGCCTTTCAGTATTACTATGATAGAGTTAAGAAGATGACGCTCTTGCGCATGTATAACGAGCGCTGTGGAATGGATTTATCGTGGCTCTATGATATGGATAATATCTTTGATGCAAAGAAGAAACAGGCACAAGAGGACTGGTTAGACAATACACCTCTTGTAGAAATTGCAGATTTAATTGATAAAAAGATAGATGAAGTTAAATCAGTTTATGTAGACAACTGCGAAGCCGATATTGTTCAGGCGGGCGCAGGTGTGGAGTTACTTCTTGAGCAATTAAAACAAAAGCCTGAGCTTGGATACCCATTGTATGGCAAATATATTAATACTATTTTCCGCGGCGCGCGCTTGAAAAAATTTTACTTGCGCTCAGCTGCAACAGGTGTTGGTAAAACGCGTTCAATGGTAGCAGATGCGTGTTATATTGGATGTGGTTCTATGTATAGCCTTGAAGAACGCACTTGGATAAATACAGGTGAACCACAAGCCACTCTTTATATAGCAACAGAGCAAGAGTTATCAGAAGTTCAAACCATGATGATAGCGTTTTTATCTGGTGTTGACGAGGAACATATTGTTACAGGTGAATATCTTGAAGGTGAATGGGAGCGCGCACTCCATGCTGCGCAACTCTTAAAGACTGGAAAAATCTATTTTGAAGCACTTCCAGATTTCTCATTACAAGACATTGAGAATGTTATTAAGAAAGGCATTAGAGAGAACGATATCAAGTACGTATTCCACGACTATATACACACGAGTATGAAGATTCTCGAAGAGATTACTCGAAGAAGCGGCGGTGTGCGCCTTAGAGAAGATAATATTCTCTTTATGATTTCCGTAAGACTTAAAGATTTGTGTAATCAGTATGGAATATTTATTATGTCTGCGACTCAGTTGAGTAATGATTATCACGAGGCAGAGGTTTATGACCAAGGATTGCTTCGTGGCGCAAAGTCTATAGCAGATAAAATTGATGCTGGTTCTATTTTACTTGAGGCGACGGATAAAGATAAAGAGGCGCTGGCGCCTTTGGTTAAGCGTCTTGGATGTGAGATGCCAGATATTAAGATGTCGATTTATAAGAATAGACGAGGTCGTTGGAAGAATGTTCTAGTCTGGATTAAGTCAGATCGTGGTATTTGTAGATTAGATCCGATATTTGTAACTAAATATAGTTATGAATTAGTTGATATAGAAGATTTTAAGATAAATGTAAAGAAAAGCGTTGACTTATCAGCGTTTTAAGGAGTAGAAAAATGAGATGGACTAAAAAATATCGTAATAAAGACTATAAAATAGTAAAACGCTTTGCTCTATTGCCTATTCGAGTAGGCAATGAATATCGTTGGTTTGAAACTTGTTATGTGCTAAAAGAAAGAAGCTATAGTTGGGGAGAAGACCTTGGATGGATTAATATTTCTTGGACAAATGCTGAAACTTATACAATGTGGAAGAATGGTTGTCAGGATAGATGCGCTGATAAATTTTGTATGCATTGGATGGAAGGCGGTTTTTGTGATTTAGAAGAAGCCAAAGTTGATAATAATGGAGTATGTTATAGCAGGGTGGGTAAATATGAAAGATCTTAACATAAAAAATCCAGAACGAGTTACTCAATGTAGTGCAACTCAATGTTTATATAATAAAGATGAATATTGCACAGCCTCACTTATTCTTCACGATGAACGAGGTATTTGTAAGATATTCATGCCAAGAGACAAGTTTGAAAAGATGATAGAAGATTTGAAGCGTTTTAATGAAAGGGAGGCTTGTAATGGATCAAAAGAACACAATAGTAAAATGTAAGGCGCACCCTGATTGCCTATTTAATCATAATGGAGTATGTGATAACTATGTGATTAATATTGGCGCCGATGGGAAGTGTGAGGGGTATGTTAAAACCGCTTCAGAAGAAAATATGAAGAATGGGGTTATTGGAGAATATAAGGGGTTTACTCTTAAAGAGCAAAAAACCTGTCACCCAGACTGTATCCACTTTGATGATAGTGATATTATGGTAGGTCCAATATGTTTATTCAATCATCCAGAACCTCTTAAAGACTTTTTTGAGGGAATGCCTTGTGACTATTATCATTCAACAAACTATACAAGAGGTCAACGAGCAAAATGTAATATTTGTGATGATATGATGGATATTGATGATAAGCATTTAGGCGAAGCTGTGACAGTTAAAATGAAAATTGCAGAACTTAATAAACCAAATAAGAATAAAGCTATCATAAGCGACTGGGCTTTCGCAGCTACACCAGACATTTGTAAGACTTGTAAAAAAGTAGTTTATGGACAGCCTTGTAAATATAAAAATGTATCATATGGAATTTGGACTTGTTACGAGGAGGAAAAATGAGCAAGTATGACTCCAACGAAATCAAACAACAACTTACCTTCCAACAAGTCTTCGATTACACCGCAGAGCTTGGCGGCAATCCTAAACTTGACCCCGGAGGAGGAGAAGTTTTTACTGCCCACACTATCTGCCATAACCCAGCTTGCACCGGATCACACAAGTTATACTACTACGGGAATACTCGACTCTATCGCTGCTACACTGAGTGCGCGGGAGACGCGTTTGACATATATGACTTAACACGGCGCGCAATGAAGATCCAGCGCGGCGAAGAGTGGTCACTATCACACGCCGTTGGGTATGTTGCCCGCTATTTCGGCATAGCTTCATCTGAAGACGAGAATTTTGGAGATGCACAACAAAAACTTCGTGATTGGGATATTTTAAAGAATTATCAACAAAATAGCTCCATCAATAATGATAAAAAAATAATTGAGTTCAAAAAATTTGATGAAAATATCCTTCAACACTTACCACGCCCGCGCATTACTCCATGGCTTAATGAAGGCATTACTCAAGAGATAATGGATTCTCGAGGTATTTGTTATGACCCCGTTAACCAAGGTATTGTGATACCTCATTATGATGAAAATGGAGCGCTAATAGGTATCCGTGAGCGCACACTTATTAAAGAAGAGGAAGCATATGGTAAGTATCGACCAGCGATTCTTAATGGTGTTCAATATAATCATCCATTAGGTTTCGCTTTATATAACTTGAACTTTTCAAAAAACAATATACGAAAAATACAAAAGGCAATTGTTGTAGAAGGTGAAAAAAGTTGCTTAAAATATGCATCCTTTTTTGGGACAGAAAACGATATTTCGGTAGCAGTGTGTGGAAGTAATCTTATTCAACATCAAGTAGATTTATTAATTAAACATGGCGCGAAAGAAATAGTGATTGGTTTTGATCGCCAATGGCGACAAAAAAATGATACAGAGTTTAATCAGTGGGTAAAGAAGCTTCAAGCAATTCATAAAAAATACTATTCTAAAGTGCAAATTAGTTTTATTTTTGATAAAGAAAACTTATTGCCATACAAAGCTTCTCCTCTTGACGAAGGAGCAGAAGTATTTATAGAACTGTTTAAAAGGAGGATTTTATTATGAATGAAAATATTAAAAAATGGTGTATCTATGCTCATGTTAATAAGCAAAATTAGAAAAGATATATAGGACAAAGCTGTAATATAAAGTAGAGATGGAGAGCTAATGGAAAGCAATATATTAAAAGCCCTCTTTTTTATTCTGCCATTGAAAAATATGGATGGGATAATTTTGAGCATATAATTTTAAAACAAAACTTGCTAAGTCAAAATGAAGCTGATTATTGGGAAAAATTTTATATCCAATTTTATAAAAGTGACAATCCTGATTTTGGATATAATTTAACAAAAGGAGGTCAGCTTGGACATTTGCACACAGAAGAAACTAAAAAGAAAATTGGTATTGCTTCTAAAAATACTTGGCAAAATTTACCAGAAGATAAAAAAGAAGAAAAGAAAGTATTTTTAAAGGAAATTAATGTAAAATATATAGAAAATTCTTCTTTTGAAGAACGAAAAAATAATACCTTAAAAGGAAGAATGGCATCTCGTGTATACTGGGATAGTCATAAAGAAGAAGAAAAAATTAAATTAGATAAAATGCGAATAAATTCAGTTAAAACCAATAGTAAACCAGTATATTGCATAGAAACCAAACAAGAGTATTCATCAAGTCAAACCGCTGCTCGAGCACTAGGAAAAACAGATGGTTCTCACATTCGTAGAAGTTGTCGTAATAAAGGTGAAACTAAAGGCTATGGTTATCATTGGTTGTTTATTGAAGATGTAGAAAATTATTTAAAGAAAGGATGAGATTGTGAATTGAACTATAAACTTTTAGGAAATATAAATCCGCACTATTCAGCAGTAGAGTAGGTGCTAACCAATAGAGGTATTCCCTACTATGATATCCATCACTGGCTGAATACAACGGATGCGGATATTAATGACTTTAACTTATTGGGCGCCGATCGATTGCGCAAGGCAGCTCAAACCTTAATAAAAACGATTTCTCAAGGCGCCCGAGCGCTGGTTATCGTGGACTCAGACTGCGACGGATTTACCTCGTCCGCGCTTCTAATCAATTACCTTTATGACCATTTCCCAGCTTGGGTTCAGAACAACTTAGACTGGTTTATTCATAGCGGCAAACAACACGGACTTAGTGATGTCGATGTTGAATGGGCGGCCGCCAATTACGCATTAATCTTGTGCCCAGACGCAAGCTCTAATGACTATGAATATCACCTAGCTTTTATCGACAAAGGTGTAGATATTATTGTCTTAGACCACCATGAAGCGGATATTGTATCTCCAAATGCAATAGTCATAAATAATCAGCTTTGCGCCTATCCAAATAAGCAACTATCAGGTGTTGGTATCACGTGGCAGTTTTGCAGATACCTTGATTCACTTATGCACACTGATTATGCGCAGAATTATCTTGACCTCGTGGCGCTGGGGAATACCGCGGATATGATGTCGCTTCAGTCAATAGAAACAAAGCATCTTATAATGAAGGGCTTCCGCGCAGAAAATATTCACAATCCATTTATCGCAACAATAGCTGAAAGTAATGCCTATTCTCTTGGAGATAAGATTACTCCACATGGCGCTGCTTGGTATATTGCGCCGTTTGTCAATGCTATGGTGCGTAGTGGTGAAGAAGAAGAAAAGGAGCTTCTTTTCAAATCCTTTTTAAAGTTTAAGGCTTTTGATTATATATACTCTACAAAGCGTGGGCATAAACAGGGTGAAACTGAACAATTAGTGACGCAAGCAGTGCGTACTTGTAAGAATGTAAAGACGCGCCAAACGAAAGCTCAAGATGCAGCAATGGAATTACTTGAAGAGCGTATTACTATGGAAAATCTGATGGATCATCAAGTCCTTTTATTCCTTCTTGAACCTGGCGAGGTTGAGCCAAATGTAGCTGGTCTTGCCGCAAATAAAATAATGGGTAAGTATCAGCGTCCTTGCGCCGTACTTACAAAACGCGAAAAAGAAATGGATGCAACCCCCACTCTTAATGCGCGCAAGTATTTCTGTTACGAAGGTTCAGCGCGAGGCTGCGATAAAGCAGAAGTATCTAATTTCAAAGATATCTGCGAAGGAACTGGTCTTATCCAATATGTGGCTGGACACCAAGGCGCGTTTGGCTTAGGCATTCTTCCAGAGGACGTGCCTTTCTTTCTTGAATCGACTGACCGCGCGCTTCGTAATATGGCATCTGAACCAGTCCATTATGTAGACTACATCTACCGCAATACAAATGTAGATCCTAATCAAATCCTTGAAATAGCTGAGCTTGATGGTATCTGGGGCAAGGATGTGGAAGAATCATTCGTTGCTATTGATGGCTTAAAAGTGACCGCAGATATGGTAACTGTGTATATAAAGAAAAACAAGACCCTTAAAATAACTCTTCCCAACCGCTTGTCGATAATGTTATTCAACGCACCCGATGACTTGTGTGAGAAGCTTCAAAACACTCAAGGCTATGTGGAAATGGATATCATTGGAAAGCCAAATAAGAATGAATATAATGGCTGGGTAAGTCCGCAGATATTTATCGAAGAATATGCAATTACAGGTGAAAGTAGGTATAATTTCTGATGAAAAGAATAATGTTTTTTCTATTAGATGATAAAGAAAATAAGGTAGAGACTATTCTAACCAACAACACTAAAATTACAATTATTAAAGGTACACGAAGCTATCTCTTAATGGGGCGCCCTGGTGCTAGATGTAACACCATTTATGTAGATGGCGAATTAAACACAAAGATTAATGAAGAATGGATTACCTGTGTATTAAAACCCATGTGCAGTCCTTATGGGGGAGAGCTAATCTTCATTTAACTAATACTTGGAACGAACTGGGTCGTAAATTTAAAATGAAAATGACTTTTGGAATTTTTAGGAGTAAAATATGAAATATTTAAAACGCACAAAATTACCTCGCACTACAGGAATTAACTGTTGTAAATGTAGAATTAGAATGAAGTGTATTCAAGAGAAGGTTCAAAATTGTCAGCACACTTCTCTGAGAAAAGACTCTTTAGCATATGGTGAAGAAATTTGGCAATGTCCTAAATGCGGAAGGAAAACAACATTATTATATTATCTAACAACAATGACATCAGAGGATAATTAATCATCCTCTTTTGATTTTTAATAAAAATTATGTTAAAATATATTATAAGAATAAGAAAAGAGGAAAATAAAATGGATATAGGAAGCGGGTCTGCATACCCATCTTGCACATTGAGCAACTTTGCGCCGCACCCATTCGTAATAGACGGCGTCGAATGTGCATCAATGGAGGGGTTCTTGCAGTCATTAAAATTTAAATCACCCGATATGCAGCGCCATGTCTGCACCCTGGTAGGCAAGGCCGCAAAGTTTAAGGGTAAAGATAAGAAGTGGTGGAGAGATCAGACTCTCTACTGGCAGGGAGTAGAATACAAGAGAGATAGCGAGGAATACCAGATTCTTCTAAACAGAGTTTACAACGCTCTATACCAGAACGAAGGATTTAGGCGAGCTCTTGAAGCATCTAAACCCGCTATCTTAACGCACTCAATAGGTAAAAATGATGAGAGCAGAACAGTATTGACTCAATCGGAATTCTGCGGAAGACTGATGAAGTTGAGAATGGGTAAAAAATTGGAGGAAGAGTAAATGAAAGAAATAAAAAAGACGGATCCAAGACCAATTTGTTTTGCTACCTCTTGCTTTTTTCACGATGGAAAAAAGCATTGCGCGTGTAAAATACAATACACCAATGAGCGTGGAATATGTGGAACTTATAAAGACGGAAAACAAGTCGAAGAAATGTTTATGCATTTTGAAAATTTTAATGGGATTAAGGTATTGGATAAATACAGATTTATGGGAAAAGAAAAAAGGGAGGAAGAATAATGTATTTAGAAGAAAGAGTAGCTAGAGTTGAAGCCTTTATGGAAGCCTTTCTATCTGAACACCCTGATATGTGTCCACATCAATGGTGGTTAGATGGTAGTAGCTACGAAGATGAAGAAGGAAATCATAGAGTGGGAATTCGATGCAGATTTTGCGGTAAACAAGAAGAACGCATTGAACGAAAGGAAAAAACAGATTCGTCTATAGGCTTTAGTTTTACATTTTAAGGAGAAATATAATGGCAAATAAAGAAAAAGTAAAAAGCATAATTAAAGACTTAATGCAGCAGCTATATGAGGCAAAAGGCTTTAATAATCTTGATTGCAATCCTCTTGAACGCAATATATTTGAAGCAGAAATGAAAGATCTGTGGGAAGATGTTGAAGCTCATACTATACTTTATACTGATGAACGAGAAGAGTATGAGGAAGAAATTGAAAGCTTAAAAGCAGATATCGATGACTTGAAAGACTATAATGATCATATACGAGAAAGAAATGAAATACTAGAGAGTGACAATACAGATTTAATAGATAGAAACTATGATTTACAGCTAGAGAATGATAAGCTTTGGGAAAAGTTAAAGAATATTAGCAAGGTGGTGAATGACACATGGTGCTAACTGATCAGCAATTAACTGGACTTACGATCGCACTTCAGCGATATAAAGCAGGCGAAAAGTATACGGTTATTTCGGGATACGCTGGATCTGGTAAGTCAACGCTAGTTAAATTTTTAGTAGCCGCGCTTTTGAATACTGGATCTGGTTTAACAATAGAAGATGTAGCATACGCAAGTTTTACTGGAAAGGCGGCATCTGTACTTCAAAAAAAGGGTAATAAAAATGCAATGACCCTTCATAAGCTATTATATTATACTCGCCCCCTACCCAATGGCAAATTCGTGCATTCCCCCAAAACGGAATTAGAATATCGTATTATTGTGATTGATGAATGTTCTATGGTGCCGCAAGATATGGTAGCACTTTTATTTTCTCACAATGCTTACCTTATTTTCTGCGGCGATCCAGGACAACTTCCTCCAATTGATAAAACAAATGCCAATCATTTATTAGATAAACCTCATATCTTTTTATCTGACATTATGCGTCAAAGTTTAGAAAGTGATATTATTCAATTGAGCTTAAAAATTCGAAATGGAGAAAGAATAGATAATTTTAAGGGAAAAGATGCCATGGTTCTACCTTCTAGTGAATTGAATACAGGTATGTTGACTTGGGCAGATATTATTCTATGCTCAACTAATAAGACTAGAATTGCTTTAAACTCACAAGTCCGAGAACTATTGGGTTATGAAAAACCATTAGAAAAAAATGAAAAATTAATCTGTTTAAAAAATTATTGGTCTGAAATTTCAGAATCAGGCAATGCTTTAATTAATGGCACTATTGGATATTGCACTGATTTTTATGAACAAACTTTTTATCCTCCAAAAATTTTAGGAGTGCCTCCTATCCCAATTATTTCTTGTAATTTCCTTTCGGAAAATTTGGACAAGTTTAATGAATTGAATATGGATAAAAATTATATAATAATGGGAGAGGGAAGTTTAACCCCCCAACAAATCTATAAACTTTCTCGAAATAAAATGACAAAGCATATGATTCCCTATGAATTCACATATGGTTATAGTATTACTGGACATCGCGCGCAAGGCAGTGAATGGGATAAAGTACTAGTTATTGAAGAACGTTTCCCATTTGATAAAGAAGAGCATAAAAAATGGCTATATACTTGTTGCACAAGAGGAAGTGAAAAAGTCGTTATTATAAAGGAGTAAAAAAATGGAGTACAAACAAATTCCAATAGGGCAAGCTGAAAATATTTCTGGTAAATAGTTTAATCGTTTAAAAGCGCTATATAGAGTAGAGCATCCAACAGGGAGAAAAGGTGTCTTTTGGCTCTGCGAATGTCAATGTGAAGCAAAGACTTTATTAGTGGTGTCTAAAAACCATTTAACATCAGATCATACTAAATCTTGTGGCTGTCTTAAACACGAAAATAAAAGTGGCGGAAGACCAGTTCGAGATTTAACAGGACAAACTTTTGGAGAACTTACAGTTTTAAGTTTAGCCAAAACAGAAGGTGGCCATGCCTTTTGGAATTGCAAATGTTCTTGTGGAAGGGCGCATATAGTAATGGGCTCAAGTCTTACGGCTGGCGACACCAAAAGCTGTGGATTTTGTAAACCTAGGCATTTTATTGATTTAAGTAATCAAAAATTTGGCTTATTAACTGCTTTAGAACCAACTGAAAAAAGGATTGGATCTTATGTAATTTGGAAATGCTTATGTGATTGCGGTAACTATACGGAAGTTCCTTCTGGCTATTTAACTGTGGGGCAAACAAAAAGTTGCGGCTGTTTAGGCGCATCCTATAATGAAACAAAAATTACACAAATGTTACAAGAAGCCGATATTAGCTTTACAAACCAAAAGAGTTTTAAAGACTGTTTGTTAGCCTCTGGTGCAAAGGCTAGATTTGATTTTTATATAGAAGACTCTTATATTATTGAATTTGATGGACAACAACATTTTTCATATCGCAAAGATACTATAAATACTTGGAATACAAAAGAGCATTTTGAAGAAACTCGCAACAACGATTTACTTAAAAATAAATATTGTTTTGAACATAATATTCCATTAATTCGTATCCCATATGATCAAGAGTATGACCTAAACGATTTAAAATTAGAAACTTCAAGATTTCTATTAACAAAAGAAAATGAAGAAGAATATTATCAACGGAAATGAGGTAGCAATGAAACCATATATAGAAGCAGAATTACACGATCTAATTGAGAACATAAAAGCAACGACTGATGTAAGAGAGCTATCTTTTGAAGAATTGTATCTTTTATTCAGACAAAAAATAAAAGAAAAACAGATACCTGTAGAAGTATACTACGACCCAGAGAGGCTAGATCCCAATTCTCTTTGGATACTTGGCGTAAGCGAACTTCAAAAGCCAATAAAAATCGCTTTCATTGGCGATCCGCCGCTAATAGATCTAAATAACTTTGAAATAGGAGCATGGAAAATAAATGACAGAAAAATATGAACAAGCAATAAAAGAAACTTTTAAGTATCTTGATAAATGTATCGCAGAACAGCGAGCTAAGAACTATGCACATATTGGCTTACTTAAAGAAGAGATTATCGAAAGACAAATGAAGAAACGAGGTTTTGATGTTTATTGTTCTTACAGTCAAGATCATAAGATGATTAATGTCTTTCCTTGTGAAAACAATTTACCAATTCATATTTGGAGGGAAAAATAATATGTTTATTGAAGTAACTCTTTTTCATTCTCAAAATAAAATAATGCTAAATACGGCATATATCGAACAATTTGGGCCAAGTCGTGAAATTCTAACTGGCACTGAAATTTGGATAAATGCTGATTCTGATAATGAGCCCTATGAGGTAAGTGAAAGTTATTTAGATATATGTCGTATGCTTGGTTTAAAATGATAAAAGCCGTATCAGGTGATACGGCTTGATTTTTTGTAAAAAATAAGTTATAATTATTATATATAAAAGTATGCGAAAGGAGAATAATAAATATGTTTAGCACATTAATTGATAAAAAAACAATTCAAGAGGTAAGAGAATTTTTAATAAGTGAAGATTGTAGATTTGTAGATAATATGAATAGAGCGGGTTTAAGTTTTCCTGCAATGGCGCTTATTATTCAAGCAATAGAAGATAAATGTAACGAGATTGAAAATGCTTTAGAGTAAAATTAAGGTCAAATCTCAATAATTTTATTATCACTTTTTTCTTATATATATAAGAACAAAGTGAAAGGAGAGCATTTTATGGCTTATATTTATAAAATTACCAACCAAATAAACAATAAAGTTTATATAGGAGAAACTATTCGAGGGGTTGAGACAAGGTGGAGGGAACATATAAGAAGGGCTCATTCTAAAGAAGGTGATCATGGATATTATTATCATATTTCTTGTGCTATACGAAAATACGGAGAACAAAATTTTATTATTGAAACGCTAGAGAAATGCCCTGATGAAATTAGATTTGAGCGAGAAATGTATTATATAGAATATTTTGACAGCACCGACCCTAATAATGGATACAATGCAGTTCTTGGAGGACAAGGGGCGATTCTATATCCCACTCAGCTTTTTCTTGATGGCTGGAATCAAGGTCTTTTAATTAAAGAAATTGCTGAAAAAATAGGCTGTTCAAAAAAAACTGCCCGACTTCGATTAAGAGGAGCAGGAATTTCACGAGAAGAGATAGCCGCAAGATTTGGTTGCGCAGTAGCAAAACGATGTGCTTATCCTGTACTACAGTATGATTTAAATGGATATTTTATCCAAGAATGGGAATCAGCCTCAGAGTGCGGCAGGGCTAATGGTTTTCAACAAACAGCAATTAGTTAGGTATGTGCTTAGAAATAGAAAAGTGCTTACGGCTTTCTTTGGAAATACAAAGCAGATGAAAGAGATATCCAAGAGTGGGTACAAATTTATTAGAATAAGTTATCTAGTGGACGCCCTAAGAAAAGAATTCAACAACTCACGTTAGATAATAGCATAATTGCTGAATATGACTCTGGAGCAGATGCAGCTAGAGCTCTAGGATTACAAGATAAAAGTAATATTTGCGCAGCTGCCAGAAAGCAAAGAAAAGCATATGGATATTATTGGAGGTATATAGAATAAAAAATGAAACGATGTGAAATTCATACTCATAGTGATTATAGTAATATTAGATTGTTAGATAGCGTAAACACTGTACAACGTCTTATAGATAAGGCAGTAGAAATAGGACTTCAAGGAATTGCTATTACAGACCATGAAACTTTAGCTGGACTACCAGAGGCTAATTTTTATGCAGAAGAAATTCAAAAAAAATATCCTGATTTTAAAGTTATTTTAGGCAACGAGATTTATTTATGCAATACTAGAGAAACTGGACAAAAATATTGGCATTTTATCTTATTGGCGAAAAATTTTAATGGATGGCGCGCATTAAGAGAGTTATCATCGCGCGCTTGGCTCAATAGCTATTGGGATCGCGGCATGGAAAGAGTAGTAACTCTTAAATCAGATCTCGAAGAAATTGTAAACAAATATCCAAATTCACTTATAGCAACAACCGCTTGTCTCGGCGGAGAATTATCAACAGCAGTCGCAAATATGGTAAGTGCAGAAGCTATGTTTGATATGGATACAAGACAGCGAGAGTATAATCATATCATTGATTTTATCTCTTGGTGTAAGAATCTTTTTGGAAACGACTTTTATTTAGAGTGCGCGCCCGCCGCTTCAAGAGATCAGATAGTGGTTAATAAAAAGCTGCGTCAAATCTCTGATGCAATGCAGATTCCAATGGTAATTGGCAGCGACGCACATTATCTCTCAAAGAAGGATAGATATGTTCATAAAGCGTATCTTAATTCAAAAGGCGGCGAGAGAGAAGTAGATAGCTTCTATGAATATTCTTATCTTCAAACTGAAGACGAGATTTTTGAAAACTTACGAAAATCTTTCAATGATGATAATTATATTAGCAATTTATTTGAAAATAGCTTATCTATCTATGATAAAATTGAAAATTACAGTATTCGACATAAGCAAAGAATTCCTAAAGTTGAAGTAAAAGAGTATCCGCAAGTTGATTTAACAAAATCTGGTAATGACGATGAATATTTTATCGGTACACATTACCCTACTTTGAATAGTCTATTTAATTCTGAAAATAAGGTGGAACGATATTGGGTAAATCAATGTTTTGAAAGTTTGGCAAATAAAAAGAAAGCTACCAGTTATGATTTAATCGTTGAATTTTCTCAATATCTCGACAGACTTGAAGAAGAAGCAGATATCAAGAGAACGATTAGTGAAAAATTGGAAACAAATATGTTTGCATATCCTGTCACTCTTCAGCATTATATTGATCTCTTTTGGGAATGCGGTTCTATGGTTGGCGCCGGTCGTGGTTCAAGCTGCTCAGGCCTAAACCATTATCTCCTTGGAGTTACCCAGCTTGATCCTATAGAGTGGGATCTTCCCTTCTGGCGCTACCTCAATAAGGAAAGAGTAGAACTCGGTGATATCGACTTAGACCTTTGTCCAAGTAAAAGACCCTATATTCTTAAGAAAATTAAAGAAGAACGTGGAGCCAAGTTTAATACAGATATTGATGAACTGTCTCGCGCAAACTTAGGTTGTACTCTTATTGCAACTTTTGGTACGGAAACTACAAAGAGCGCAATATTGACCGCTTGCCGCGGCTATCGTAGTGAAGAATATCCGGACGGTATTGATGTTGATATGGCGCAGTATCTTACTTCTCTTGTTCCGCAAGAGCGTGGTTTCTTATGGAGTATCAATGATGTTGTTAATGGTAACCCAGATAAAGATCGTAAACCAGTAGCGTCATTCGTTCGAGAAGTAAATCATTATCCTGGACTTTTGGAAATTATGACTTCGATTGAAGGTCTTAAGAACAAGCGCTCATCTCACGCATCTGGAGTAATTTTATTTGATGAAGATCCATATGAGTTTGGCGCATTCATGAGAACTCCAAAAGGTGAAGTTATAACGCAATTTGATCTTCACACTTGTGAGGCACTTGGAATGGTGAAATATGACTTCCTTGTAACAGAAGTACAAGACAAACTCGTAGAGACTATTAATATGCTGCAAGAGACTGGCGAATTAGAGTCAGATATGACCTTGCGCCAGATATATGATAAATATTTTCATCCGAATGTTCTTCCTATTGAAGAAGAAAAGTATTGGAAACCTATTCAAGATGTTGCAGTATTAGGTCTTTTCCAGTTTGACTCAGATGTGGGCGCCCAAGCGGCTAAAAAGATTCGTCCATCAAGTATCCTTGAGCTGGCGGACGCCAATGGTTTAATGCGCCTTATGACAAATGAAAAAGGTCAGGAAACCCCAATGGAAAAGTATGTTCGTTTTAAGAATAATATTAACCTTTGGTATAAAGAAATGGATGAATTTGGCTTAACCAAAGAGGAGCAAGAGGTATTAAAACCTTACTTCTTAAAGTCTCACGGTGTTCCACCTTCTCAGGAGCAGATGATGCAGATGTTGATGGATCCCAAGATTTGTGGGTTTAGCCTTGCAGATGCCAACGCCGCCAGAAAAATTGTCGGAAAAAAGCAAATGTCTAAGATTCCTGCTTTACAACAACAAGTTCTTGATCAGGCTAGCTCTCCATGCATGGGTCACTATGTATGGAAACATGGAATTGGACCCCAGATGGGTTATTCCTTCTCCATAATCCATGCTCTAGCCTATTCATTTATAGGATTCCAGACTGCGTATGCTGCGACTAGATGGAATCCAATTTATTGGAATACCGCAAATCTAATTGTTAATAGTGGCTCACTTGAAGGCTATGACAATGAAGATGACGATGAAGAGGCAAAAGATAAACAGACTGATTATACAAAACTTGCTCGTGCTTTAGGAGATATTATTTCCGCTGGTATTAATGTATCTTTAGTTGATATAAACAAATCTCAATTCAGCTTTAAGCCTGACGTAGAAAATAATCAAATCCTCTTTGGTATGAAAGCATTAAGCGGAATCAATAGCGAAGTTATTGAGCAGATAATTTGCGGCAGACCGTATGCTAATATCGCCGATTTTATGGAGCGCTGTCCTCTTAATAAAACACAGATGATTTCTCTTATCAAGGCGGGCGCCTTTGATAAGCTTGAAGCAGAATGGGGTAAAGAGTTAAATATCCATCCTCGTTTCGTAGCTATGGCATATTATTTATCAAAAGCTTGTGAGCCTAAAAGTAAACTAACTTTGCAGAACTTTAACGGACTTATTCAGCGTGGTCTGGTTCCAGAGTCACTTGACTTTGAGCGCAGAGTTTTTGAGTTTAATAAATATCTCAAAGCAAATACAAAAGTTGGAAAATACTTTGTATTTGATGAACCTTGTGATAAATTCTATAAAGGTCACTTTGATATTGAAAAACTTGAAGTTATCAATGGATTAACTTGTATTCAACAAAAGACTTGGGACGGTATTTATCAGAAACAGATGGATGGCGCCCGTGATTGGTTGAAGGAGAATCAGAGTGAGGTTTTGCGCCAACTCAATACACAGCTCTTTATGGATACTTGGAATAAATATGCTCAAGGATCTTTATCCTCTTGGGAAATGGAGTCTCTATGTTTCTATTATCACGAGCATGAGTTAGCAAATGTTGACACCTATAAGTATGGTATTTCAAACTTCTTTGCGCTTCCAGAAGAGCCCGAGGTTGACTACTATTTCAAGCGCAATGGTCAACAGATTCCGATTTGGAAAACGCATAAGATTATCGGAACTGTAATCGCAAAAAATGATAATAAAGCATCTATTACTCTATTAACTCCAAGCGGTGTTGTCACTGTTAAGTTTACGAAGGAATATTATGCGCAGTACAAGAAACAATTGTCGGAGCTTCAGGATGATGGATCTAAGAAGATAACAGAAAAGGGCTGGTTTAAGAGAGGAACGATGCTACTTTTAACTGGCTATAAACGTGGTGACCAGTTCGTAACCAAGACCTATAAGCATACCCCGACGCACCAAATCTATAAAATATCATTGCTTAATAACGGACGCGATATGGAACTAGTTCATGAAAGAAAGGATATGGAAGAATGATTGATATAAAACGGGTAATTACCCCCGATTATGAAAATGCTGGTAATCTCTATAAAATAGAGATTACCACAGAATCATTTGAAGATTATAGTGAAGCTTATCAACTACTATTATCTTTACAAGAAATACAAAAAGAAAGAGGTCAAACAAGAATTTATGGATAAACAATATCAAGTAGTGGCGCTTATAGGCAAGGCGGGCGCAGGTAAAGATTTAATTCAGCGAGTTACTTATGAATTACATCCAGATATTTTTCATTCAATAGTTAGCTGTACTACGCGCCCGCCGCGAGATAATGAACAAGATGGTATAGATTACCATTACCTTTCTATTGAAGATTTTACTCGTAGAGTTTTAAATGGGAATCTCTTTGAAGCAACAGAATTTAATGGTTGGTTTTACGGCACTGGTTATGACTCATTAGTAACCGATAAAATTAATATAGGTGTATTTAACCCTGCAGGTGTAATTGCTCTTCTTGAGGCGCCTAATATTCAAACCATAGTAATTTATGTGGACGCACCTGATAAAATGCGCTTAATGCGTTATTTACAACGCTCTGATAATCCTAATTGTGCAGAAATGTGTCGTCGTTATTTTACAGATGAAACAGATTTTAGCGACCTTGAATTTGAATATTACAGGTTTGCAAATATGGATAATAATACCAATCCAGACCTACTTATGAACTATGGTATTACTTTGCCTATTAGTAGAATGTGGTTATCTCTTGGTAAAGATCCGGCTGTTTTTAGTGAACATTTAAAGTTGATAAAAGCAAAATGAGGTCAAAAATAATTTAACTAATTATAATAAAAATTATATTATAATGTCAAAATTAAATGAAAAGGAGAAAATGACATGGATATAACTTTATATTCAAAGCCTGGATGCCCCCAGTGCAAAGTGTTAAAAATGAAAATGGATAAAGCTGGTATCAGCTATAAGCATATTGAAGATGAAGATGCAATTATTGCTCTTGGAGTAAAAGCTGCTCCCGCGCTTCGTATGGATGGTACTATCTATACAGGCCCAGAAGCTATTAAGTGGTTTACTAATTGGGCAAAGGAGCATGCTAATGGATAATCAATATTGCATTTATTGTTATACCAATAAAATAAATGGCAAAAAATATATTGGTTAGTCTAAAGATATCACGCGTCGCTGTCACCCCTCTAACTATACTGGCTGTGTTAAATTTTATCATGCTATTGAAAAATATGGATGGGATAATTTTGAATAGACTATTTTATATGAGAACTTAACATTACAGGAAGCTAATCAAAAAGAAGAAGAACTTATCACAAAATATGATACTGTGAATAGTGGCTATAATATAAAAAGTGGCGGATTGAATAATGAATATTCAAGAGAATCTCGTCAAAAAATGAGTAATAGTTGTAAAACAAAAAGAAAAATTATATGTTTAGAAACACAAAAGGTTTTTGATAGCGCAAAAGAAATTGAACGATTAAAGGGTTTTGCTAATGCAAATATTATTGCGTGTTGTCGTGGAAAATTACACACTGCATATAAATTTCATTGGACATACTATGAAGATTATTTATCAAATAATCTTCCTCTATCTGAAGATAAAAGAGTTACTCCAGTTTATTGTGTGGAGCTAAATCAAAACTTTAAATCTCTAGCAGAAGCAGAGAAAGAGCTTGGCATACATCATGAAAACATATCTCGATGCTGTCAAGGATTTTTACAAACAACAGGAGGATATCATTGGAGATATGGAAGTTAATGTTAAATTAAAGAAAAATTTTGTTACTGCTTATAACAAAATGCAAGATGAATTTGGAACTGAAATGGCAAAGCTTAATGGATTTGCTGATGAACAATTAAGTTACACAGATTTTATTAGTTCATTTATCGATACCAAAGTCGTAGCTGACGCGAGTATTGATGGCAATAGTAATGTTAGTAAAAAAGATATTGTAACTCTCTTAAACGAAATGCCAAAACCTCATAGAAAATTATTAGCTTATAATAAAATTCATTATGAGATGCAAAAACATTTTGGTTTTAAACGTGCAAATGAGTGGTTGCGCGCCGAATGGATTGGTCAGCTCTACATGCATGATGCTGATACCTCGACCTTTAAACATTACTGCTATAAGGGTGAAGAACTTGTAACAGTAAGAGACAAGGTGCATCGTGAATACACTTTTGCACTTAAGAATTTGTATGAAAATATTTTGTATATGGATACAGAAGCAGAAGAAAAATATGATGTATCTATTGAACAAAATGCACTTTTCCCGAAAAATATCGAGATACTTGATATTAATGAAGAAACTGGAGAAAAATGTTGGACTAAGATTACTCGCGCAGTTAAACACACAAATAATAAACCTATGCGTTTTATCAAGTTAGCAAATGGTTTATCACAAATTGTAACAGAAGATCACCCTATTATTACCGATTGTGGAGATATTCCTGCAAAGGATGTAACTAGTGAGTATCGAGTCTTTACAATACAGCCTAATAAATATTCTGAAAGTCATCAAGAAATTGTATATCAAATTCCTTATAATAGAGAGACAGGATGGATATTAGGTATGGCTCTTTCCGAAGGAAATAGTCTGAATAGTCAATTTGTAATTGCTCAAAAACTAGATTCTCCTCAAGCTGAAAAATTAAAATATATCTGTGACCAATATGATATTCCATATTCAGAAAGTGGAGATAGAAAAATTTATTTAAAGGTTAGTCCTTTTGAAGAATGGTTAAATTCACTATTAAAAGGTCAGACTTCTGCAACTAAGCAGTTACCATCATATTTCATGACTTATCCTTCTGAATTTATGGATGGAATTATTGCGGGAATGATCGATGGCGATGGTACTATTGATGGATATAAAAATAGACATTGTCATATCCGTATTGCCTCAGAAACGCTATGCCATCAATTGAGTATGTATTTACATTCCAAAGGGGTTTTTGCAGGAGATCGCACTCCATTTAGATATAATCGAGCTGGAAGCTTCGAACAAAAGTTACCAATGTTTGGGATTGGCTTCACTTTAACGAACGAAGAATATTTTTCTCGTATTGGAAGTATTAAAATTGCTGAAAAATATATTCCTTTAACTCGTAAAGGTAATTTTAAAAACAAGCAATATGAATATAACTATGGATGGGTCTCAGTTATTGATAACTCAGAGTATATTGATGAATGCCCTGAGGTATATGACTTAACAACAAAAACAGGTCATTTTATTTGCAACAACATTCTATCTCATAATTGTTTTGCTTATGACCTGAAAGACCTGGCTGAAAAAGGACTATATTTTATTGGCGCACCTTTTAATCCTGAGCCTGCTTAGCATTTAACTACTTTTGTTGATTTTGTTAAAGAGTTTATTAGCTATGCTTCTAATCGTTCCTCCGGCGCCGTAGGACTTCCTAATCTCATCCCTTATATGTATTACTTTTGGCATAAGGATATGGAAGAAGACTATCTCGGTATCAAGAGTAGCGGAAATGGAGAGAAATATGCACGTCAAAACTTCCAGCGTTTTGTATACGCAGTGAATCAACCTTATGTCCGCGATGGGTCGCAATCTGCATTTACTAATACCAGTGTATTTGATCGTCCTTACTACGAAGCTTTATTTGGCGGCAGTGAGTTCCCTAATGGAGAATTTATGATTGACTATGAAGAAGAAATTATTGAATTCCAAAAATGGTATATGGAAACCGTTGCTGATATCAGGGACAAGAATATGTTTACTTTTCCAGTACTTTCAATCTCTCTACTAAAACAAGAAGGTAAATTCCAAGATGAAGATTTTGCGCGCTGGGCAGTTAAACACAATATGCGCTGGTCTGACAGTAACCTATTTATTGATGATTCAGTAACTTCACTTTCTAACTGTTGTCGTTTGAAGAGTGATATTAAAGACCTAGGTTATTTTAATAGTATCGGAGGTACCGCACTAAAAGTCGGTTCAGTTAAAGTCTCTACAATCAACCTCGCGCGCCTCGCTCTTGATAGTGCTAATGAATTTGAATATCTATGTGGATTGAAGAAGTTGACACTTTTGAATCTTCAAGCACTACATTGTGTACGTAATATTATTCGTCGTAATGTTGAAAAAGGACTATTACCTAATTTTTCTAATGGGTTAGTCGACTTTGAACATCTTTATAATACTATTGGTTTTATCGGAGTATATGAAACAATGAAGCGTTTTGGCTATACTCGTACAGATGAATTTGGCAATGTTTACTATACAGAAAATGCTTCGTCGCTTGGTAAAAGAATCTTTGAGACTATACGTCAAACGGCAGATGAATTTATTGCAGAGGTAGGCGCCGATTATCACGTTAATACTGAATAGATCCCCGGAGAGTCGGCTGCCGCAAAGCTAATGAAAAAAGACAAATTCTTTTATCCGGAAGCGAGCATCTTTGACTTACCGCTTTATGGTAATCAATTTATTCCGCTTGGTATACAAACAACCCTTGCCGAGCGCGTACGTATCGCCGCAGAGTTTGATGGATATTGCAATGGAGGTTCGATCCTACACGCCAATATCGATGCCCCATTTGATAGTTTTGATAAGGCTTGGGATATGGTTAATTATATCTCTGATGCAGGAGTAACATATTTTGCTTTTAATACCAAGATTCAAGCTTGTGATAATAACCATGCCTTCTATGGACGCACTTGTCCAGTATGTGGTCGACCAGTTGAAACAGAATATACTCGTATCGTTGGCTTTTACACCCCTATAAAGACGTGGTCAAAAGAAAGAACTAATGAATATAAAATGAGAAAATGGGAGCCTATTAATAAATGAAAATAAAAGGAATTATATTTGAAGATTTTGTAAATTATAAAGTTCCTTGTATGACAATAGAAACGCCTATTTGTAAAGGTTTTAAATGCGATCGTGAATGCGGCCAACCAGTGTGTCAAAATAGCGCACTGGTGGCCGCACCTGATAAAGAAATTGCTAACACTTCAATAGTACAAGCTTATAGAAACAACCCTATCGCGCGCGCGATATGCTTCCAAGGTCTAGAACCTTTTGATACATTTGAAGACCTGTTAAATCTTATCTTTGTTTTTAGAGAATGTTATTCTATAAATGATGATATTATTATCTATACAGGTTATAATAAAGATGAGATTGAAAATGAATTAATTCAATTAAAACAATTTTCAAACATCATAATAAAATTTGGGCGCTATATTCCAAATACTGAGTCACATTATGATGAAATACTTGGCGTAAAATTGGCTTCTCCCAATCAATACGCAGAAAGGATTAGTTAATGATCATTAAAAGATATGCTAGTGATGAACTTGCCGCTGAGATCCGCACAGCTATTAATGCTGCTGAAGGACATTGTCCTTGTGTGCTAAAAGAATTTCGAAATGAAGATACTAAATGTATGTGTAAAGATTTTCGTGAATCACCTTAGGGGACTATTTGCAATTGCGGTTTATATATAAAAACAGAAGCTTGACAAAAATAAAAAATTAAATTATAATTATTATATATAGAACAATTTAAGGAGAAAGAAAAATGAAAGCCAACTATGAAGATAAAATTCCAAAGCAAACGTCAGAAGTCTCTCTTGGAAATCTATATGATATAAATAAGCAGTTGATGGAAAAAGAGCCTAAGATTAGCGATGCTCAACTTGAACTTTCGCGTGAACATTTAAGAACTTGGTTTCTAAACCATTTTGAACAAAAGTATTTTATGCTTTTATGTCATGAACAGCGCGACTTTACTTTATTTAACTTAAATAAAACAAATAGCGATATGACTCCTCCTCTCACAGTTTACAATGCAGCTAATGACGTTATTGAGTGTATGATTAATAGAGGAGAAATTTTAGCAATAGAAGATCAAACAGATGGTAGTTGGGAACTTTGGATTAGAAACCCTGAGGGTTGTTTTGCTTATTATCTTTTCCCATATGGAGAAGCAGTAATTGAATATTAAGGAGCAGTCTATGAATACAATATTAATACACGGAAGTCCAGTAACCCCTTTTTATAAAATTTGCGTCGTTAAAGAAAAAGCAATAGTTGACACAATAGGTGTTCAATTTGAAGATCTCGATGAAGTTATTTTCGAGCTTATTAAAAAATATGATATTAAGCATATTAGTTTTTCAGGCGCAAAAGATTATATGGAAGGCATTGAAAAAAGACTAAAAGAAACAACAGTAACAACTTATAGTATAGATGATTTGACTTTTCAATATCTATAAGAATAAAAGGAGATAAAAGGATATGGCTAAATATTTGCTTAAAACAACAGAAGAGCATAGAGCAGATAGTGAAAAAGAGGCGGCTGCGCTTATAGAGGCAGCTAAGGCGGATACGCGCTATCTCTTATCAAAATACTCTTCGGTAAAAAAAGAACGCAAACAAAAGGGTGAAATTATTGATGAATATTATATTGTAACTTTGGTTAAGGTATTCGATGACCCTAAAGAACCTTGTGGAGAAGCAAGCGTAGAATATAAGATTGGAGCATTTTAATATGGTAGGAGTAACATCTTGTGACACTAATGGAATGTGGCGTAGCCACGTAAATTATGTAAAACTTTCACCCACTGCGCACGAGCCAGTGCAGGGCAGTACATACGCAGCAGGCTGGGATCTTTATGCGGATCTTGAATTGCAAAGTCGTATCACCCTTGCTCCAGGCGAAGTTCGTAAGATTTCTACTGGCATTGCTATTGAGCTACCTCAAGGCACGTTTGGCGCAGTTTATCCTCGTTCTGGGATGGCTACAAAGCGTGGTCTTGTATTAGCCAATGGAACAGGTATCATTGATTCAGATTATCGAGGAGAACTAATAGTAGCTCTTAAGAATACTTCAAATGAAGTACAAATAGTAGAACATGGAGAACGTATTGCACAAATCGTGGTTACTCCATATATACCAGTACTATTTAATGAGGTAAATTCTATTGGAACTACCGCGCGCGGAGAAGGCGGATTTGGTAGTACAGGAACTAAATAATGGCTCAATTACCTCAATCTGTTGCTTACGAACAATTAAAACAAAATCTTATTAATCTTGTAAATGCTGGAGTTAATGATTATCATCTACCGCCTTTTACAATCGCTGCATTATTAAAAGATATTTATATTGAAACTCAAAATCAAGTCCAATTAGAATATCAAAGAGATTTACAACAATATCAATTACTTATAGAGCAAGAACAAAAAGCCAAGGAGCAGAAGTAAATTCTGCTCCTTTTGACTTTTATAAAATTTTATAGTATAATAAAACCAGAATGGAGGTGCATATATGTACTTACTTGCATTAGATGCCTCAACTAAAGCAACAGGTGTGGCAATTTTTAAAGACAAAGAGTTGATTGGATAGACTTGTATTACAGCTTCTTCAAATGATTTATATAAACGAATCCATAAAATGGTTGATAATATACTAGCATTAGTAGAATAGTTAAAGATTGAAAAAATTGTAATGGAAGAAGTTATTCCAGATCATACTAAAAACACTAATACATTTAAAGCATTAATGTATTTACAAGCGTTAATCCATATCGAGCTTCATGATAAATATCCTAATGTAGAAATTGAATTAGTTTATCCTAGTTCTTGGCGCTCCGTATGTGGAATAGAAGATGGACGTGGATCTAAGCGCGAATAGAAAAAATAGAAAGATATAGACTTTGCAAACCGTGCTTATGGATTATCTTTAACCAATGACGACATTGCAGACGCAATTTGTATTGGTCATGCTTATTTACATCCAAAAAAAGAAAAAGATTATAGCTCTGCTTTAGAGTGGTAAAAAAGAGGAAGATATCTCAATATCTTCCTCTTCTTATTCGTTCAAACATTATATCAGTTAAATCAATAATTTCTTCACCAAAAACCGAAATTATTTCCGCTATAAGTTCTTCCTCATCATGACCCAAAGTCATATCATATGCAAACATTGCCGCATGCACTAACTCATGGCAAAGAACTTTCTCAAACTCTTCACCATAAAGTTCGTTACTAATATAGATAGTTTTAGTTGCATCATTACACGCCCCAATAGCAAAGTTACCGTCAGGCATTAAAAGCGCAACGTCGTATGGCATAACTAAAACAATCCACCATTGTTCTCCATTAATGGTAAACATTATTTAATTTTAGTAGCGAGCATGCTTATCTTTTGTTGTAGAAGTTGTTTTTCTTCAGGAGATGCGTCTTGAATCATCTCTGTGAGATCACTGGAAAGTTCTTGCATATAAGATTCAAGCTCTTTCATTTGATGAGCTTTATCTTTCATACCTTTACCGTCCATATACATCTTGCGGCGTTCGCCGCTTCTTCCTTCTTTAGGGTCACGACTCATAGCTTCCATATATCCTCGATTACCGCCGCGTTCGTACATTGAATACATACCATCGTTATACATTGGATAATGTTCACCTGGAATCATTCCCTCATGGTAGCCACGAGTGCCGCCTCCGCGCGCATCATTACCACCTGAGGAGTTCGAACTATTGCCATTAGACGAGCTAGAATAGCCACCACTATTTTCGCCACTTTGCGCATACATTGGTGAATAATATCTTTCTCTATTGCGAGGGTCATACATCTCAACAGGATAAGGCATATGATACATAGGAGTTGTACGAGAATAATACATCATTCCGTGCTTGCCTTTACCTTCTTTATCTTCGCCTTCTTCCTCCATAGCCTCAGTAATTGTACAATAATAGATAGCTTCACTAAGATCCTTAATCATATCAATGGCGGCGCCAAGCTCTTGAGCGTCGACCTTCTCCATGTTGCCATAGACCTGGCCTTGAACACAACCGACGAGCGCCTCTTTCATCTATTTTAATTTTTCCATATTACGCCACCCTTTCTATAATTAAGTTTGCATTTTGAACATCAATAGCTTGCGTACTAGTATTTCTTACGCTAACTGTGATGCAGCAATTAGCAGGAACGTCAATATATACTGCGCTAGCTACATTAGCGAATTCTTCTACTGCCGCTGGAGTTTGGATCATTGTGGTTGTAGCCACAGCCTCTCCGTTAATAGCAATCGCAAGAGAGATCGCTTCAACAGTTCCGTCAGCGGGAATGGCTATATTCCCGCTGAAGAACGCCTTAAATCTCGCACGACATTGGTTAGTAAGACCACGAAGAGTTACTAAACCACTACCATCACGATGCATAATGGAGCAGCTGCCGCAAACCGCAGTGTCGGTAAACTGAACATTTTGATTAAGCTCTACCGTCTGCAGAGCATTTGCTGTAATTTCCATTCTTATCTAAGCCTCCGTTTAAAATTAATTAGAAGCTTACGCAATTACCGCAACCGCAGTTACGAGTTACTTGATAATCGTAGCAGCAGTTGGGGTTAGGAACTACATACGCAGGAACGGGACATGGAGTCGAAAGTCTGCGAATAAGTTCTGCAGTCTGAGCTTCTTGATTTGCAGTGATAAATGCATTTTGATTTGCTTGTGATGCCGCGAATTTAAGAGACTGATTCTCTGCAGTAAGAGAAGCGATCTTATCTTGCGTCATGAAATCGATGATTCTATCACCAAGTTTGTCAATAGCTTGAAGCGTATTGCAGTTATAAGTTTGAGCGGCAAAACGATTTTCCATGTTAGCCTTCTCAATGTCGCAGCAGCAAGCAGCTAATTGTGAAGCAAGAGCGTTAGTATTTATAACGCCTTGAGTTTTTACATCAGCAATTGCGGCGCGAGTGTCACCATTATGTTATCATACAAGCTCTTTATCTTGTATTTCTTATAGTTTCCTATAAGATCAGACTATATCTTCATCCTATCTAAATAGGAGTTCGGTACTCGTGTCGAGATTATTGGTATCCATCCTCACTCGTTAGTCGTTGAACCTTCCAAGGTACTGTTATTGGAATTCCCTTGGCTCGGCTGCTGATTAGCATATTCACATTTATATTGTCCTTTATATAAAATCCCATTTTTTAACGCGCTATTGAAACAAGAACCATTTGGCGCACCAATAGCTTTCGCTGCGGCTCCTTTGCTCTCATACCATATTCCATTTACAATAATAGGAACTTTTGTACTTAAACTAGGAGTGAATGGTTTGGGTCCTTCATCCTCATAATAACATAATTCTCCTTGAGGATTGCCTCCTTTTTTACACCATCCTACGACAGTTGTCTCTGCTACTCCATATGCTCTTGCTGCATCAACTAGACCATCATATCGGGTTTTGTTTATTATAATAGGTCGCTTATGTTTATCTCCAGCTTTTTTTGCAAATTCTGGATTTTTCATAGGATTATTCTTAGACATTCTTTCTCTCTATTCTTGAGCTTTCATTGGGTTATATTTAGACCAATATTGTTTCATATCCTCTGTCCATACAAAAGAGTAGCCTCCAGTTCCAGGTTTAGCTAAACTACAATGACATTCACCTTTTTCTTTGTAGTAATAAGTTAACTCTGCTTCATATTTAAAAGCTTGTTCTTCTGTGAGCTGATCTTTAACAATTCTTGAATCTACATTATAATCCATACAATACTATTTGAATAATTGATTTCTGCGCGCCATCTCTCGATATCGTTTCCCGCAGCCTTTGCCTACATAAAAGACATAATTGGTATCAACATTATACCATTCATATACATAAAACTTATTTTCTTCCATTTTTAATCTCCTTTATTATTCTATATTGAATTATGAACTTCATTGTTCAATATATATTTAAAATTGAGTTTAATGGATGAATAATTTTTGTCCTTAATTTTTTATTTTGTGAAATTAGCCTTCCAGCAATTCTCCGAATTGTTTTCTAATAGTTACCTATTAGGCTGCCAATGACTTTAGCAGCATTCTGCGATCTGGTTACCAAGGGCTGTAAATCCAGCTTGGTTTTGATATCCAAGAGTACAGATAGCGTTATCTACTCCGTGGAATCCTGTTGTGATAGCATTACTTAATGCGTATGTGCTATCAGCTAAACCATAAGTTTGGTTATCAAGTTTAGAAATTAAAGTTTGCTGATCGACTGCAGCGCGAACATCATCTTTAGTTGCACAAGCTGATCCACCAAAGTTAGCTCCATAGAAGTAAGGATTTAAAATGTAACCTGCGCCTCCTTCAGAGCCTCCGTTGTTGCCCCAACCATTTCTTCCCCATCCAGTGAAAAGAAACAATAAGATGATCCACCAACCGTTCTCACCAAAGCCGTCACCGAAACCTCCATTTCCTCTGTTGCCGCCTGTTACTGCGGCGATGTCGGATAAAGAATATCCATTTGAAGTGTTGAACATATTATGTCCTCCTTTATAAAAATATATTTAGATTCAGAGTCCAAAATACTGCTTTTTGAACCTACTGAACTCTTTATCAAAATCAATTCCTTGTTCTTTGGCAAGATTACGTGCGAATTTTTCAATATCTGCTGTACGATTATCTTTTGCCATTGACAAGAGATTACCCATAATAGGATTTTGTGACGCTTCTCCTTCAAGAATATCAATCATTAATTGTTCTGGATTTTTGCCCTAACGCATTTGCATTAATAAATATGCGGGGTCTACATTGTAAGCCATATTTTACCTCCTTATAGATTAAATGGCGCATTTACTTGCGCTTTTACATTGCGCGCCGGTCCAGGTTCTTGTGATTTTTCCTAAACCAAACTTGCCTTAAAACTTGCCAAAATTTCATCAAGCTCATCCTTAGTAACATACACCGGCGCCGGCGCAGCTTCACTTGGAGTGCTTAATTCAAATACATTAAAAGCGGCAGTGCCATCCATGTTAATCTGTTTGGTATAAATCTTCTTATTTCCTAAGTCTGGGAAAACATAGAGCGATCCATCTAAATCGATTTGACTAGCTCTTGCTTCATCAATCGAGACTACTGGACGACCTTTAATGTAATTGCCTTGTGACATCATTATAGGCGCGGTATATTGCTGCTATGGAGCAACGCTAGGCGCACTCTAATCTGTCTGTTGAGTCTGCATCATTCTCTGATACTGTGGTTGCATCCCATATCCATACATATAGGGTGTCTGTTGAGTTAGATTATTATACATATTCATTCGAGTTTATTTCTCCTTTCACTCTTGTTCAAATTTATATTAAAATTTACTTAATCGCTTTAATAAATTTTGATATAAATTTTGAAATTTAACAGGAGAATAAAAAAATCCTCATCCATATGATGAGGAAATCATTTTAACAGTAATCAATTAAAATCGTATTAAATTATTTCTTTCAATAAAAAAGGAACTCAAAATGAGTTCCTTTATTTTTATTATATTCTTTCAATCGCACGACTTGCGCTTATACTCATTGTTCCATTCGCTGTAAGTGGAACTGTTAAACTATTTATAATATAGTCTCCATGAATATCACTATCATCATCATTTACTGTAATACGAGTATTTGGCTCTAAATGATAAATAGGCATACAAGATAAACTAATACTATTATTGTAACTAGTGTACTAATGTAATGCACTGCGTACTAAATCATATGCTGAATTAGTTGCTACGCCTATTCCAATAGCTGATTGAATCGAAGTATCTGCAATAATATACTTTTGATTAGCAGATGCATCTTCTGCTTTTTCAACATATAAAATATCTTTTAGCACTGGCGCAAAGACACAGTTTACTTTTGAATCATTAATAACTTTTTGTCGGCGGCCTATAGTCTAAACTCCAAACTATTTTATTGATTCTAAACCTGTAACACCTATTGTATTTGATTGTATAGTCTAATAACCAGTAACAACAGAATAATTAATAATTATAGAAAGTAATGTATCGGTTGTGTTGTTATATTTTATAATAATATAATTAGCATCATGTTCAATAGAAGTAATGCAAGCTGTTTCTTCGCCTTCAATAGAATGTAATTTAAGTATACTATCCATCCCTTCATATGGAATTTTTTCCGTTCCGCTCTATGTGGCAGGTATAATTACCGTTGCTGTTTTTTTGGCTAAAATTGGTATAATATTATCTCCGCCAAAAAGATTAGGGTCTATCATATCTATAAAATAAGGTGTTGCATCAGGCTAATTATCATAAAAGAAGCCGTTATCACCAGGCTTAATATTATCGGCTTCTATTCCATATTGAACATTATAAATCAAAGGCAAATTCTAAATTAACTCTTTAGCCAAAGGAGTTTGAACTCCATCTCTAATATACTACATATAGAGTTCTTGGCGCCAGTCCTAAGTCCTTACTTTTTTTGCACTAAGTTTATCATTCTCAGGCTACACATCCCATACTGCTTTAGCTCTCTATGTACCATCTGCATCCATCTAAAACACAACCCAGTATTCGTTACCAGACTAAGGCGGTGTGTCAATAATTAAATGATAACAAATTGGGGTTTTATTTTTAGCAGTCTACCCCCATACAATAATATCATTTTTAATTTCACTATAACGTGGATTATTAGAATAGGAAACAGTACAATTAGTATTATCAAAAGAGTAGATTGATTTACCTCGCGACTAATTAATAAAATATTTATCATTAATAGCATCTACAAGATTGTTAATAGCACTACCTTCATTAAGATAATTTTTAATTTCTCTAAATCTAAAGTTCCCATCTAAATCAAAGAAAAACTCATAATTACCCATAGTATTTTTTATCTTGTTTAAGACAGATTCAATAGTTTCACCTGCATTAGAAGTTAACTCTGCTTGACTATCACCTGCGCCATAAGTAAAATTAGTCATTTGATATCCAATAGCATCTCCAAAAATATATTCATCAATAGCTCCATCATTTGGCGCCTATCCTAATGTTAACTCATATTTGTTACCATCTATATGCTTTAAATAAGCTGGATAATTTGATGTCCATCGAATTGCATTTTTAATCTAAAAGGGAACATCTTCAATAATAATTTTTTCTTTAGGAATACCACCTGCATCATGTACCAGAGATTCAATTAATTTACGATTTAAAACAGGCTCAGGATCACCGCCCTCTACATAAATAGGAGAATGCGTTGTCTTAACTGAAAAAGTACCTCCTAAAGAGCCATTCAAAAATGCCATTTTATCATTAAATTTTAAAGATATTTGAATACCCGAATTATTTGAACTCACAGAAGCATCTGTAATTCCATAAACTCCAACAGGGAACCAAAAGATAGAATATTCTAAATACTATGCGCCAGTATTTTTAATACCAACTTCAATTTCAATCTTTTTATTCATTGATAATTTATTATTAATATCAGTTACTTTATTCATTATAAAATTAGGATTTTTACAAATATCTTTATCCGTATAAGTTAACATTGTTAAAGAGCCAGTTCTACGCATTGAAGACTAACCATTTACTGAAATACTACCGGTAGTGGCAAACCCTTCAATAGATTCAAGAGGTTCGTCATTCATGTTGAATAAAATAATTTTAACATATTGTTCTTTTACTATTAAATTATCAACATATCTTAATATCTAAGGATTAGATAAGTAGCTATATTTTGCCATAATCAACCTCCTATTGACTCCAACTTAAACATGTCATACTAAGGAGCAACTTCTGTCGCAGTGCAAGAAAAGGAGTAAATTGAGCGCCAAAGCGTCTTCTCAGGGGTCAATGAAATGTTAGATAAATAAACAAAAATATTACCCTCTTGAGTTGATTTAAACAATTTAATATCTGGTGTATAAAGAAAGTCTAAAACCTTATCGCGATATTTACGTTCATTAATTACATGATTATCATATGAATCATCGGATAATAATGTAATTTCATTAAGTAAAGATCTATCATCAGTTAAATCTTCGCCTTCGTAGGAAATCATACCATTAATAGTAAAAGTGCGATATTTTTGTGCGCCGTTGCGTCTTACAAATGGATAGGCGCCCCCTAATGTGGCAGTGATTACATCTGCTACGTTGCGTTTATAGCTAGATATATCTGGATTAAATCTAATACGTAATGTTTTATTTTTAGACAATAAAAACATATCATCAAAGACTTTATTTATCACGATATGAGGTTCATTTATAACAGAGGCATCAGGGTTATTATAGTAATAAACATCATGAGAACCTTCTAAAAGATAATCGGTTATATCAGTATCAGTGCCTAAACTGTGTTCTTGTTCGTCTATTTTCTTATATATCTCATAACCATTAGGATTAGATATTTTAATACTATATTCTTTTTCAAAAGAATAAGTAATGGGCGCCAAAGATTCGTTTGATGCCGTCCATTCTCTTAAGCCAGATCCAGAATATACATATCCTTTAAAAGTTTTATAAGTATATTGATAATTAATAGCGGTTCCAACTAAATTATATGATAAAATAAACTTAAAATCTGTAGGTAGAGAAGAATAAAATTCCTAAGTTTTTCCCGCACAAGTAAATGCAAAATAAGTAATAAAATCTTCCTCAGATAAACTATCTTGTCCTGTTATAGATATTGTATTATTACGACCAATATTCGTCCAACTTATATCTAAACTAGGAATTTGAGTCAAATAATTAAATCTCACTCCAGTACTCGCTTCTGAGTGTAAAGATTTATTATTAGTATTTTTTAACCAATCCTTCCATCCTTCTACAGGAGTAGTAGAAACAGAAGTGTCTATTAAATATAGATAAATAAGTATATCTTTAAAACCATCTATATAATTAGCTTTAATACTATTATTAGAACTGGTTAAAAGTTGCCAATCTATGTTGCCAGTTTCAATGTCTTCTTGTTTTATTAAAATTTTATCTTTGTTAGAGATTATTTTGTTTATTAAATTAAAATAAACAGTTATACCCTAATTAGTGAAAACTGTTCCTTTTGCAGTATCAATAATAGGTGGATAAAGTGTTTGTGTTGCCATAATCTTTTTCTCCTTTTATCTCCATATATCTTATTCCTATTCATGAATATCTGATATAGCAACTACGGTTACTGTGGGAAGGGCGCGAAGCTCGTCCATAAGCTTCTTAGCCCAACTGTTGCCGCCTTCTTCTTTATAAATAGCATATCTTTCTTCAAGTAAATCTAAAGTGTAGTTATCAATACATCCTAATCTAATCCACTTTTCATGCTATTCTTTTATCCATGTTTTGATTGCTAATCTATCAGATTTACGCAAACGAGTTAACTCTTTACTTTGCGCTTCATTAATTTTTTTCATTTCAATTAAGTTATCTTCTAATAACTTAATTCTGTCTTCATGCTTCACGAGACGCGCCTCTTTTTGCTCAGTTTCCGCTTCTATCTTTTTACCTTTTTGGATATTTTCTTCTTTAAACTTCTCTCTTGTAGACCATATTTTTTTACACCAAGAGATAAAATTAACAATGGCTGGAATCGCAATTAATAAAATAATAATTACAGTACCAGCACCAAATGTTCCAATTAATTCAGCCATGTAGGAATTCCTCCTTTCCCAGTAATTCTCTAATTATATATTAAAATTCATTAAATGAGATTAACTTAAAATGACCAAAAAAAGAAAGGCGCTAACTATTAGCGCCTTTCAAATATCTGTTTAATTTATTATATAACAGTAGATGCTGTTCCGCAATTAAAGATGAAAACTTCGTCAGAGAGATCATCAGAAGTAATCTTATCTGCCTTTGCGCGATATGTAGTAGCCACATCTGCGCTCTTTGCATAATCTTCAATACCAAGAGCTGCAATCTGGTTCTCAGTTTCAGTCTTTGCCGCAGCAATAGCTCTACCTTCTGCGCCAATAGGCTCATAAGTTTGAGCAAGGTTTAAAGCGTCAACAATACCTTGAGCAGTACCTTTTGTCTCATACTTGCCCGCAGCATCTGCGATAGCAGCCGCCTGTGCATCAGCAGCAGCACCCTTAGCATCATAAACATTGCTAAGCTTTGCAATCTCTGTATCGGTATAACCTTTAGCAGTAGCCTCTGCAGCAGCTTGTGCACCAATAGGCTCGTAAATGGTAGATGCATCTGTTTTCTTTAAGTAATCTGCCTCCGCGGTAGCTGTAGGAAGTGCAGCATCAGCCTTTGCCTGAGCTGCAGCTGCGGCCGCCTCATTCGCATTTACCTTTTCAACAAGCTGAGCAGTAGCAGTTTCATCAGCCTTTAAGAAATTCTGAATCTCTAAGAAAGAGTTATAAGCTTCATCGACTTCTCCACCCATGATAGCTTGAATTTGGGTATCAGTATAGTCCTTAGCATCGGTTAATGCTTGATCAGCACTGCCTTTTGCATCAAAAGCAGCATCTGCCTCGGTTTTAGTATATCTATCAGCAAGAGCTGTCTCAACCTCAGTCTTAACTGCAGCCGCATCAGCTGTTGCTTTTACTGCTGCAAGAGCTGCGTCATTAGAAGTTTGATATCCTGCAAGATCGTTTGCAACCTTCTGAACATTCTCTTTTGTTTCAAAGTTGGCAATATCAGCAGATTTTACATAATCACCCTCGATAACGCCAAGTCTACGATCCTGTTCCGCATCAATTGCTTGTTGCGCAGCTGTTGTTGTATAGCTTGCAAATTTTGCATCTACTGCGCTGATTTGACCAGGGAGTGTTGTTTCGACAGCAGTCTCTACTGCATCAACTCTACCTTCAAGAGCAGATACGTCAAGGTCCGAAATAGACTGACTGATTTCCTCAATCTTGCCATCAATTTCATCTTTTGTATAGTAACTTCCAAGAGCCGTTGTAAGTTCTGCTGGAGTTACAACATCTAATCTATGAAGAACGAGTTTGTCATTCTCCCAAGTTACATCAGAAAGAACCTCTCCCTCTCCTTCGTCTACTACTTCAATTCCGCTCTTCTTTGCCCATGCATAAACATCAGCTGCAATAGCAGACATAAAGGGAAGCTCTTTAAAAGTTTTGGTAGAATTCTCTACATTTTCACCTACTTTTAAAAGAGCAGTAGGAACATGAATAATATTGCCCTTGGCATCAGTGGTTGTAACATCTACATATGCTATACCAACTTCACCTGGCTTAAGAACTATAGAGGATTCATTCCAATTAGTTAAGCTATCATGCTTAAGCATGATACGAGTATTAATTTGTTTCGCCATAATTTTAAAATCTCCTTTAAATTATGAATTTATTTAATCGGCGCCAAAGGTCACCCTAAGGCGTCTTATATTTTATATATTAAGTGGCTTATAATTAAGCCTTGGCGCTACCGCCATTAAGAATAAGCTCTTCGACCCCTTGGACTAATATATCTGTGCTTATAGTTTTTACACTACCAACATTGCTAGTTGCATCAACATAAACTGCATTTGTAACTGCTTTCCCGTCAACATCAGCCGCAGACTTAACTCCACCAAGAGTTTCAGCAGTAGCTGCAGGAAGTTCATAAGTAGGAATTGCTGCAATAGCATCATCAACATATGCCTTAACTGTTGCTTTTTCACCATCGCCGCCAATGCCTGCAAGAATATCACTATGCTTATTGATAATAGGAAGAACTTCTGTCTCAAGAGTAGTAAGTCTACCTTTAATTGCGCTAATGTCAGATGTATTAGTAGCAATTGCGCCATTGGTTAACGCTGCAATTGCGTCATTCGCTGTCTTCGCATCGGCAACACCTTTATTAGCCTGAGTTTGCGCTTCTGCAATTAAGCTATAAAGCGTATCGCCTTCATCATTTTGTCCCTCACCAGGAGTTCCAATCTTACCATTGATAGCAGCAACTACCGCATCGTTAGTCTCTTTATAAGAATTTAATTGACCTAGAACCTCACCAGCAGACTCGCCGTCCATGGTTGAGTCAGACATTTTAAGCCAAGCATCTTCATTAAAATAATTTACATCGTCTAAGAGCATATAAATACCATTGTTTTTAGGCTCAATGTCAGTTGCAACTGCAACTATCATACCTTTATAAATCCACAATTCGTTATTTATAGCCCATGTATTTGCCGCAAATAAATCTGCTTTAGTTTCAACCAAAGCCCGCGCATCGAATGGGGCAGCTTTTTGCGGCTCATAATTAGCTGAGACTAGAAATGTACCTTTTTCTCTTGCCATATCTTATCTATACCCCTTTCACTCTACGTAAATACGCAATTCTCTATTACCAGTCTTAGAACCATTATGAGTATATACCATATAGTCATCAGACTAATCTAAGGAGTCTCCTTCAATTAAAGATGTATCAAAAGTAGCTAATGATGCTTCAGGACTACCTCCAATCCATTGCCATGTTTGAGTCATTGTCTCAAATTGTTTAATACCAATAACTTTTAAATTAGCATTAACTGCAAAAGATTGCTTTGTATTTCCTGTTTCTATTAATAATTCAACTTCGTATCCGGCGCCATTTTCATCTTCAAACCAAGTAAAATCTAACTCTTTACCATCAGCAGTATATATTTGATGGGTACCGACAATAGTAAAGCTTGTCGTTAAATAACCTGCAGATAAAGGTAAATCAAAAGGCTATCCAATACTGTTTAATGGCTGTTCTCCTTCTGCATAATAAACAGTGCAGTTTATTATATTTTCACCTGCAATAGGTATTAAATCAATGGTGAAAGTAGCAGAAGGGACTTCAATATCATTTATTGTATATGATAATGGGGCGCCCGCGCGATACCCTGAGGTACCATAGGCAGGCGATATTGCGCCTCGATCAAAAACTAGAGTTCCATTAATAGTAACGGGTTTTCCAGCAACAGCTGTTAATCCTGAGGTAACTTCAACTGCTAAACTAGGATTCGTAAGGGTGGGACTTACTACGCCGTAAAGCATCATTAAAAGAATCTCTTCAGATGTTTTGCCTTCAAGCTGCTTAGGGTCCGTAATGGCGCCAACTGGATAAAATGTCGCGCCTTCTGGGACTGCGCCCATCACAGGTAGTTTATCTGAAGAAATTCGTCCATCTGAACCAATAAGCGAAGTCGCAAGACCTCTTGCAATAATATCTATCGCCATCTTACGTCTCCTCCGTGCTTATCATTTGTCCAAAAATAGAAACATTTCCTTCTACTGATTCTATTCGTACGCGTACTTCACGAATACCGACTACGCCAATCTCATAGATACCAGCTTTTGTAAACACTCCTCGGTGGGCAGAGAAGTCACTTAAGCTAATACCTGCGAGCGCAAACCAGTCACCCATAGAATTATTGCGTCCTTCAAGATAATACTTACCATTAGCGCCACTTATTTGCAGCGTTAAGGTGTCGCTTGCCGCATTAGAAAATGTTTTTGATACAATAGGAGCACTGGCATTTTCAATAAAATTACAATTTTGTTGAATAACCATATTCAATAACCTCCTATCTTAAAATTCAAAGAGAGAAATAAATTATTTCTCTCTTTGTCTATAAATATATAAAAACTAAAATAATTCGATTAAATCATTTTGATAAGAATTTTAATCAGCAATCTGTAGCGCCTTCAAAGAATTTAAGTTCTTTTAACTTTTGATAAATGAGAATTAAGGCGCCATAATGGTCAACTTCATACCATTCAGCCTAAATAATAAAACTAGCACTTGCATATATATCATGAATATCTGCTCGACGCGACTCTTCTGAGAGATAGGAATCAACAACTACAGAAAAAATATGCTGTTTTTCTTCCTATGAGCTTAAATGCAAATTACTAATACGATGATAGTGCGTTACTACTCCATTCTGCTAAATTATTGGTTTTTGTAAAGCCATTATTAATTCTCCTTTCAGATAATTACTTCATTGGTTATTTAACCAATGAAGTAATTATATCTTTTAAATTCTAAACTTCTTGTTCAAGTGCCGTGATACGTTTTTTAGCTTTTTGAATTTGCCATGTATTCAGCGAAACAATTTCTCCATAACGAATACCCCAAGTACCACCGTCATAGGCTGGCTTGCATACTGCAGCAAAATCTTGCAATGTTAAGCCTGCATCTTCGATCGCCTGTGCCATTGGTTGTGCAATAAAACCAGTATGATATCTGTCTGAGGTTCCATCATTATATTTATAAATAACAGGTTCAAAATTATCATAAGCTTCTTCGTACTAAAAAGGAATAGCTTGAATCGAATTTTTTATTCTCTAGTCACTACCTGTTGAATTTACAGTTTGAGCAAATAAATTACCATTATAGTCTAAAAAGGCAAGAGGATCGCCATTTGAACCTGTAAGTAAAAAAACTGTCTTTTCATCAGCTTTCCTTTTAATAAGCGTCCATGACCATGAAGAATAAACTGTTTGATTAAGAATAACTGTAAAATATTCCCCTGGCTATATTATTATATTTCCACTGTTAGGATCTTCTTTTAAAGCAGTAGCTGTAGAAAATATGGTTGGATAACCACTTTCAATATATTTTAAACTTGTACCAAAGGGAGTCGCGCCATTGTCAGAACCGTTTTGAAAATATAAGCCATCGAATATAATCCAGTCACCATAGTAGATGTCACCAGATAAATTTCCAGTAGAATAATATAAATGTCGAGGAAGTACGGCAAAAGAATAAGTAGAAAAAACATTATCAACAAATATGTCAATTTTTACTGTTTTAACATTTAGTTCCGCTCCATATGTAAATGTTATATACTAAAAATCTCCTTCATTACGTATACTAACTGTAAAATTGTAACCATACTGCGCATTAAACTCGTCTACCGAAAGACCATTGAACGAAAATCTTGCTGATGCTTTTAACATATATTCTTCCTTTTCTATAAGTACTCCCAAATCTTCTAATTTTATGCTATCTTTAATATCTGAAGGAATATTAAAAGAGCTAAGTAACTATAATAAAGGATAATCATAACTACCAATGCCAGTACTATTTAAACTAAATATTGAGCCAGATGCTAATTTGGGACTGTATAATCCATTTGGACCGATATTCCAACCACCAATATATCCATTTTCTGTAGTAATAGTACCTTTAATATCTACGGCGCTCGCATACAGGCTACCGTCTGCTAATAACTAAAAAGTATAGTTGCTTGAGCTAGTACTACTACTTGCAGTTAAATTAGCACTACTCGTAGTTGTATTTGGTATAGTCTAATAAGTATGAACAGTATATCCAATAGTTATCTAAGCATCTGAAGAGGTTGGATTACTATAATAGACAGTAATCTACTTAGTATCAGGATTATATTCAATAGAAGTAATATAAGAACCCCCTTCTCCTTCTATTGAGTTTAATATAAACGTACTATCTACACCTTCATGTAAAAATTGTTTTGCTTCAGTCTTCTAAGCTGACAGAGTTATGCTTTTCTCTTTCGAAACTAAAACTGTTATAGTAGTAGAATCTCCACTACCACCATTATCATCGCCACCGCTATTATCACCATCACCGCTGCCACCTCCACCGCTTCCGCCTACAACTATACGGTGCGGTGAGTTTCCTCCACCTAAAAGTGATATTCCCATACTACTATCGTCTGATATAAGGGAGAAACTCTCATTCTCAACACTAATACTATTTTCATCAATTTTCCAACCACCAATATAGCCTAACTTTGCTGACATACTACCATCTGCTGTTACTTCATACGTAGGCTTTGTCATTCCAGAGAAATCATAATTCTTATATATGACTACTACTTTTAAAATCAGACCGCCGCTTAAACCAGCTGTATTATTTATCTAACCAGTGCATTCAATTTTATTTTGTTTTGGCTCTTTCCATTCAAAGCTATATACATTTTTATTTAATAACTACCAAGAAGCTTCTTGTTCACCATTATTAATATTAATCTATTTATAATATAGTGTTAACTATGGATTAAACACGTTAGATAACCAAGTTTGAAAATTAGTATAAGAAAACACCTATTCTCCAATTTTACCTTCATAAGGCATTGAATATGGTCTACCTTTAAATCTAAAAGAAAATTTAAATTTATGAGTATCGTCTGTTGTAATAATAACATTTTCCCTATCGCTATCCCACTCTATTCCACTTATAATATTTTCCCAAGCTATAGTACCTCCAGAAGCAAAACGCTATTCTCCAGAGGTAGAAACCATTGCTGATTTACTATCTCCATCGTCTTTGTAAATGCCATAGTCATTTATACTCCAACCGCCAATTTCGGCGGCAAGCGCATTAAGATTATCAACATTTATTTTATCAGCGCTAATGGATCCAGTATAAATTTTTGAACCATCAATTAAAGTTTTATTTTCACTTACTGCCCAGTCTCTTAAAGCCATTTCAGAACTATCAACTCTTGGATCGGTAAAATCATATGTTCCATTACTAAAATATATTTTTTCTCGATACCAAATATATAAAATACCTGAAAGTTGAACGACTTTATCAAGAGATGTAGACCAACCACCTGGAACTAAACTCTTTTCTGTCTCACTGTTCTCAATAGCATCTGATTCTATATCCGGCTAAGCTGAAGTTAAAGTTCCTGCGTACTATGGCTCTATTTTATCAACTGTAATAATAAAACTTAAAGTTTCGGTATCCCATTCTTTAGCAGTTGTATTTAATTGGTCAGCTACTTTTAAAGTAAAGATTATATTTTCGGCAGTTTTCAAATCATTTTCTGTAATAGAGTATTGAAAATAACGTATTTTAGTCTAGTCTGTTTCACCCTCGACTAATGATGTTATTGTTCTACTACCATTTATTTCGATACTAGGCGCTATCTTTGAGTTATTGATATCTTGTATTAAAATAGGAGTTGATATTCCGGCTTCATTTTTATAAACGTCTAAACGCACTTTTGGAAGTTTAGACGAATCAATTAGCATTTCAGAAGTAATAGTAATCTATTTCTTATCAGGAACTAAAGTATAACTAACTTGAGCTGCATTACAAATTATTGTAATAGTTTTAGTTCCTATCAATGGAGGATCTGTAGCGGTGGTTTCACCTTGATAAACCTCAACTTTATAAACAACCTATCCAATAGCCATATTTTCAATATCCAAAGTAAATATACCATTTTCAATATTCTTATTAGAAGATAAATTAGAATTTATTATATTAGAATCAGTACCTTTATACCATTTACAAAAATAATTTGTGACTGTATCTGCAACCCCGCCTTTATTGACTGTAATTATAATAGAGCCTATTGAGGCAGGACTTATATTGCCAATGCTTGACTTAATAAAAGTTAAAGTCTCAACATTAGATTGTATTGAAATCGCCGGCGCGCCAGGTGTTCCGTCTGCGCCACTTATATTAATAATAGAAACCAACTTTAATCCGTTAATATAAATTCGCTCTATTTTTTGCCAAATATATTTATCATTTTCTTTTTCTGGCATTTCATTTTGCCAACCGTCAGTATCTTCTTTAGGCTCTTTTTTTGAAGATAAATACTAAATACTAAAAGAAATCATACTTTTTTCAAGCGCCTACTTGTTAAAGACTGATATCGAAGCTTCACCCACATATTCAACATTCTTATAAACGACAAATAAATACTCATCTTGATCCACAATATCTGCATTCTGAACTATAAGTGAAGCATCCGTCTTACCAAACTATTCGCTCCATTCTCCACCTAATGTATCGGCTTTATACCAAGAGTAAGTATAACCCTCTCCAGGACTACCTATTAATATAACATTATCATCAAGATAATAATCCTTATTCTATTGAGAAGAGCTAACAATAACGTCAATCTTTGACGCCGCTAAATTACGAACAGTAAACTCTTTTTCGAAATCCTCTCCATTGTATCTAATAACAACTTTAAATTTTCTTGTTTGATTAAAAATCCAATCGCGTTGAATACTAAATGTAGTTTCTGTACCTGGAGCTATTTTTTGAATCCAAGTGTCTGCACCATTATATGCATAAAGTGCATACGTTACATTACTATTATCAAAAGCCTAGCTAAAACCTGCATCTTTAAACTATAAATAGGCGCTGACCTAGATTGAATCAACATCATTCTAGACAAAAGTTAACCCATCACGCGCCTTGATAATAACCTCAAACAAATCAGAAGTTTCTTTCTTTTTGGCGCAATAAATGTTGATATTAGATACTTTGTCTCCTTCCTCAAGACCCTTTAACACAACTTTGGTAATAGTATAGATTCTACCTTCTGTTTTTATAAATTCACTAACCTAAGCAACTTCTTTTTGAATTAAAGAAGTCTATAAAAATGATAGAGTTATTAGAATCTCTTTCGCGGGCTTTGAGTCATCTTTTATAGTAACCACCAATGCTCTATTTTTCGTAGAAGCTATTGCCGAAGTATAATTTAAACTTAAAACTATATGGTCAAAATCTTCTTCGTTTAAACTAACATTTAAATTATTTATTTCTTCTTTAGAAATAATCGAATCATCAGGCACCTCTATATCATATAATACTAATTCTTGCGGGGAATAATCAAATTCTTCATCAATAGAAAGCACAGTTCCTTTTCTAGTATATGATTTTGATATTTTTTGAGTTTCTGTCAATGTATTAGAAATAATTTTCTCTAAAATAAAACATTGCTCTCCGCTTATTGTATTAGTATTATCTACTCCTAGTCTAACTAAATCGCCTTCTGCCAAACTCAAAGGAGTATTAACGGTTCTTATATTTCCTTCATACCGCACTTTATAAACGTATTGTCCATCAATATATGCAGTGCAATTTACGATTTCACCAGTAACAACTCTCCAAGTTGAATTAGTATTGGCTATTTTTTCAATAGCTTGAAATAAATTATCAGCATATTTATTACTCATAAATTATTATACCTCCTTTTTTCTCTTCTAAAAATATAAAAATTATAATAAATAAATTAAATAGAAATGCCCAAAGGCGGCTAAAGTTGCCCTTAGCCGCCTTATTTTATTTAACTCGAGAATTCTTACCTGTATACTACAATGCTAAATTAACCAAGTCTTCAAAAGCTTCTTTAATTTCGTCCTTGTCAGTAGCATTCGGGAACTCCGCATTAATATTAACAATCTATTCAATAGTCGAACTATTAAGCGCTTCCCATGCCGCTTGAGAATGCGTAAAACCAAAATTGTAATTCGCCATCTAATCAACCATCGAAAGATTTAAAGTGCGGAGAATATCAAGTGCATCAAGGAAATTCGAAGAGTCTTGTTTATTGAGAACTATTTCTTTCTCATGAAGCATCGCAAGTCGGCCCTCGGCGCCCCAGTCTCCTGTGTAACCACCAGTATCAAACTTAGATAATCGTCTATAATTATTATAAAGTTCTGTAAAATTGAGAACCTCTTCAGCATTATCTAAATATACTCCACTTCTATCATTTGAGTTTTGGTTTTGCGTTATGTTTTTAGATAAATCTCCACTTTGATTGAGAGCTGCCCATGATGAATAATTCTTATTAAACATTTCATTATACTATTTTAATCTAGTAGCAGTCTAATAAGAGCCTATTCTTTCAATTAACTACTAGGTATTTTTATCCATTAAACCAGTGACAGGTAAACCAGCTCTTTCTTGAATCTTTGCCACCATGTCTCTAAGAGCGCCCGTATATGTTGTTAAATCCTCGTAAAACAAACCATGACCCATCTCAGTTAAAGTACGCGCCAAATCTTTTATATTCTATTCATTGTCAATAAAATCAAGATGATCGGAACCTGCATCATTAATTCCACTGGATTTTTCCCATTCTGGATCTTTCTTCATTGCCTCCCAAGTTTGAGCGTCTAATTTACCAGTAGGAGCTAATCCCATTCGGAGCTAATACTCTTTAATCGCTTCTTCGGTACCTGAGTCCAATTCTCCAGTTATTGTTAAGCTAGTGTCTCCAGGTTTTGCACCACCAGAAGTCGATACTGTATCTGTAACTGTAAATCCTTTATTATTAAGAAAATATTGAGCATCTTCAATATCACTTTTACTAAGACTAAGATTGGTATCAGGAGATCCACCGCCCTAAAGTCCTAATCCATTATTAATAGCCCCTTGAACCGTCTGAGCGATTGTACCAGTGTATTCTGAAATTGCACCTTCTAACCCTTTTATACTAGATAGTAGACTTTCAGTTTTTTCTTCTCCGTCTCCTAATATACCCTTACGTATTGCCTCTAATTTTTCAATAACCTATTCCTATTTTGATAAAATACCATCTGTGTCAGATAATAAATTATCCGAAATACCTTTAAAAGCCATATTTATATTATTTAGTTGTTCATCGGCTTCTTTTTTAGATGCAAAAATTTCAGCTATAATCTCTTGCGACTTATCTGCAAAAGTACTTTCTGCAGTGGTCATACTTTCGGCCCAATCTGACTATAACCAGGTAAAAATTTCACTTAACTCATAATCTAAACCTAAATTAATCTATGCATCTTCTGCACTCCAGCCAAGCTTATCGAGTAACTCTTTTGTTCGAAGCTAACTATCTTTAAATCGCGCTAACTATTTATCTGTATACTCTTGAGCATCTTCTTCCTTATCCCATTCGCCACTAGTAATCTTTTCAGAGACAGTCTATTGCCAATCTTCCCAAAGAGAAGCTACATTGTCCAAAGTCTTTTTCAACTCTTCCTCGTCTAAGTTAACTAGTTCCTATTGCGCCTTATTTAAAGCTTCTTGCTATTCTAAAATTTTACTCTAATCAGCAACATATTGATAACTATAAGTACCATCTGCTCCGCGCATTAGGCGCATTTGAGTTTTGTTTTCTTGAGCTTCTTGAAGAGCAATTTCTGCTTGTAATAAGTCTAAACGCTTTTGCGCCCTATCTAAATCATATTGAGTTAATTTATCCTTTTTGCGCAAAGCCTTTAATTCAAGATTTCTTAAATCATTTAGTTTTTGTTGCGCATTAACAGATAATTTAGTAGACTATAATGCCTTTTCAAAAGCTATTTCAATAGCATCAATACCATAGCCAGCATCAATCTAATCCAGATAATCATCACTCATATCTTTGAACCATTCCCACTCTTCTTTAAGAGATGCAACAGTATTACCAAATACCTCTTCTTCAAAGTTTGCAATGGTTACTTTGACATCATTTGCAAATTGTTCAGTAATAAGAGTAGCTTTATTAACCAATTCACTTAAATAATTAGAGCGAGCAGTTAAATATCTTTCAGCCTATTCTGGGCTCAATTCTTCGCTATCTTTTACTAATTCATATTCTTTAAGCTAAGTCTCATAATCTTCTCTACGCTTTTCTGTTATTTTCGTTTGATTGCTTAAAGCAGATTTATAATAACCATCTAAATATTTAAATGCTTTATCTCCATAAAGTAATTCATTTAAAGAAACCTATTGTTCCAATATCTCTGAAATATCTTCAAGGTATCCAATATAAGTTTCATATGCACTAGATACATCATCTAAGTACGAATTAATATGGTCATAAACTGCGGCGCGCGCCTCTTCAAGGGACAGACCTTTTTCCATTAACTGGTTTAAAAGTTCCTATTTTTTCTCTTCAGCACCTTTTAACGTATAAATGTCTGTACGAAGTTTTAAGGTATCTTCATCATAAAACTTTTTGGCACTGTCATCCATAGCATCATAAGTAGCCTAAGTAATTTCAGCAGGTAGCTATGAAAATTTCTCAAAAGTCTCCTCTGAAATTATTAATCCCTCATTGAGGCCCTTAATTGCTTCGTTAATATTGTTAATATCATCTGCATAAGTATTAATATCTCCTAATAAAACTTCTCCTATTTTTACATAATCATCATCATAAATAGTTTTAATATAATCATTATAAGCTCTTTCAAAATCTGTTTTATCAAAAGCTAATTCTAGTTTTATTTCTAATACTTCAAGATTTTTATCAAATGAATTATAAATACTATCAAGCCATGCATTATAGTTTTCTTCATAATTAGACTATGATTTTTCTATCGCTTCAAATAAATTATTCCAACTCTCTTTTAAAATAGGATTATTTATAATTTCTGATACATTTTCAGCATAATATGTTTCTAACGCTACTAAACTACTCGCATCAAAAGTTCCATCTGCAGCAAACATTTTTCTAAACAAAGCTGCGTCAACTTTAATGCCAGTTGCTTGCATATTTGTAGCAACATTTTGTAAATTAGCTTCAATAATTGTCTTATCAAGCTGAACATCACGTCCTAATGACTACCGAGTTAAATTAATATTTTTTGACAATAAAGATGACTATTTTATTAAATTATCAAGCTATTCACTTTTACCTAAAGACTCATAAGCTTTCTATAAATATTCAAGTTCATTAGTATTATCAGTAATTAAATGCGATAAATCTTTATGTCCTAAAATTAGCTGTTTTAAAGCTTCTTCCTGAGATGAAAAATTCTTTTTAAAAATATTAAAACTATCTAAATTTAATTCATTTTCTTGTCCCTATAACGAATTAATGACAGTACGAAGTTCAATAGCTTCAATAGCCTATTTTTTCTAGTCTTCTGTAACAGTATAAATATCTCCCTTTACAAAATCTTTAATTGCTGTTCCATTAATTAATGCATTTTCAAGCTCTGTGACAGAATCATAAGTAGTAAGCAGCTGATGCATTACACCATCATACTTTCTTTGTTCTTCATTTATAGTCGTGTTACTTACTTCACTTTCAATTTTACCTTGCAGCTCATTATATTCTTTTTCATAAGTGTCATAATCTTTATTTTCAATTAAATCTCCGGCTGCTACTTTTTTCTTTATTAATATATCTATATAATCTGAAAATAAAGTATTAAACCCTTGTAAGGCATTTTGTTCCTTTACTCGGCTCTACCCCCAATGGCCAAAACCTCCAGAAAGTAAAAATTTATCCTTATTATAATATAAATCTGATGCTGAAGCATTATTTATTTTTTCCCAAGCTGCATTTATAATTTGTGTCTAATTTTTAGACCATGTTAGATCTCCAGTTTTATTTCCTGTAAATGCAGCAACAATTGTATCAAAAGAAGCCTCTCCACTTGTCAAATTAGGTATATTTGAAACTGTTATTGTGTTTGGAATATTTAAATTTGATACATCAATAAACTTTGATACTCTATCAAGGTTATTTAGGTCATCTCTTGCTTTATTTGCTTCAATATTTTTCTATGTATAATTTTGTAAATTACCTTGACTAATATTTAAACTATTAAAAAACTTTTCTCTCTCGTCTTTTTTACCTTGCTAGTATAATTCATTAGCATTACCAATTAATAATGCTGTACCGTCAGCTAAAACGGTAAAATACTCTTTTTGTTTATCTGATAACTTATCATATTCATCCTATGCAATCTTACTCTCTTTTGCAACTTTTTGCATAATAGATTGAAAATTAGCATAACTATCTTGAAGCTCTTCAAGAGTAATGGCCTGGCCCCACAAAGCACGCCATTGTGCCGTAAAATCATCAAAAACATCATTAGGAACTGTAACATTTAAATCTGTAAAAATTCTCTTAATTTCATTTTCAACATTATCAATAGAAGACCAATCTATTTCCTATATTGCTACGATAACATCATCTGATGCTTCACCCATAGAAGTAAATACGGCAGCAAATTTATTAGCTGATTCTGCGCCATAGCGCTCCCATAATTCAGTAAAATATCCACTAAATGCAGCCCACTGCTCAGGACTTAATAAATCAGTTGTAATTGAGTTTTCTAATGTAGTAAAAGCAGCTTGCATATGAATAGGCATATCTAAAGTTACTTTATCCCATGAGGCGTTAGCTGCCGTCACAGCAGCCTCATGAACACTCAATAAATCATCTGCAGATTTACCAGTTGCTTCACTTAATTTAGTTAATTCTTCGGCGGTTAATGTAACTGATGTTAATTCTTTTAAGGCAGCCTTATTTAACTTTTCATAATTTGCATTACCAGATCTTAATAATGATACAGCAGATTTTGCAGTTTCATCTTGAAATTTATTTACAATTGGCGCCAATGCCATTGTCGTAATGCCTTTAGTCGATTTGGCTAAATCTGAAGCCATATCTGAAGCTAAAGCCGCATATATCTAAGTCATCGATATATCTTGTTCATTGCCTTCCGCATCGATATACTAAAATCTATTAGAACCTTTAGTGCCTACAAAATTACTCTCATCTAACCCTAATGTTTTTAAATAATCTATTCCTGCTTTTTTGTCTGCTTGATCAAAACCAGCATATTGAGATTTAACCTATTCTAATGAGGCCTAGTATTCTGTATCAGCCTTTTCTCCTGCTGCATAATACTCACCTAAAGAATAGCCTTCTCCTAATATAGATTTACCAAGCTCAATATATTTATCCTATTTTCCTGCTTCATTTGCACGATAAGCTTCAGCTAAAGCCTTAGTCTCTGCAGTATTATCAACCAATGCTCTTTCAGTATCCGTTAACTCATTCGTTGTTTTACCTAAAACCTTTGCTAATGTTTCATAAGAATTAAAAACAGCTGTGTTACCAGCGGTATAGGCATCCATAGCTTTGCGATAAGATTCATCAGATTCTAAGTTTTGAGCTTTAGTATCTTCATTTGCATCCGTAATCGCTGTAACAATTAAGCCGCCAACTCCACCAATAGCTGCGCCGATAACCATACCTAACGGTCCAAAAATTGCGCCAATACCAGCTCCTGCTGTGGCGCCAATGGCACCTGCTCCCGCTGCTAAATCTGCACCTGCTTGACCTCCAAAACTAGAACCTTCTACATATTCTTTACGAGCATACTCATATTCCTTGCGATCGGCAGCCATATCTGTAAGTAAGGTACGAGATGTAGCACGTTGTAGTTCTTCATACTATTTCTGCTATATTAGCTCTAAGCCTTCTGGATCAATAGATAATTCTCCAGTAATAGGATCGCGCTCCATATATGATGCTAATTCAGGATATTTAGTTAATAAATCTAAGACTTGATTATTAATATCTGTTAAAGCCTTATTCCATTCAACCGTTCCTTCAGTTAAATCTTCTAAAGCAGTTTTAGCATTTTCTAGATTTGAAATAGAAGACTATAAATTATCCCATTCTTGTTGTGTGGCTTGTAATTGTGCCTATTGAGCTTTTGCAGCTTCTGTTGCTTGCTCAAAAGCTTTTTGCTCTTTATTCTAAACAGCAATGCCGATTGCTGCAGTTCCTGTAATAATCGCGGCCACTGCTGCAAATGCTGCAATATAAGGCGCCACCGCTCCAATAGCTTGTCCAATACCAGCAGCGCCACCTTTTGCTGCGCCTGCCTTGGCTCCTGCGCCACCTGCTTTCCATCCTTTAACGCCTTTTAAATCAGTGCCTTTCCAGCCTTCTTTGAATCCACTACCAAAATCTTTAAATTTATTTTTCCCACTATCAAAAATATCTTTCGTTGTATCTTTAAAAGAAGGATTATCAGTATTATTAGCAATTTTTTTAGCAGCAGCATTTTTTAAAATTGCTATAGTTTCATTATCTAATGCTTCACCGTTTAAAATATGATTATTAATTTCTTCGCGTAGTTCATCATTTATTTCATCCCCGGCTAAATCTACTAAACATTTGGCTGCCCACAGTTTAGTTTCTGCATTAGCTTCTTTATCTTTTAATGTTGTTAAAATTTGTGTTAAAGCAATTTCTTGAGCAGTCTAAATATTTTTTTCTGCAAGTTTAGCATTATGGGTACTATATAATTTAATTAGACCTGTAATCAATGGACTTAATAATGATATTGTAGTAACAGTATTCTATAATGTCTATAACAGTTTTTCTCCAACAGTTAAATCTTCATTTTTCCAAATAGAACCTAAATTAGACAATATTGTCAACGCAGAAATTGCCATACTAATATTAGATGTTAATTGAATAAATGAATTAATTTGCTTTTCAAGGTTAGCTTTACGCAATGCCATTTCAGCAGCCACACCAAACTAATCCATAGTAGATTTTGCCTCAACCCCCGCTGCGCCAAGCTCACGTAAAGATTGCTACATCTTTTTAGCTTCTGTATTGCCCTTGCCCATTGCGCGTTTAGTTAAACGCTCAATTTCAGACACGGCTGTCTATATTTGATCAAACTATTCTTGAGTAATTTTTGTATCTTTATTAAATCCTTTTAATACTGACGCATATTTATTAAAATGAGTTAAGTCCTATCCAGAAAGTAATCCAGACTATGAAATTTTATTAACATCATTTAACGTATGCTGAAGTTCGTCATTAAACTTTTTAACCGCAGGGCTTCCTTCTTGCTTAAATTTATCCCATGATGTATTGTTAATAATTTTTGTTAAATTCTATGCACGTTTTATAGTTTCGTTATATGCAGCCTAAACATTCTCTAACTCAAAATATAATCTCTTATAAGAATTTTCAGCAGAAGCATCCATATATTCAACACTTGAATTTTCCATTCTTATAAAATCTTCATTTGAAAATGGATTTTCACGAGCATATTCAGATAAACGATTTATATAAAGCTATGCAGACTCTTCTGTGACAGAGGATTTACTTCCAGCAGGAGGCATATTAAAGCCACGCTATAAAATTTTTGTATACTAATCTCCTATTGTAGTAGGATCATAAGCTTCTATAGATTTCTCGTATTCATTAGCTGCATTTGCAAAAGCATTAATAGTATCTGTTAAATTATTAAAAGTTTCATTTGTAATAATACCCTATTGCTTTAATAATACTAAATTTTCTCTTAAAGCGCTAATTTTTTCATCATAATCAGAAGTCAAAGTATCCCCATTTAAACGAATTTCTTTAATATTCTCTAATAATCCACGCAGCGATTGAGCAGACTGCTATGCATTTTGAATGTTAGTAACAAATGTAGCCATGCCAGATGCTAAACTACCAGAAAATAATTTAGTCATTACTGGTAAAATAGCCATTAATAAAGTACCGCCGCCCCCTATTGATTCAATAGCATTACCAAAAAATGTAACAAAATCAGTTAAAATATCAATAAGATTATTAGTACTTTTTGAATCAAACAAAGCATCATATACACGCTCACCTGCCGCGCTTAATTGTTCTAAATGAGCTTCAACAGAATCTAAATATTTTTCTTGTTGTTCTTGTAAAAATCCGGTTGCAGTAGCAGAATCTCGTACAGACTTCTCATACATACTCCAGTTTTCAAATAACGCTAAAAGATTATTATACTGACGAGTACCAGCCATTGTCTATGCCAATGAAATCTATTGTTCACGCGACAATGTATTCCATTTACTACCAATTTCCTCAACAACGCTACCCATATCGCGTAGTTTATTATTCGCATCTAAAACATCAAAGCCCAATTGCGACATTTGTTTTGTGTATTCTCCAAGAGTAGCTTCTGCATCTAAGCCCGCTTCAATATCACTAATACGAGCAAAAATGGTTTTAAATGCTGTACCAACAGACTCAGGCGCCTGGCGCGTAACGGAAATAACAGTTGCTAACATTGCATTTAACTAATCAATATTAACTCCCATATTGCTAGCCGCAGAAGCAACTTTAGACATACCAGTAGAGAGCTCTTCTAAGTCGGCTGCGGTTGTTGCTGCTACAACTGCAATTTTATCGATATAAGCTTCAGCTTCTTGCGCCTATACCTTATAACCATTCCAAACCGCGGTTAATTGTTCAGAAACCATTTCTGTGCTTTGTTTCGTAACATTTGCAACTTTCAGCGTTGTTTCTGTTCTAGCTCTTACCTCTTCTTCAGATAAACCTTGTTGGTAATATATTAAAGCAGCATTGGCATAATCTTTAGTACTTTTACCTAATTCCCTAGCCGCTTTATTTGCTTGACGCGCAAATTTCTCCATTGACTCTGCGCTTTTATCAGTAACAAGCATAATATTGTTTAATGATTTATCTAGCTATTTAGTATAATTCCATGCCTATTGAACAGAAGAAGTGATCGTCTATAAAGCTGAAGATGCAATAGACCATTTAATAGTATTCATCAATGTAGTGCCCATAGAGCGCAATAAATTATGTGTCTCTTGAAGCGGTAATTTAGTTGATGAAATTGCTGTTGCTAAATTTCTAAATGCAGTTGTACCTTCGGCACCCGCAGATGCAAATTTATTTTTTATATCCTAAATAGAAGCACCATTTTCTATTAATTTTTGTTTAAAAATATCAATGTTATGCGTGCCTAACGTAGGATTAAAACTAGCTTCAAGTGCATTCTATACTTTCTTAGCCTCTTGTTGAATAATAGATAATTCTTTTTTAGCCTCAGCCAAATTTTTAATATTAGTTAAGTCCGCTGGTTTCATATTCTATAAATTAGATAAACTTGTTTTTAACTAATTTAAACCAGACTAATCTACATTAAAACCAACCTAGAAATTAATTCTTTCCTAATTAGCCATTATATATCCTCCTTGTTTCTCGTTTTAGGTAAAATAAAATACCCTATACTACTAATATATAATAGTTAGGGTATTAAATTTATCTTATTTTGACCTTAATTAATTGGACGATTGCCATTTGCAGCTTGTGCAAACTTTAATACCTCTTGAAAATCCTCAGGATTAAACTTCTCAATAATGTCCTTTGCCGCATTTGCATTAATAGGTAGATTCTCTACAAAATTATTAATTACAGATGCAATAGTATTGCGATATTGAAGTTTAAGATCCATCATATGTTTAAGGTTATCGCAAAGATATTCATATTCATGAATAGGAATCGCCGATATAATTGCTTGTATTAATCCCTCGCTATACAACTCATCATATAGCTTAACAGGATTATCTTTTTCATCTTCTGTAAATTCAATATCTGTATAAGAATATACAATATAAAGTTTAAAATACATATCTAACATTAATACATTATAAATACCATTTTCTTCACTATTTTGAAGTGCGAGTTGAATAATACTATTTTTTTCTTCAATAGGAAGATACTATAATATATTAATAGTATTATTATTATATTCAATAGTTTTTACATCTTTATTAAGATGAATATTAAAATTAGAATAATTCATATTCTTTAATCTCCTTTTACTCTTACTTAGTTCTTACATATATATTATAAGAAAAAATTTTTAAAAAGTCAAGTTTAAATATTATTTATAAGAAATACCTGCAATAGTATTAAGATATATTTTAGATAAAGAAACCGCTATATTCTATGATTTTGCATGAATAACTAATTTAGAAATACGCTCTTTTGCCAATGCAAAATCAGGTTTATCACCTACCCTTTTATTATCTAATAGAATTTGAGAAATACGAGGTGTAAATATTGCCACCTAATTAAAAGAATCCTGAGTCATAGTCATAATATCTTTTAAAATATCTCTCATGCTATATAAACGAATTCTTCTAAAACCAGTTATAGCAGCAAATTTATCTGCTTTATCATAAATAGCTAAAATATCAGCAAACTAATTACTAAAACCTCTACCCTGACCGCGCCCAGTCATTGCGCTCCATAAAATATATAAAGATAAAGCTTGATTAGCCTACGTACGCATTCGCTATATTTCAGCCGCATATTTTCCATTCTCATATCCTCTCTATTGGCTTAAAATCTATAAATAATGATTGCCTAAGTTTCCAGGTTTGTGTTTCAATTCTAATGCTCCTAGATATAAAGCTAAACTAGAATCCTGTAAAGCAATGCTATTAGGAATTTTTGTTCCAACTTTTGTTTCAATAGCTGAAATATCAGACATATCATAATTTTTCATAGACACTCCAAATTGTGTATTATCTTTTAAAGTAACAATGAAATCCGCTTTTTGCTAAACTGTATCAGAAAAAGATTCAATTGAGTAACTAATTTCTCCCGTTTTTTTAGACTCATATTTTTGAATAGCTTTTCTATGAGAGTTTTTATCATCAAATAAAGTTCCTAAATCAATATTATCTAAATTTAATTCAATAGATCCAATACCTGCGCCCGTCATATTTCCATTTACTTTTTTTGTCCAAGCTTTCGTCATTGCGCGCCCCATAGTAGTTTTATTAGAATTAACGAATGACTTAAAATATTCTTCCAGCGCAGTTCTAGAAAGATTATTAAGATTTTCACTAATAACAGTACCCATAATTTCTGCTAATTCTGCTCCAATATTATTCTAAATTCTAATTGCGCTCAATGACTATGCAGTTAGCTTCTAAATATCAGCTAAAAATCCATTTAAAAAACCTTTTTTCCCCTATTTTGTTTCTTCTGCTATTGATAAAAAACCGCCTTGTACCTTACCACGAGTAATTACCCTAATTGAATCTGCTAATAAACTATCTTCACCTTTCGCTTGTTGCAAAGATAAAATGTAACTTTGACAAGTAGCTAATAATCCAATTTTTAAAGAACTTTCATTTAATTTTGATAATTTACTTTTTATTGACTATAGATGCGTTACCAATGGGTCGATATGTATACCAGATTGTCGTTGAAAATTTTGCATTGTTTTTTGCGCATTTACTTCATCCGCTTTTAATGCTTCAGTAGTAATTTCAGGATCATAAATAATGCATTCTCTATGAGGATCCCATTTTAATCCTTTTATAATATAATCTGAAATAGATTTATAATTTTTACTAATAATACTTAAAAGCTAAGTTAAAAAATCTTTATTATCATTTTTATGTGCAATAACATTAGATATAAATGAATTTAACTTTTTTGCTCCACTATTGTATTGCTATTCTAATTTTGCAATATTATTTATTTCTTTAGTTTTTAAAATTTCGCGCGCAACCTCTGTTCTATGATGAGCAAAAATCATAGGATCAAAATTACTAGGGCCTTGTTTAGTAGTACCATATAATCGATAATTTTTCCAGCTAACATGAATATAATCTCCAAGCTTACTCATACATACCTCCTTTTACTCATAATAAAAAGGCGGTGGACCACCCACCGCCTTTTAAATACTATTTAATTACTTACTGCTTAAGCAATAGGATAAAGTTTTTCTGCATCTGCTATCAAATCAGCAGAATCTTTATCAGGATCCTTGTCATCGCTAGTATCTTCGTCAACAACTTGCATTGCGCAAAGAACTTTCTTAGAACGATCAAAACGAGTGTATCCAGGCATTGCATCCATTGTGAATGTAAATGTAGAAGGATCACCAGTAGAAGCCATTGAGAATGTGAAGTTAGATTGAATTTTAACGTTCGGGAAAATAAGCTCAGCAGGTAAGTCTCTACCGTCAGATTGACGTCTAAAGAGAGTAGATGCTTCAACATAATAATAACCTGCAAAGTTCTCCATATCAATAGTCATTTCTGTAACACCAGCTGTCTTTTGAATATAGAAGTCAACAAAGACATCTGCTTCAACCGCCGTCTCACCGTCCATTTGGATGGGTCCAGTAATTGATTTACCATCTTCTGCAATAGTGCAACCAGTAAGAATATTCTTAAGCGAACCATGCTCCATTAGCATAACAAAAACAGGAGAAGCTTCATCGATAGTTTCATTCTCACCGAGAACATCACTAAGATCGATTTTTCCATCTGTACCAATAACAGTTCTAGAAGTAGAATGAACATGAGCAACATGAGTATTCTCTCCAACTTTTTCACCAGCCTTTAAAAGACCAGCGCCAGAAAGAATAGCAAATCCAAGCTCAGAAAGAAGTGCGTCTTCAACCGTGAAAGTAAGAGTTCTCTCACCTTCCCAAGCGATCAAACGCGCATTACCCTTACCACCCTGAGCATAAACAGTGGTAGCTGCGCCTTCCATTGTGGAAGTTTTTGCGCTGTCAATATAAAGAACAGGCTGTCCTGCAACATACTTAAAGGAACCAAGGTTTCCAGCATTTTTAGCCTTAAATACGACGTCGCATATTTCTCTAATACCAAATTGCATAGAGTTGTCCTCCTTAAAATATTTTAAGTTTTTTATTAAGCGCCTTCATTATGGAGATCTTTCATCCAATCTTCAGGCTCTTTTATGTCTTTAGCGCCAGCCGTACGAGCTTTGAAATAAATATCATATCCCGTTTTAAGTTCATAGCGCTAAAACTCATCAAATAATTGATAAACAGTGTATTTCATAAAAGAATTCATATCTTTATGCTCTCCAACTGTTAATATTGAAATATATCTACTAAAAATTGCAATCTTGTTTGGTTTCGCAGATAGTTCGGCAAGCTATTTTTGTCTGCGTTTAAATTTGTCTGCAATTTTCTTCGCTAACTCACCCTACACATTATAATCTTGTGTAGACGATGCCCTTTTCAAACAAAACATTTGAGTCAGAACATCTTTAAATACAAGGAAATTAGTATCATTAATTTCACCGCATTGTGTAAATTTATCATTAGCGTCAACAAGCAGTATCGCATTGGGCGCCAATTCAACAGTATAAAAGGGAAAGATTAAATCTAACACCTATTTAGCACAAGATATATTAAATATCATTGACCCACTTTTATCATTCATTATTGACATTAATATATTAAAATCAGTATAATTAGATAATTTAATTTTGTCCTCAGAATTTAACATATCTTTTGAAAACCTCAACAACTCACAACCAGTAAATAATGTTTCCTCTCCAATTAAAGAGATTTCATATATCGTAGGCTAATGAATTGTTACCGTGCCTTCGACAAAAGGAATATCTGCTCCAGAGAGTAAGAGCAACTCATTATTCAGTGCCATGATATTCATCATCTGGAAGGATATCATCGGTTCCATGCACAGCACGATAGATTAAAGAAAACATCCCTACGTTTCCATCTATAATTGGCCCATTGCCGCCCAAGAAATTTAGTTCTCCTATTCCAGATAATTTTGCCTTATTTAAAATACCATCAACATAACCCGCAATTTTAAAAGGTCGCTGTTGATAATCAGTTAAATCCCAACAATCAAGAGGACATAATACATCAATATTTACTGAGCAATCTCTAAACTCTGGATTAGTTCCATTTGGCAAGAAATTGTCAAAACTAATCACCAATGCCGCCTTTAACTATTCATGCTCATTTTGCTTTATTACTGGAGACGTAATAATATATCCTTGATCAATAAGCTATTTAATACTCATATTTTCAGCATCTTGATATTTTGCACTCGTATCAATTAAGCAATCGTTATTTGTAACAACAAGTAATCGTTTTAAAATCTTACTGTGCTGGCGGCTATCAATAAATAATTTTTTTAATATAGTTTCCGTATCACGTTCACATGAAAGAAAGGATGATTCTAAAGGTTTAGCAATTGTATCTCTCTTCATAGTGTACTCCTTTTATCTCATAATGACAATATCTCGATATTGTGAATAATATCATTAATACCATCAATTTTATATATTAAACTAACACTACCACTTTTACCTGTAGTGATTTCAACTTTAACAGAAGACTCATTCGATTCGATAATCTGCGCCCTATGATTACTCAATACCCACGCGCCAGGCGCACTATTGCGCACCTTATATTCAACAATATCGTATGGATATACCTCAGTAGGACCTTCGATTACGGGAGTTGTTACATCATTTCCCTTTAAGGCATCAGCATTTTCTTCTTTAGCCTCGGGCGCAACCTCTTCCCAGACATTCGTATAGTCTTCTTTTAGATAAACAGTCAAGATACCATCTGTTGATAAATCATCGACTGCTTGTACTTCAAATGGTCTTCCTTGAATTTTTACTTTTTTAAATCTATGAAAGAACTCATTTGTTTCCTATATATTAGAAATATAAATTTCTACAGTATAATTTAAATCGTTAAAAATAAAATTCTTAGTTTTTTGCCAATCGATACCTTTTTCATCAGGGCCTTTAAGATATACTCGACGACGATGTTTATTACCATTATCATCTTCCCATTCTACTTCGGCATCACATTGGCGCATCAAGCCTCTAAAATAAGCAGTTTCTTGGAGATACTGTGAATATACTAACCAATAGGTTCCATTCTCTTTCCATTGAATAAGACTTCCACTTTTAACTCCAATAATCTCTTTTCCTTCAGAAGTTTTTTCTCCTTCTGGCCTTTCTTTATTTAAACAAATATCTTCAAATGGAATAGATAACATTTTATCATCTGCTTCCATACTAATTTTATTTGGATTAATAAGACATCTAAATTCGCGCCCATCTTCAAGGATTGCAGTAGCTGACTAATAAGAATATAATAAAGCTTTATTCAAACTTCTTTTCTTATCTTCCGTCATTCGATCAATCTACTTGGCGCCGCCATGATATTGTAATCTTGTTTTTAAATTATTTAAAGACATTGTTGTAATTCACTTAAAATACTCAGACACTCAAAAATGATTCCACGATAAGTCATAAAATCTTCTTCAGAATCAAGAGTAAATAGTCCTTCTAATTTACAAAGTAATTTATATAGATTAGGCTATTGATCGAGAAATAACCTATTCATACCCTAAAGCTCTTCCATAATTGTGATTAAAGGTTTGCGCCAATCGCTCCCTTCTTCACGCAATGGGAGAAGCTTATATATCTAATTAGTTAATCGAGTAAAACTAATTTTTATTGCTTCTTTACCTATATTATAATCATACTTTAAAAGCATATTTAGTCCTCCTTAAAAGAAGATTCCATAATACTTCCAAAAGTAGATTTCATAATACCTTTACTATCTGCTTTTCTCCGTTTATAAAGTCTTTGCAAATGGAATCCTTTTCTTTCATATTCCTTTTGCATATCTTTAAGCTTGTGCATATGATTAGCTTGAGAAGTAAATTTAAAATCACTTCCACTATACTTCATACGAATCAATTCAATATTAGCCAATTGATATCCAATCCATTCGACTATCATATATATAGCAAGAATATTAATTTCTTCATCACTTAATGAAGCATTAAATACTTCATTTGTTTTATCGTTTAAATTAACCCTAGGAAATTCAAACCACGGTATTGCGCTATCAAGAAGCTCATTCAATGCTGCGGCGGTTTCTTCTGGAGTAATTTCCATATACATATCGTCAGTTATTTTCGATAAAAATCTATCATGCACTACGGAAAAAGGTGTTGATGTTACTGGCATACGAACACCTCCTTAATATTACTTTACAATAGTGTATTTATTGGGCATAGCCGTTCTGCGCACAGGCGCTTGAGTTGTTTCTTCAGTCTCTGCTTCACCGATTGGCGCCGCACGTCTGGTCTTAGTTTCAACTTTAGTTTCCTTTTGCGCTTCATGTCTAAGCTCAATTGCTTTAGTTACATTAAAATTAGTAGCTTCAAAAATTGCAGTTCTTTTCTTCATGTCGTTAAGTTCTGTAAGAACAGCCTCTTCTTTAATTAGATCAATAACACCCTCAGGCGCAAAATCTAATGCATCTTTAAGTTGATCTAAAGTGCCTTTTTCAAGAAGAAAAAGAACATCATTTTTATCATAAAAATACTCAGGTTCTGCATCTGGAATTAGTTCTTCAACAGCTTCTTTACTATGCAGAATCAAATCACTAGCTATTAGATTATAAGTACCTGGGATTTGTACTGCTTGACGCAATTCGCCCATAGGAATTTCTTTTGTTTCTTTTGGCTCAAAACGTCTAATAACCTTAGATTCTGGTACTCTGTAACAAACAATCGCATTTGCGCGATTTTCTACTCTGATTTTATCAGTATTATTTAACATAATTATATCTCCTTTTATCTCCATTTAGAATTTAAGAGGGAAGGAAGACCCACCTTCTTCTCTTCCCTCTGAAAGTTCAAGTTTAATTATCTGGTTTTCTTAAGAGATCTGTTCTTATAAACACAGATATCATTGTTGATCATAGCCGCAACGCCAACCTTCTTATAGAAGTGGATGCTCTTAGACCAGTCTTCATTATCTTCTTCTTTAATCATTGTATCACCTTCGAAAGCGATCTTGATTGGCTTCTCAGCGCCGCCAGGAATAATCCAAGCATATGAAGGATCGATAACCTTTTCAGTATTTGTTTCATCAACAAAAGATTGACGAAGAACGATGACTTGATGGTTCTTGTAGTTTGCAAGACGACCATTTCTCCAGTACTCATCCTTCATACTATCAGACATTCTTCCTTGATCCCAAGCATTGTCAGGAAGCATTTGAGAAGCAAACTCAAATGTACAATAAATCGTCGATCTACCGTTTCCATAAGTGTCCGCAACTGCAAGAAGAGCGTCCATTTCAGCCTCAACGAAGCTATCAGCAAGAACCTTGTTAGCATCTTGAATATTCTCAACAGCAGCGATAAGAACATTTGCGATTTCAGCATAGATCTTATCATCCATACCTTCCATAACAATATCAAGAACTGTAGCCATATCAATTCTACCATCAAGGAATTCCTCAATAGCGATCTGACATGCTGCACCCATTGCAGAAGTCTTTACTTCGTAGCTACGTCCATCAAGCTTAAAGACCTCATAACGACCAGCAAGACCTGCAGGCATTGCAATAAACTGCTTTGCACGTCTCTTGGAAGCCTCGGTAATTCTCTGAACGAATACAGGCTTTTCGCCTTGACGATATGTCTTAACTTCAGCAAATGCGCCATATTGTTGCATTACTTTAGCAGGAAGCTTATCAGTGATAATTTCCTCCATAAGAGTATAAACTGTATTATGGTTCTCTCTCCAAAGAGCATATGTACCAATAAGATCCTTAAGCTCTGCACGGAAAGCATTATTTAAATCTGCATAGCTATAACTCTTATCCTCAAAAGAATAAGCAACGGGAGCAGAAGGATTAGCGTCAGCAACGCGGTGACCTAATGTAAATAAACTATTTCTATCTAATGCCATTACTATATCCCTCCCTTATTATTTAATACGCATAACCTTGACGCCCTATTGGCCATCAGGCATTGTGTAAACTTTTACAACTTGGAATACAATATCGCTAGTTCCATTAGTAGAAAGGAAACCTTTAGCATTGATCTTGAGCTCAGTGCCAACCTCAATTTCCTCTGTGCCAGTGAAAGTAGCTTTGCCAGAGGTATTAGCGTCCTCAAGGCAGTTTGTTGTGTAAATGTCGCCAGGCATAGTCTTTAAAACTCTAGGCGCCATAACACCATTATTATAATTATCTTTAATAAGAGCAAAATCTTTGTAAGACTCTCTCCAGAAGTCATCATAAAGCTTGACTTCATTCATAACGAGCATCCACTCGCCTTCGCCAGTAAAGTTAACTTCATTCTTTGCATAGTCATATTTTACAAACTGACCATTTTCAAGGATTGCAATATCCTTATTGCAAGGAAGAGAAGCGTAAACTTGACCATTTCTTTGAGCGGAAAGATGATTAGGCTCGACTTGACCAAATCCAACACGCTTAATAGTAGCCATGTTATATGTCCTCCTTAAAATTATTTATTTTTTGCATTTTCAACTGCTTGTAACCAAGCAGGCATTGAAGCACCAGGGTTGGACATATTAAATGTCACAGGTGGTTGCTCTACTTTATTATTATTTTTAGAGTTATCCTCTAATTCAAAATTGACCTTTTTTCTGAAACAAATTACAGAAAGTTTTTCTTCAATTTCTTCTACAGTGTAATTAGCTTTATTAAATAAGACCTCTGCCTTATCTTCATCGCTAAGCATATAGAATTTTCCAATCATTTCGTCTTTCTTTGCATCGTCACTTTGTCTTTTAAATTCAACAAGTTCTAGGTGCTCAGCTGAAAGGGTATTATACTGAGATTGAAGTAGCGCATACTGTTCTGCAAGCGCAGAGTGTGCAGTTCTTTCTTCCTCAAGTTCCTGCTGAAGTGCAGTAAACTGCTCTTCTATTGAAGGCGCGGGCGCCGGTTCAGGATCTACAGGAGCAGGGTCTTCAGGATTTACGACAGGTTCTGCCGCAGGCTCTTCAACCACTGCAGGTGTATCAACAGCTGGCTCTTGTGATGCAGCAAAAGAAGGTTCTACTGGAGTTTCAGGCTCGATAATAGGTTCCGCAGCAGGTTCTGCCGCAGGCGCTACAATAGGCTCTTCAACTACAGCATTATCGACGATAGCGTCTATCATTTGCTGACCTCCTCCTAATGCAGTCTTTAAATCCTGCATCATAGTAAATAATGTTTGTCTGAAAGTATCATCTACTTTCGTAAAAGACGCACTAACATTTGGTGCTTTTATGCTTGAGCCTTCAAAACAAGGTTCAACATCGTCGCCCAAAATGCAAAGTTTTGAAAAAATTGCGTCATTTATAATAAAGAAATCCATGCCTTTGGTATTTGTTTCCCAATGTCCTTTAACGGTTGCTTCATCTAATTCCATCGAGTGCGGCTTGCCATCGCCCTCAACAGCAGATTTACATTCCTCAAATTGGCCAGTCCACAAATATCCTGTAGTCATAAGATATTCTCTCAAAATAGTTTCTCCAAAGTCATTAGTATCTTCAAATTCTTTAAACCATACCTTTGCATCTGGAGCTACAAAACCATAAGGAACAGTTTTGCAATTAAATTTAATCCCATCGTTATCAATAATAACTTCTTGTCCGTGGTCTCTAAAGTCTCCAATGTCTTCTTTATAATAACCTACAATAGGCGCACCTCGTAATGTCTTAGCCATTTCGGTTGCAACATCCTTGGTTATATATGACCTATTACGATTTTCGCCAACATACAAAACTTTAATTTCACATGCAGACATTAAAGGATTAATATCAAGTGGTTTTAAATTGATAAACTCAGGAGAGTTTATCGTAGCAACTGATTTGTGCATTTCCGTTTCTCCTCTCCTCAGCTCATGGCTTCGCGATTTTTAATTGTCTTTTCTGACTTTTGATCATCAGGCTTCTCTTGGCGCCCGACTTTTTTCTTTTCAACAACAACTTCTTCCTGTTTATTTGCAGGATTAGTAGTTTTGTTATTATCTGTTTTCATTTTTGCTTTTGCCTCTTCCCTCTACTATTTCGATTGGAAAAGGTTAGATACATCAAGAATTTCATTTTCAAATTTCGCTGTGGCTATTACTGAAGCATAAGATTGCCCAAGTGCAACACTTGCAAGAACCTTAGAACAACCTCCTTGCGCGCTTTGCTCTCTATAAATTTTTGACATATCTTTATAATTATAAATTGTAGTTGGTAATATTTGAACTTTATAATACAATTTTTTATTTTTCTTATCTTCAATAAGCTAATTCAAAAATGATTGAAACTAAAGAATAAGATTATATAAATTAGCTTCGTCATCAAGAATACTTTTTTCAAGAGCAATATTACCATCAGTATTAAATAAATTCTATGCCGTACCTGACTCATTATACACGGTTCTTTCAACCTTTTCTAATTCATCAATAGTAGTAGCAGTATTTTTATCAGCCATGTCAGCGACTTCTACATCTGCAAAAGTCGTTAATACATCAATACCAATAGCCTTGCCCAACATTTTAACTGCATTATTGTGAAGCTCTTGTGCTTCCTCAACATCAAATATTAAATCACCATTTTTGTCTAATGGCATTTTCTAAATAATAATTTTTAGAAGTTTTTGCGCCATTTTCTTTCTATCCAACTCTTGCGCAGCATCCAAATCAATAATATGTGGAATAACTGAAATAAAAGGAGGATAATCTTCGCCATTAATATTAAACTTAATAGCACATTCTGGATCAAGTAGATACCATCCCGCAGTATCCCCCGGCTCAACAGGTGGCAGCTTTCCATTTATAAAAGCAGTATAACCTTTTTGAAAGTCCTTAGGGAACATTTTCAACACTTGAATACGATAATCTTCATCTCTATAATAGTCATTAAAGAATTTCATATTAAATTCAACCGCCGGGCGCCCTTTGACACTAAAGCGGCTGCGGCAATACTTTGGTAATAGCTCCTAAAGGTAAGCGCCATTGTCTGTTTTTATAATATATCCATAATAGCATCCATTACGCAATACTTTCAAAGCTATATCGCCTAAATTCTCTTTTACTCCAAAATTATCTAAATACTCATTCCATTTATTAAAGCCATCAATAACCTTTTCTGGAGTAGCATTTTTAACATAAGGAGTAATAAACCAATCATATCTATAAAAATTAGCTAAGTGTTTACATAGTCTTGAATAGATACCACTTATTTTAAAATAAAAATTAGATGCTTCACGCATAAATTCTATATCTCCAGTTACAATTGCCTTCTAAATCCTTTCTTTTGTCATATTAGGATTTAGTTTTTTATATGCTCCTAGATTTATAACTGCATCATCAAGCGCCTTAATTCCTATTTTTATTCGTGAATAATCTAATTCAGGAATTACATTCCCTTCTGTTGGGATACTTCTTGGGGTGCTCATGTTAAAGCCTTTTTTATGAATTTGCTCTATTCTTTCGTCCAAACTAAGCACCTCTTCTTTCTCTAAATATTATATTCAAAATTTTCAATCTTGTCAATAGCCAGCGGCCTTAAAGATATAATCGTAGTTTATTCTTCCTTCATCATAATAAGGAATTAAAACCAAGGGAATATTATGTTTTTTACAATACTCCCTTTTTAACATATCGTAGTATTGCTATTGGCGCAATCCAGCCACTCCGCCAAATTTAGACTTAGGTTCATAATGTTGAATACCCTAATATTCAATTAAAAAATCAACCTCTCCATCATCGTCTAATACTGCAAAATCAAATCTTAAAGGGGTTTTAGTATAACCAACAAGATCGGAAAATGAATACTCTTCTGTAAAAGAGACGCCAGCCTCGGTTAAAATATCACAAATTTTAATTTCGCCTCGACTTGCTTTCATATCTCTTCACTCCTTTACTATTGTTATATAAAAATTATAAGTTATAATTTATTTAAAATTGTCCTAATTTTTATCAAGAGAAGAACATCATCTCTGATATATTTCTCTTTTTACGTTTTCGACTACGGTCTTCTTCTTGCTTAATATAATATAATCCATATTCAAAAGCAGAAAACTTATCTTTTGGAATCCCGCGAGATGATTGCTTAAGAATAATATTTGTACCTTCGTTATCTTCTACAAGATTCAAAAGCTACTCACGCAAAATTGTAGTTTGTGTAAATGGCATTAAATAATCGGCGCGCTTGGACGCATCCATTTCTTGTCCCATCTTTGTTGCCATTAATTTTGTTTTAGCCTAAGTTTCATCAATTAAAAGTTTAATTTTACCTCCAACCAATTGAGTTTGTACGTAAGTATGAGCTTCTGTATTAATAGGCGCATTAGCTTTAATTAAATACATTGCATTTTCTTCCACTCCGGCGCCTTTAACTTTCTTATACTGCTCATTAAACTCATCAGATGTGCCTCCATCAACTCCAAAAGGCGGCAAATATTCACCTGTTTCTGGATCCTCTTGTCCTTTGGTCATGAAGTCTATTAAACCAACTCCAAGTCCATTGGCGTCAATTGCGATCATACGAGCCTTGTATTTATAAAATAACTTTTTAATTTTAATAGCTTGTGCTTCAAAGTCCTCGGCTTCATAGGAATAGAGATTGACTAAAGATTTTAAAGCTGCGCCTTGCGCCTAAGGAGTGACTTTGAAAATACAAACTTCAGTTGTACACTTAAGACGACCCACATCGACGCCAAGTACGTAATATCCACTCTTTGACGTACGTCCGGAATACTCGTATTCTGGTTGTAATAATTGACGATGCTTATCAAATTTTTCAGCAGAGAAGAAGGCATTTTCAGCATCTCCACTCCATTCTGATTCATATTCTCGACTAAAGGAAGCATCATTGTAAGTTCCGTCTAATTTTAGTTCTTCAATAAAGCTCTTTTTTAGTAATTTTTCCATAACTGGAATACGCCAGGTTCCACCCATAACAACTGCTTCATCAGGATAAATAATTTGACGAATTAGCAACTCTATAAGTTTTTCATAAGCAAAGCTATTCTTCCATCCTGCGGTCGTCACATAAATCTGACTCTTGTTAACAGTTTCCTCCTCTACGCGGGAACCGTCTGATAATCTTCGATCTACGTTCATTGTAGGAATAATAACTTCGTTCAGCAAGGTCTAGTCTATAAGAATACACTCTTCCATTAGACCACCGGTAGCACGTTTACCACGAGACGACTGGCGCGCCGCCATAATATCTAATTTTGAACCATTTTTAAATATTAATTCAATATTATCTTTACTTGTTTTAGTCTTACCTCTTGTCATATCGAGCTCATTCTTTAATCCAGGTATTAATTTGCAAAGCTCGTCTGATTTTTCTTTAGCAATACCTGCCGCTTGCTCTTTACCCCCTGTGGTAACGAATAAATGGCTACCAGGATATAGTATACATCTTAGCATTAATACAAGTACTGAGAGAAAACTTTTTGAATACGCACGAGGAAACGTTGCATAGGCATATCTATGACGCATAACTGCGCGTAAAAATAAACGCTAATAAAAAAATAACTAAAAATTTTCTTTGTTCTCTGGACCGCATAAGAATTCTACAAACATATCAGGATATTCGCGCCAATAGGCAACATACTACCGCACTATTGGTATCTATTTCATAATGCGTTCTTTTGACAACCCTATTTTTTTCTGGTCTCCACAAAGGGCGAGATTAATTAGATCTTGAACTGCCATAGCTTCACTCTTTCTCGAGTAAATCTCGATCTTTTTGTCTCATCTCTAGTAAATTGTCATAATGCGCAACAATATCTTCATCCTCGAGTTCCGTTGGCGCATAAGGGTCAAAGTCATCACCCTCTTCTGCCTGGCGCGCTTCCGCCTCACGATTCATTTCATTTTGAATCATAATTTTCTTTAAAGAGTCTTCAATTTGTTGTCCAAAGCCTAAATCTTGGGTAACTAGCTTACGCACATATTCATTCATATCTCGTAAAGTCATATCAACTTTATCTTGAGGTATATCTGTCGCAAACCTTGGAATAAAACCATCTTTTTCGCAAATAGCGATAAGCTATCCAATAGAATCTACATAATCATCTTTTTGTTCTTTATTTTGCGCTGCTGTAAACTTAGCTGATTTACGCAATGATTCAGATACTTTTGATAATTTCTAAAAGCCTTCGATATCGCCACAGTCAATAGCTTGGTTAGCTTTTAAATTTGTTTTACATAAAAGAATTAATGTATTTTCAGAGTCTGCATCTTGAATATCAAATGATTTTTTCATCTTTTGATAATCTGTTTCAAGCTCTATCCATTCACTAGGCTTATATAACTTACCCCATTTCATTGCATAGGTAATCTTTTCTTCTTGTGTCATTTGCGCAGATAAATCGGGTAATGCAGAGTCATCAATAAAATCATTCTCATTAAAAGAGTTATTTTCTCCTAAATAAGGGCCACCTGCGCTAAGCGCCGCCATCATAGAATCATTGCGCGCCTTTGGGGAGGTAAGAGTTTTATACTATGCTTCTGAAATCTGACCCGCTTCAAACTACTCCTGATACATCGCATCAAGTTCAGCCTTTTCCGCAGAAGCCTGCGCGCTTTGTTGATAATATAATTCTTGAATACGCTCATTATCTGCCCAATAATAATCCTTCCACTGTTTTAATTTAGTCTTCGATAAATAAGATCCAAATACAGCAGAATGTGAAATAGGCTTATCTGGCTTTTTCGCCATTTTATTTTCAATTACTGCGTTCCACTCTTGAGGGATATAAGGAACGTCTAATTTTTCTAATAGCCATGTAAAAGTGCTAGGATCAAAAACATCAACATGCATTGTCAAACATTTTTTACAAAGTTCTACATAACTACCATCTCTATACTTATAAAAATTAATTTCTTCTAATTCTTTATTGCATTTATTACAATGATATTTAGCCATTAGAATCTCCTTTCTTAATTATATTTTGCTTGCCTTTATTGATTTATAAAATTAAGCGTATATATATAATTATTTTTGTCCTTATTTTTTCTTATTGCGGCACATTTTGCAAATGCTATAAAATCCATCTTTACTTGTGCGATTCTTAGAGAAAAAGCGCGAATTAGCTGGTTTAAATTCTTTACAACAAGAGCAACGCTTCCATGGGCCTTTTTGTTCATTACGATAATACCAGATTAAGAAGTCATGCTGTTCTTTCTCAGCTATAATTTTAGGAATTTTTTTACACCATAGACTGGAAATGTACTACACAGTAAAACTTGTATTATGTTTTTCTTTTAACATTTTTTGAATTTCAATATTTGTTTTTCCATTTACTTTCATTTTTACAATATCAAAATACATAGGATAATTATCTAATGCCTTATGTAATAATTTATCAAAATCTTCCATCAAATAAAAAAAGTCACTAGAATATTTACCTTTAGTCTCTATTTTTAAAGCATTATAATTATTTAAAATTGCTTGAATATGCTCTGGTTTAAAAAAAGAAATTAAACCTGTGCTTTGTGGATCTCCATTTTCATCTACATATTTTTTTTCACTTAAATCAATTTTATTTGCTCCTTTTGCACAAGGAGTGCAAACCATGGGGGCCTAATATGAATTCTTTAAGATATATTGGTCTTTACGCATTTCTATGAGTTGCTTTTTGAGAAGGTATTTGCGCTTTCCTATAGCACGTTTCCCCTCCTCTTCAATTTGAATAATAGCCTCGCGCAATTGCTTAAGACCAGGAACATTTTCTATATCTTCTTCAGTGATTGTATTTTTTGGTGCAAAGATAATATTTTTATCATTTGTCATTAAATTATAAATACCATCTTCTCCATTTTCAAATTTTTCTGCCAAACCTTCAAAAGACGTTTCGCGCCTTGCAACAGTAATCATTCTATTGTCAGTAAGGTATAGGTGCGATTTACGTTCTTCTTTTGTGATACCTCCCATAATATAATCGCCTAAAATTTCTAAATAACGATTTGTTAAAGAGGCGGCAGGGGTTTGGGCTATAATCTTATTAACCAACGCCGAGCGCTCTTCGCAGGTAGCTAACTTATAATCTAATTTTATAGTTTGCGCAATATCTTCAGTGATAATTTTCTCTTCTATATTTTCTTCCTCTTGTTCAGAAGAGTCTTCAATATCTAAATCCTCATCAGACAAAAGGTCGTCTAAAGTTTGTAATGTATCCATTCAAAACTCCTTTCATCTATCTTTAAATAAATTATACCAAAAAATTTTTACTATGTCAAGAGGTTAATGAAATAAGTACTTGACTTTATAAAAAAATCTGTTATAATAATAGTATCATCATATGAAAGGAGAAAAGAGATGATTATTATTTTAAGAGAGCGCCGGTCTAGGTTATATCTTCCTTAGACAGTTACCTTAAGCGGCTAAGGGTGGGCGCGCCATGAATTTAGTATAGTTATTTAATTGGTGCAATAATTGGATTGAGTACCAAGAGGCAGAGGGCAAAGTAAATTATGCATTTTTGGAGAGCGATAAGACACTTTACATCTTTTTCTAGCCAAGTCGCGGTAAGCTAGATTGGTGCGCTAACTTCGCCTACTGGCGCCGCCCCTATAAAGATATGAAGATAAAATATAGGGTACATGGAGGCTTCTTAAAGTGCTGGAAAACAATAGAAGATATTGTTATTAGGCGCGCAACCGAGAAAGGATTTAGCGGCGATTATAGGTGGAAACGTATTGTAGTAGTTGGTTATAGTCATGGCGCAGCTCTTGCCGCATTATGTCATGAAGCTGTGTGGTTTCATAGAGAAGACTTGCGCGCAGAGGGGTTAACCGGTATTGGATTTGATGGACCTAGAATCTATGGCGGCTGGCGCGTTAAGAAAGAATTAAGAGAGCGCTGGGCACATTTCACCATGTTTAGAAATGGAAGTGATATAGTTACACATTTGCCGCCTATATGCTTCTTTTTCCGCCATGTTGGCGAATTATATCCAATGGGTAAAAAGAATATTTTTAAATGCGTAAAACATCATTATCCTGAAGAGATTCGAAAGAGTCTAGGAGAAATAGAAAACGAGCGTTTTAAGGAACTATAATACGTGTGCGTAATTTTCAATTGAATATGAGAAGCAAAGAGGGATTTGTTAAAATCCCTCTTTTGTTGTTAGAAGTTCGTTTTTTGAAATAAAAGAAATATTCTAGGAGGGAGATGTCGTGAGCGGAATTGTGAACAAATTGTGAATAATTTTTTTCCCGAAAATAACTAAAAAAGTTATGAATAAATTATGAACAAAAGATGTCGAGATTGTTGTGTAGTTGTTAACAAAAAAAATTTGAAAAATCCCGTCGGATTTACAAAAAGTTCATAATTTCGAAACTTGGAGTTCAAAAAGAAGTGATACAATGAGTATGCTCCAAGAGAGAGAGCGCAAACAAAAAATCAAAACAGAGAGGTAAAAAAATGTTAGGTGAATTTATTGGCACTTGGTTAGTAATAGGTTTAATTGCACTTGTTGCAAAAATTGCTATTACCATTATAGACAAAGGGGGTGAAGATAATGAAAAATAAAATAGTGGTCGACAAGCACATTGATAACCGTCGAGAGTATGAGTTTGAACTTGCTTTACAAGAGTTAGAGGAAAAAGCTTTAATACAACAGTTAGAAAACACTCAAGAGAAAATCAATATAAGTAACCCTATGAAATTATACGGGGCTATATAATAGCCCCGTCAAGATAAAGAAAAGAGAGGTATATAATAATGAAAATTACTATTAACACAAAGCACAATGAATACAATAACAAATATCTTGCGACGTTTTATCTTAATAACAAAATAGTTACTCGCCCTGCCCGTTTAACAGATTTACTTTATTGTAGCAAGTGTCATAAAGTGACTCTTCCTCAGTATGCTATGGAATACAATGACCCTTGCCCATTTTGCAATAATGAAGATGAACTTTATGAGTTTGACCCTTATGACTATAATAATCTTGATGAATTAAATGACTTGTTTTACAATAGCGGTCTTGACTTAAATAAATTCATTGACGCTGATGAAATTATATATTACTTTGATATAGAGAGAGGTGAGAGGTGGAGATAATCCACCTCTCAAGAAGGGAGAATATTATGAGCATAAGAAGATACTTTAATAAAGCGTGTAAAGAGTTAGGACTTGAACACCCTACAACTATCGCCATAGGGCATATATTAGATGACTATCGTAAGGGTATTATATCGTTTCAATATGGCGTTACTAAAGCAAAAAGAATATATGATAACACAATAGCGGAGATAATGGGGGAATAATATAATGAAAAGAATAAGCATACAAAATGAGTTTACACAATGGGCAGAATATCTTGCCCGCTACTTCGGCGATGTATTGGCAATATACGATGTCAAAGGTGACAGAATGTGGGGTGATAGTGATAGCGACCCTTATATTGACCCATACCATTTAAGCCCCTCAGTACGCACGGTATATAAAGATATAGCAGAGCCAATAGCATATTGCGATATTATAGGCTTAACCAATAAAGAAGTTGAAATATTCAATATCATCATACCATTTATAGAGAGTCAGCTTGATGATGAGGGCGCCTGAGCGCGCCCTTAGCATCTCATATCAACACTATAACGCGCCTTAGGGTGACCTTTGGCGCGCCTTTTTATATCGCTCGGTGCGGGCACGGTCGGCGCGCACCGTTAAAGCAATTTGTGAACAATTTGTAAATTTTTTATTTCAATTGATTGAATAAACTATGATTGGATCCCGTCCCATAATTCATATATTGTTTACATTTTATTCATTGACAAATGCAAGAATATATGATATAATATAGGCAAGAAGAGAGGGAATAGACTCTCAAATAAATACTATGAGGTGCATTATGGATTACACAAAACTCGACTTGCAGACTTGCTTCAATCTTGCTTGTACGGAATTTGGACTTGAAGATACTCATTCTCTTGCAATAGGCAGACTTATAGAGCTTGTTGCTAATGGCTATCTTACTGAAGCAGAGGCGACAGATATGGCGCGCATCATTTACCATCACGGCTCTGAGACCCTCTATTATAATGACGACTGGTATGACTATGAGGAAGAAGAGCCTGATGAAAACGGCTTTGACCCCTATATGGGTTGCTATACGGGGGATTGCTAAGGCAATCCCCATAAGAAAGGAGATATATATGCAGTATAAGAATTTTATGCTTAATAAAACTTTTGAAAGCGGTATGGCGGTGCAAAAAGTCTGCTCATTCCTCGCCGCTAATAACGCAGGAGAGGCAATTCTTCTCCAAGTCCATCCCTCATGCGTAGAGGTTGAGATACAAACCTTTAATCCTCTTATAATGGCTTGGGTGGAAGACCAATTTGCCGACTTCATATGAGGGCGCTTGCGCCCTCTTTTTTTTTCGCCGTCACGCCAAGGGCCGCGGCGTGACGCTTTACGCATAGTTGTGCAAGTTGCACAAATTTACTATCAAAACTTTGTTACTTTTGCCTATTGACAAATTCCCGCTTTTATGGTATAATAAGTACGTAAGATAAAGGAAGGGGAAACACCTATGATTAACATTCGCTCGATTCTCAAACTTAAAGATAATGACGGCTTAACTCTCAAAAAGGGTCAGCGCGTCACGTTCAAAACAGGCTACCAAGTAGCCACCGAAGGTATCGAAACCCGTGACCCGCGCGAAGCAATCAACGCCGTTAAGGCATACGAAGGCAACTGTGGTATATGGTATAGTTCTGGAGTTTATTACATAGACAAGAGCCATCGCGAAAGTACCTTGAAAAAAGCGCTTGAGGTCGGGCGCGCCTGCTCTCAAATTTCTATTCTCCGTTGGCGTGATATGGGTCTTGTATATTGTTAACAAGACCCGCCGCAAAATTTTGTGCAAAATGCCTATTGACAAGAGGCAAGTAATATGATATAATATAGGCACAGTAAAGGAAGGAAGGTATTAATATTATGGTAAAATTTGACATTCTTGACTATGGCGTCTATGCGGACGGCAAACATATTGCTGATTTTGACGATCTTAGTATGGCAATTCAGTTTGCAAGAGAGTTTACGACAAATAACAGAGGTAATACTTACGTAATCTATAACTTTACGGGAGAGATAAAATTCACCGCTGATATTGTCGAGGTTACAGCCTATAAAGTAAAAGAGTGGATAGATGAATAATCTATCCACTATCAAGAGGTGAGATATGAAAAAGTTTTATATAGCAAGTGCTATGTTTACCGAAAGCCAAAAGGACAGAATAAACAAGCACGCAAAACTCTTACGACAGTTAGGATATAAAGTTTACGTTCCCCACGAATTAGAGATACCTAATGCTAAAGCTTTACCTAACTCCGAATGGGCGCGCAAGGTATTCCAACACGACGTTCAAGCAATAGATGAATGTGATGAAATTCTCTATTTTTGCGAAGGCGCCAATGGTGACCTTGGATCAGCTTGGGAGTGCGGATATGCGTATGCTAAAGGCAAAGTCATCAGAGTGGTTGAACTCGATACAATGCAAAGGTGTATTTCGCTAATGGTGGCGCAAAGCTCTTCCACAGAGATAACTAAATATCAAACCTAAGAGGGCGATTGCCCTCTTTTGTTTTTTGGCGGCTCGGCATCGGGCGCGCCGAGCCGTTTTATCTGTGGGCTGGCATTTTGCACAAAAATCGGCGCAAAACTTTGTTGATTATTACCTATTGACAATTCCCGATATTTGTGGTATAATATAAGTGTAAAAGAAAGAGAGGAAAATGACTTATGACACTTGCACAACTTCCGCTTATCTACAACATAGATAAAATCCGCATTTATGACAACTTCTTACTCAAAGCAGAACAATGGCTTGGTGCTCAATCAATCGATTGGTATGTTAAAGAATGTGAGCATATTAAAGAGTATGCTAACCGCAAGATAGATAGTATGGAAATAACTATTGAGGGTTGTTGCGACGATGTAATTGTGCTTGAAATTTTTTTCAAATAATTTTCAAAAACTACTTGACAAATATATAAAAGTATGGTATAATATATATACTAAAAGAAAGAGAGGAAATACTTATGAAAAACCCTATGACCGCAAAGGAAGCAAGAGAGATGGCAGAAAATAATCAAAACCAATTCATGCATTCGTGGGCAATGAAAGAGATGTTGCGCTTCATCAAAAAAAGGGCTTCACAAGGTTATTTCAGTGGAGTAAAAGAGGTTTCCAAAGATGAGGTCGAACTCATAAGAGCGAATCTTGAAAAATTTGGCTACAAGGCTGAGATTGAAAAAAACCTTTTTGAAGGTAGATATCATATCCGAGTCGCTTGGTAGGCGCATTGGAAAAATTTGGAAATTCGCAAAAGGAGAAAACAATATGTATATAGAGATTACTACGGGCGTAGAAATCAATGAAAAAGAAATCATTAAGGAGTATGATCTTAATCATAATAGTAATGAAATTGAAATCCGCATAGCGGTAGATGATTATATTGCAACACTTGATAATTGTGATTATTACATTCTGAAACAAGCACAAGAGCAAGTAGTCAATAAAATAAAGGAACTCTTGGGTGTGGAATAATCCACACCCATTGATTTTTATAAAATTTTATATTATAATATAAATGTAAAAAGAAATAAGAGATACAAGGAGGTCACGCGGTATGAAGTATCACTTCATCCACGCTCTTGTCATCACTTCTTTTGAATCATCACTTACTCCCCTTGATTGGGAAACCCTCTCGGCGCAAGACTATCCACTTCATGCACTTTATTGTGAAGAGTTGGGCGCCCTTCTCTTTCATTCTGACAATCAAAAAAATGATTGTACGAATATGATTTCATTCTTAAAGGAAACATTTAAAATTTTAAGCATTCCTGCTGAATGGGAAAATAAAATTATAATTATGAGTGATGATGAAAATGAGTACAATGTACAAGACGTGTTGAAACACTTCAGCCATTAAGCTGACGGACGAAGGCGGTCGCGCCAAGTCCGAATTTCCACGAAGTAGACCTCTCAACAAATTTCCAGAGCTTTTCATGAGTTCTGGGTTTTTTCTTTTTTGCCTGAAATCCGAGCGGAACGAGCCCGGCCGGCGCGTTCCGTTTTGTGCATTTTGTACACTTCCCGCCATTTTTTTGTTGAAACTTTGTGCAACATTACCACTTGACATTTTCCCGATTGTATGATATAATAATAATGTCAAGAGGGGGAACCTCGTGCGGAGAAATTAACTTGCAAGGAATGGAAATCAGAAACTTGGTGTACAACAAGAGAACGGACACGAAAGCTTTGAGTAGGAAAGTATCGGAGATAAGAAAAATAGTTGCAAATATTTTTCGAAAACCTCTTGACAAAAGCAAGATTATATGGTATAATATAAATGTAATAAGAAGCGGTATCACAAAGGTAATGAGGTTGACACTATTCAACTGCGTTGTGGGTTCAATTCCCATTCGCTTCACCAAAAAAAGAGAGGTAATACTTATGCAATATGTAATTTATATTCATACTCGCTCTTGTCCAAACGGCTTCTTGCATAAAGGATTCATAGGAGATAATAAACCGCCTATCTTTGATAGTCAAGAACAGGCACAAGAATATATCAATCAACAATGCCTTGAATGGCGTTGGAGTGGATATTGCACAATAAGAGAATATCAAGGAGAATTTGAAAATGATTAAATGCCCAAATTGCGATAAACTTATAACCAGAGATGACTTGTTCTGTGGAGATGTGGATGCAAAGATATGGAATTTTGACGGGTATGAAGCAGATTTTGAGGCTAAAGTTTGTTGCCCTCACTGTGAAGCAATCTATACCGCAGAATTTCGTGGAATTATCAATATTAGAAAGGAGCTTAAATTAAAATGATTAAATGTCCAAATTGCGGTAGCACCGCCCAAGTTAAATATTTATCGGCAAAATATGAAGAGGACGGAGAGCAAATTGTCGCAAGTCGCAAATATAAATGCGGTTGTGGTAAAGAGTTCAAAACCACGCAATATTATTATACTAATGATTATGAGGAAGAAGAGGTAGATGACTTTGATTGGTAAACTAAAAACCTATTTCAGCCTTGACCGCCCCTATGAATTTGATATCACCGATATCACCGCACTAATCTATACCGCTTGCGCAATAGGTGTTATGTGTGGCGCCGATATGACAGTATTATTCTTCATCGGCTCGGCAATCGCAACCGCATTTTGCTTTAGCGCAAGGCGCATAAATCTTGTAATACTTAATGTCGCATTATTTGCGATGAATACTTATTATCTTATCAATTTAATTTGGAGGTAAATATGAAAATCATAGTCACAATAACCGCAACAGAACAGCACGACACTCTTGAAGCTATAATGATTGACCCCTGCATTCATATACAGTGCGGCGAAATTGATTGCGAAGAATGCCCTTTGCATACTGCGGCACAAGCATTCCGAAGAGCGCAAGAAGACTATGCAAAAGTTATCAATAAAATCATAATAGAGGGAGATTAATCTCCCTCTTTTTGGTCGGCGCGCCACCGATCGGTGTGGCGCCGTTTTTGTGCAAATTGCACAATTCCACGCATTTTTTCGCCAAAAGTTTGTGCAAATTGACGAAAAGAAAATTCCCAAAACCGCTTGACTTTTTGCGCCCTTTGTGGTATAATATTATCGTAGTCAAGGGGTGAGAAACAAAAGCAGTGAAATGGACTTGCTAATCAGTGGACACTCAAAAATTTTTGAAAAAATTTTTCAAAAACCCCTTGACAAATCGCTCAAAGTATGGTATAATATAAGAGCAGTAAGGAAGAAAGGAACTAAACCAAATGACAATTTATTTAGACCTTGACGGCACCGTTGCTGACCTTTATGCGGTCGAAGGCTGGCTCGATGACCTTGAAGCCAAGCGAACGCGCCCATATGAAGAAGCAAGACCTATGCACAATATGTCTGCACTTGCAAGAGCATTGAATAAGGCTCAGCGCAATGGCGTTCATATAGGTGTTATATCGTGGCTGTCTAAAGCCGCAACTGAGGACTATAACAAGGCGGTCACTAAAGCCAAGCGCAAATGGCTCAAAAAGCACTTGAAGTCCGTTATTTTTGATGAATTGCATATCGTTCCATATGGCACACCCAAATCGTCCGTAGCCAAGAGTGAGGGCATACTGTTTGACGATGAAGAGCGCAACCGCCTTGAGTGGACTAAGGGTGACGCATTTCCGCCCGAAAAAATTTTTGAAATTTTGAAAAAATTTTGTAAAACCTCTTGACAAATTCGTCAAGATGTGATATAATATATATGTCGAGTGGAGAGCGAGGGCTACTCCCTATGACAGAAAGAGAGGAAAAGAAAAAATGAACATTATGGTATTTGATACCGAAACCGCAGGGTGTTGTACCCAAACACTACTTAACATAGGCTATTGTATAGCAGATGTTGACTTAACAACCTTTAAGTATAAGATACTCAAAGGCAAAGACTATCTTGTAGGCAAACATTATCACAACCGCATTTGGCTCTTGAATGATATGTTCGTCAAAGCAGAAAAACTCGCAAAGTTTGACTTGAATGTTGAGAACGGAACGGCAATACTCCGTACCGAAAAACAGATATTTGAGCAAATAGCAAGAGATATTGACCGATATGGCATACAGTATGGCTTTGCCTATAACTCCGAGTTTGACGAGGACAAATTCCGCAGAACCGCAACTGCGCTCGGTATTTTGAATCCACTTGACAAAATCGAGGTTATAGATATATGGTGTAATGCACAATACGACATATGCTCTACCGCAGATTATATCGCATTTTGCAACGAACACGAACTCCGCACTCCAAGTGGTAAATATATACCGACCTCTGTTGAGGGTGTAACCGCATTTCTTAACCAAGATAAAGATTTTGTTGAGGAACATACCGCACTTTCCGATGTTCAATGGGAACTCCGTATTCTTTGTGAACTTGGAAAAAGAGGTTGTAATATCTTCCAAGAGCGCACGAAACTCGGTTGCTTAACTCCAGAGGGTGAATGGGTATATCCCTTTCATAAGCGCAAAGAGGTAGAGGGTGAATAACCCTCTACCCAAGAAAAAAAATAAAAAATTTTTCAAAAACCTATTGACAAATACCAAAAAGTATGGTATAATATATATGTAATCAAGAGGGAATACCTCTGATAAATAAAATTAAAGGGTTGCAACCTAATAGCAAGAGAGGAAAAAAATTATGGCAGAAATCAAGGAAATCAAGTACACACAGAAGCAGATGTATGAGGAAATCATCAAGATGGCAAGCGGAGAGCCGACCACAATCCCTATGGATAAAGTAATCGAGTTTGCCGAAAAGAAGCTCGGTCAGCTTGAAAGCAAGAGTGGTAAGGTCAGCGCAAAGCGCGCAGAGGAAGTTGATACTTTCCTTGACCTCATTCATGATGTTCTCGCAGAAGCAACCGATGTAAAGGGTATGCAGTGCGGTGCGATAGCAAAGGATTCTCGTATCGCAGAGTTTGAGTGGGCAGATGGTAAGGAAACATCTTCACAGCGAGTTTCCTCTATGCTTAAAAAGCTCGTTGACTGCGGTGATGTAGTCAAGACCATTGACAAAAAGGTCACTTACTTTCGCCTTGCGTGAGTGAGGCACAGGGGCGCAAATGCGCCCCTCATACATAACAAAGGGTAGTTTAATGGAAGAACAGTTGGTTTCGTTTCCAACAGATGTGTGTTCAAATCACACGCCTTTGCAGACCATTAAAACCAAAGTCCCCTATGCGCAAGGAGTGGCGAGAAAGCGAGAATGGTCAACCTCGAGGATAGACCTCTGCGACGGCAGAGGTCTTTTTTTGACCGGCCCAACGGCGGCCGCCGCTGGGCCGATTTGTGCGTTTTTGTGCAAGTTGCACAATTTTCTCACCAAAATTCCTCTCAAATTTGTGCAAATTATTTTCCCATTTTCTATTGACAAATTTATCTTTTTATGATATAATATTATCGTAGTCAAGGGGCGGTGACGGATAGAACGACCTTGCGAGGCATCGTCCCGTAGTTGCAACCACTGAAAAAAATAAAAAATTTTTGAAAAACTTTTCAAAAACCCCTTGACAAAATCACAAACTTGTGATATAATATATATGTAATCAAGAGGAAAATCCTCTTGAAATAAAAAATTTTGAAAGGGCGGTCACAGATCGCAAAGGTAGAAAACTATGGCAGAAAAGAAAATCACCAAGAGAGAGAATTTTGAGAACATCAAAGCGTTCCTCATAGAGAACGGCAAAACCGAGTGGGCAGATGTTATGGCTCACGAGATAGAGCTTCTCTCCCGTAAGAACTCAAAGTCCGCTTCTCTCACTCCTGCGCAGAAAGACGCTCTCGCAGTAACCGAACTTATCAAGGACGCTCTCGCCGAGTGTGTAGATGAAAAGGGAATGACCGTTGGCTCACTCCTCAAGGTCGATTCTATCAAAGAGTATAAGAGAGCTAACGGAGATAACGTATCGTCACAGATGATTACCGCTATCGTGTCCAAGAGCGCAGACTTTAAGCGCACCCTTGAAAAGAAAGTTGCATACTACTCCCTTAATTACGGGGTAGTAGACGAGGTAGAGGGAGAGTAATTCTCCCTCATACCAAAAAAATTTTTCAAAAACTTTTACCAAACCTCTTGACAAATGACCAAGAGTGTGGTATAATATATATGTCAAGAGGACAGAAAGAGAGGTAAAAACCAATGGCAGATTATAGCCTTTATACCCTTGAGAACGGGCGCACAGTGCGAGTACCGAATGAGGCAATAGAGCTGAATATGCGTATGCTTAAATGCTCACGGCAAGAGGCGGTTGACCTTTGGCTCTTTGATAACGATTATATCGACAACGAAGAAGAACAAGCACTCACCGCAAAAGCTAAAGAGAATCGAGTTAGCGCAACGGTTCATAAAGCTAAATCAACCGAGTATAAGCAAAAGACACAGCGCGAGAGGGTAGTGAAAGAGGATAAAACTAAGAACGGAATTATCCAAGCAATCGAAACCGCTATATCGGAAAATGCAGACTACTGTAAAATCGTCAAGGCGGGTAAAATGATAGTGTTCAAGCAAGGCGGTGAATACTTTAAGCTTGACTTGACGAGATACACGAAGAAAGGTCTTGAATCGCTTAAAACTAAAGGCGAATTTGACACCTACTTTACCGAGGGGTGACGAAAGTCACCCCCACTACGAAAGCGAGGAAGAGGAATGAATATATATAAGAAATTACAAACAGGAAACTATACCGCCAATAATACTATGGTAAGACTTCCCAAAGCAGGGATTGTGTGTCCTTTTTGCAAATCTGATAATATCGTTTGGAATGATGGAAGTGGAGTAAATCCATTTGAATATCCAAATGACAACAACGGCTTCGTTGAGGAAACTTATCAATGTCTTAATTGCGAAAAACGATGGCGCAATTTGTATACTGCCATATACTATGGAACAATCCTATCTTATGATATTCCCGAAGAAAGCGAGGAAGAAGAATGAAAACAAGAGAATACGAATGTCCGAAATGCGGCGAGTTTGAAAAGGTCTATAATTCAAGTGACCCCGAGATAGATGTCACCGAACAGAATGGTGACTTATACGAGATAATCTCAATAGAGCGCAGATGTCATAACTGCGGTCATCATTGGATAGAATATATGCGCCTGACCTATGACGGCTGTTGTACAGACGGAAAATTGTATGATAAAAACGGAGAGGAAGAGGTGACAGAGGATTGAGCGCCAAATGTCACTAAAAGAAAACAGAGGGTAAAGCCTTCTGTTTTTTTTATCTGCGCCCTTGTTCACACTTTGTTCATAATTGCGCGGGTCGCTAGCCACCGGCTAGCCCCGTTTCCAGAATCTACCATCTCTTCCATATTATACCGACCGAAAAATAGTTGTTTGGCGCAGTCACTGTTTTCCCTTAATTCTACCTCTATAGCGCGCACGCGCATATGCTCGGGCCGCGGACAATCGCAAAGAGCCGTCATCGCTCTAGTCCAGTGCTTTCCACTATAACGCCCGCGATTTTTGGTTGTTTCATTTTCATTATTTTTTCCTATAATTAGCATTTTTATCAATTTTTTCGCATAATATATGAATATTTTATCAAAAACTCATATTTCTAATGTATTTTCCTTGTTTTTGTTCTTTCAATAATGCTAAAATTTGGTCGCAGAAATGAAAAATATGATGATTGCCGCCTAGATCCAAGAGAAAAAGTTGAATTTTAGTGAAAATTATGGTATAATTATAGTGAAAAGAATAAAAGATGACAATAGTAAAGAAGAAAGGAGCTACTATTGGTTAATGAGTTAAGGGGAGGCCGTGACTTGAGGGTAGTATAGATGCGTATTACCAAAATTTGGTAAAAATGTAATAAAATGGAAAGGCGCTTCTGTTACCTTAAAACAAGGCAACAACTTCTCATACTCCTTACTTATAGTTGCCGTTGCCTTAAAAAAGGGTAACGCAGAAAGGTTGCAAATGTACCTAATATTATTTATTATCAAGCGAAGTATAGGCTGAGTATGATTAAAAAACTTAGCAAATTACCACATTCATCGTGTATTGATTTTACTACGTGTAGTACTTTTGCTAGAAATGCATAGTAAAAATAAATACACGGCAAAAAGAGTGCGCATTAAAACGCACTCTCTTCATTATGTATTCTTGTTCCTTTATAAATCTTACAACCTAGTCTAGCCTCAAGTTCATTCTTCCAAGCTAAATATTCTCCATGACTACCTAAATTAGCTAATGCAATACCAGCCTCTTCCGCAGTAATCTTACCAGTTTTAATATCATCAGCTATCCCAAGAGTAAAATCTTCTAAATTACCAAAGTATTTCTCTGTGATCTAGCGCTTAATCTTCTATTCTTCCTCATTAAGCGGAACAAGCTTGCCCTAAGGTCCAATTTTACAATACTCATAACGACAATAGCCAAGCTCACCATTTGTGCGCTTCATAGGACTGCCCCAAAGTTCCGTTCTGCTCTAACAAGTATAATTATAATTGGTATTTTCTGTAATTGTGTATCCCTCTTGCTATAGAATAGGAAAATTACGACTTGCAACAAGAGCACAACTATCTAGCCCTTCTGCGCTCCAACCCTCTCTTGTTAACTCTTTTACTCTTTGATAAGGTTTTGGACCCTATAGCGCCGAATATTCTGCTTCGTATACTTCATCAATATAAAGAGTCTTTTTGGTAGTTCCTTCTTCATGATATCGGCAATAGCGAGCTAAAATATTTAAATACTTACTTTTATTATTGCGCAGGGTGCCTGCAGATACTCCTAGCCAAGTAGCCAAATTAGCTAAAGTTATTTTACCTTCAACAAGTTTCACTATAATTCATCTCCTTTCTTTTAGTATTGGAAAGATTGTAATGACTTTTATAATGACTATAAAATTAAGTAGTTTAATAATTCGTTACAATCTTTCTTAGTGACAATGTATTTCTTTGTCATTGTTATATTAAAATTAAGGTAATACAATTATCTACTTTTGAAAAATTTTTAACTTTCGCTCCTCGGCGCCAATGCGCCTTCGTCGCGTCAAGAGGTAAAACAATAAGAGCGCCGGGTTTTACCCAACGCTCTATTCTCTATATTTATACTTCTATAACCTGGACCGGCGCTTATATCAATCCAAAAAGATCTCCAAATCCGAATTCCTTTTTCTTCTTCATCATCTTAGCATACATAGGAATTATTCCTTCAATCTGAATAAGGTACTCTTCCACCTCTTTTAGATCTTCTTCAGTCCAGCTCTCTCCCTCTTCCAAAAGGTCAAAAGCCTCACTATATGCAAGTACAGCATTGATGAAATGCGCGCGAGCCTCTGCCTTAAGCGCCTCTTTCGCGGTCTGCTCTTCATCTTTCTTCTTTTGAGATTCGCGCGCCTGACGCTCTTCTTCCATTTTCAAGGTTCTCTTGGCGCGAATCTGGTCTATAGCTTCTGCAATCTCTTCTTCAGATGCACCATTCATGATCATATCTTCAATATTCATTGGTATTATTTCCTTTCTTATATTTTCTATAATTATTATATCATATATTTTATTATAAATCAATAGGGATAACGAAGACGAGAGATGAGTGGAAGTGGTTCTGGATTCGGTCGCAGGACAACTCTCCACTCTACTATAATTTCTCCACATCTTCACCATATTTTCCTACATCCTTTAAAATCCCATCTTCCATTTTCATCTGCCTGAACTGCCGCTGTTACCGCATTCCAAATATTCTTCATATAACAAATGCAATCAGTAGGAACCTAAGTATTTAATACAGGTTTTAACAATCGAATATTTTCTTTTTCTCTTGTCTTAATATCGATTCTATTCCATGACGGATACTCTTCTAATAAATAACAATGAAGCCCAACTTTTAAATCATTCAATCTACCCAATATCCAATATAATTTATTTTTCTTATATTTATTCTCATCTTGTTTTATTTTAGCTAAATGTCCCCATGTTCTATTTTCCAACTATTCACTCTGTCCCACATAGTAAACTCTTCCCATATCATCAGCAATTACATATACTCCCCTCAAAACTCAAACCCTCCAATCTTCTTTATCGGCGAAGCCGCAGGGGTGTCGGGGCGAAGCCCTGACTCGCCGCGAGGCGAAATGGAAACTTCATTATTATTATTCTAGTTATTATTGTTATTATAGTTATTATTATTGTGGAAACTTTGGAAACTTGGAAACGTTTCTAAACTTTCTTCTTCTTTCTTAATATTTCCAGAATTTTCAGAAACTTTTTCTATACTTTCCTCATTTTTTGGAAACTTTCCATTATTTCCAGAATTTTCGGAAACTTTCTTTAATTTTCCTTCATTATCTAACAACTCTGGAAACTGTGTACGAATGGTAGACATTTTCTTTGAAATAGCGGGCGGCTGAACACCTAGCTCACGCGCAATCGCCGCCTGTGTCATACCCCTATTATACATATCTGCAATTGGCTTTAGCGCGTCTCTTGTTGCAGCGACCTTAGCATCATATTTATCTTGATTCTTTTTAGTCGTAACCTTATATCCTTCAACAAAGCCTTCAATAATATCATCGTCACTACTAATATCACCTGTTAATACATATTCAATAAAACTAATAGCTAATTCTCCAGCTTGTACAGGATCTTTCTCATATCTCTTTTTTATCTGTGACAACATAGTCTGATATACGTTACCAAAATCTCTTACAGGATTATTCTTAAATTCTTTAATCATTATCCGATACCTCCGATTCCTTATTTTAAACCTAAGATAATTTGCGCATAGCCTCTTGTAACTCAAGACTATCTTCAAATACATAATTATCAAAATAAGGTTTCTTCTCATCAGGTATCACTCTAATAATCTTAAAACCCAACTTGCGTAATTCGTACGCCATTTTTCGAGTGTAAATCACTCTTTCTTTAATTTGACCCATTTCCGTTTACTCGGCGCAAATAGTTCTCTAATTGCTGCTTCACCCAAATAGCAGGAGCATCTCTATTGATAAACTTATAAAGCTAATCAGGATTATCTAATTTTGCCTCTTTCGCAATCAACTTATACGTATAACCTTTTGCGCGCATCTCCTTTAACTAAAATATTATTTCTTCACGAGTCATTACTAACTCCTTTCACTATTATATAAAAATTAAGGTAGTAATTGTATCTATTTTTGTCCAAAATTTTTTCCATAATACTACCTTAATTTGCCAATTTTTCGACGATATACTCTTTTCTATATTTTCCTTATCGCATCATCTTTAATAGTTTTGCAACAATCTGTTGTCATGCCGCCTTTTATCAAAAGCAAGTTCAATTAAAATCGTAGCAAAATCGTGTTGGTTCATGCGCCAATCTGCACCCTTAGCAGCTTACATCAAAAGTTGGCGCCACTTTCAACTTCGCTATTATAATGCAACGTTCTTAATAACGAACGCAATCTTGAAGTACGTGAAACAGACTGCTTTAACTCATCAATGCGCGCCATTACTGTATCAAGCTTCTCTTCAAGCTGATCTACTCTTGCTGAAATATCCACTTGTAAAGCGCTAACAGAATCTGCCTTAGCACTTATATCTCCACAGTAGCCTATACTTATTGGCTTTTCATAACTAGTTGCCATTGCATAAGTATTAGCACTATCATATCCTACTATAGAAGATAAAGCATCTTGATCTATCACGCAATTATTAGCGCTAAAACTCAATTCCCCAGGTCCAAGAGTTATTTTTCTATCAAAAGAATCTCCAAAATAAGCTTCACCTGTTTTTGCCCAATTACTCATTTTACACTCCTTTCATCACAAAAGCCGAAATAAACCATGTGATTCATTAATCCTAAATCTTTTATTACTGCGCCGGCCGCACCCTCTGGTAACTTATAGTCAAGAAAAATTTTATTAGCATAATTCTTCTTTTCTCTATTTGTTAACTCTTTAATCTTTGCTTTACCATACTAATAAACCAATAGTTCATCATCATTATCAAAATACACTTTAATCACACCAACATTCTCTTGACTACTATCATATTTTGTAATTTTAATATTAGCATCTCCATGAGCTTTAATACATAGTGTCGTTAATTTAACTAAATAAGGGCAATATTCATCCATTACCATAATATTCCTTGTAGGTGTGTAAGGCGCCGAATCATCACCTAATTTTGCCTATAGGCGCCGATTCTTAATTAACATACGTCCATAGTCAAATCCAATAAATATTAATCCAGCTATTAAAATAATTAATCCAATTATTTCCACGTATCTTTCTCCTTTTATTTCTTTTATTCATATTAATTATAATATAAAATTAAAATAAAGTCAAATTTAACTTCTTATCTGCTATATTATCACCACCTTTTGCTTTCTAATTGATTTTTTTCAAAAAATATGATAAAATATATATGTAATAAAAAAGAAAAGAGAGGAAATAAAATGAACGCTATTAAAGTTACTATTGGAAATTCTTATCTACATGGACTTATCGAAGAATTTATCTGTGACCGCGTCGATATTACAAATAAAGAGGAAATGGAATACTGCGCAGAAGAGTGTGTTGGAGCTTATCTTGATATGCACGCAGATGTCATTTTTGCTAAACTTCCCGACGTGAATTCAGACGAAATCTATGATGCTTGTTATTATACCATAGAGGAGGTTACGCCTAATGAACTTTAATCCTTTAAATATAGCAATAGCTCAGCATTATGAAAATGTTGAAAAAGCAATTAATTATCTTGTAGATTTATATTACGATGATGTCGATATTGCAGATAAAAAAATTTTTGACGAGGTTATGAAGCAGTATGGATTGCTCGATGATGGATTTGAATCAGAACAGGAATATATTATTCAACAGGTATCGAAAAAGATAAACCAACGATAACAGTTTATGACGGCGCCGAATAATCACTTTACGCCTCTCAGAGCGACGCATTCGCGCCGCTCTGTTTTTTATTGATTTTTTATTTAATTTATGTTATAATTAAGTATAAGAAAAAATCAGAGAGGAAATAAATATATAAATGACAAAACAAGAAATACTAAATTTCTTAAAAAATACAATCCCAGTACTTGATTCTGGATTTAACTTAAAAGATACAGAGGCTTATCTTGAAGATCCTATACGTGAAGCTCAACCGCCTTTTGAATTTTCTCTTGATGGAGGAATATCGAAAGCTGTATTGCTTATTAAAGGTGAGCCTTATGTTATTAAAATTCCTTTTCATTGCGTATTTGAGCAGGATAGTTATGACGATGCCTATTGTGATTGGGAATCAGCAAGAGATGACTATTATGAAGAATGGGCGCAACAAATGCTTATCAAATGTAACGGTGATATACAACTTGCTCGTCAAAAAATGGACGAAAAAATGAAAGACTATGATACCAAATATCCTGAGCCAGATGAAGGAGATAGGATATGGTATACAGATCTTGAATACGCAAATGATATCGAACTGCCTCATGATGAAGAACAATATATTGAACCTTGGAACTATTGCGCGCTGGAAACTATACTTTATGAACACGCGCTTGAGGCAGGTTTGGGCGCCTATTTCGCTGAAGAAGGTTTCCTTGGTATGATAGATGAAACACCTATTTATTATCAGCAAAGATGTATTCCTCTTGATGAAATGGGAATTGATTACAATAGTGATGACTATAAAAAGAAAAAGAAAATATCAGATAAAGTTTGTCAGGAGCTAGATATTATCGCTTTTAACGATATATGGGTAGCAGATTTTATTGCTTGTTATGGACAAGAGGAACTAAAAAGACTATATGACTTCCTTGATGAATATCGAATAGGAGATTTAAGAGCCGCAAATATAGGATATCTTAATGGGGCGCCAATCCTTTTCGATTACTCTGGATATAGAGAATGGTAAAGAAAGGAGGTTAAAAAATGGCAGTTGCAATTATCTATTTAATAACTATCGCAATGTTTTGGCTTGGACTAGCAGCATGTATCATAGCTGTTCCTACTGCGCCAATAGCCGCAGGTATAGGGATCGCAGTTCTAGGTACTATCACAAGCTGTTTAATTACAGGATTCATATTTCTTGTATTACGAGGATTTAAAGTTAGTTCAAAGGCTTCACTTGAAAAATCCAAAAATTTTTGGTATAATATAAATGTAAAGAATGGGAAAAGCAGAAACGAGTAATAATAAAAATTATTCGTGGGCAATATACCCAAAGTTGAAAAAATAAAAAATTTTTGGTATAATAATAACACCAAATAAAAAAAATAATTTAATTTTTAAGGAGAAAAAAACAATGGCAGACACAAAGAGAACAACAGCTATGAAGCTCACCGAGTGGAAGGAGCTTTATGCAGACAACGCAGAATTCGTAGAGTACGCAGAGAACGAGCTTGCAAAGCTTGACAAGAAAAATGCAAAGAACAGAGAGCGCGCAGCCGCTAAGAGAGCTGAAGGCGACGAGCTTCAAGGCAACGTCTTTGCAGTAATTACTAACGAGCCTCAGACAAGAGACGACATTCTTGTTGCAATGAATGACGAGAGCGGCGAGCTTACTGTTCATAAGATTCAGGCTAAGCTTAACAACCTTGTTGAGTCTGGCGCAATTGCAAAGTGCAAGGTAAAGACTGAGGATGGTAAGACAAAGACAGCTTACACTCTTCCCGTTGATACTGATGCTGAGTAATAGCAATAGAACGTAATATTTGAACTTAAGACTTAAAACAGGCGGCGGGATTGATTATCGCCGCCTGTTTTTTACTCGTAAAAGGAGATTAATAATATGAAATATTGTGCTTTATTTTCCAATAAAATAAACTTAAATGCCTTTGATGAAATTGCGATTCTTTATGATAGACAAGATAAAGAGCTTGTTCCTTTTATGCAAAAGTATTCAAACAAGAAAATTATTTTAAGGATAACAAATCTTCAAGATTTCTATGAAGCAAAAGAATGGAAAAAACTTAATGCAATTCATCAAAAATATCCTGAGCTAGGTTTTACAGTATGTTTTAAAGAAGTAGGATATTTTACTGTAATGTCTGAAATGATGGTAGAATGTATACAAAGTTTAGAGATACCTTATTTTACTGGAGATACAGTAGTCAATTTTGACCAACTACATTATCTTGTAGAACAAGGTGTTTCGGAAGTTTATCTTGCAGAAGATATTTGCTTTGATCTGAAGCGCGCAAAGAAGGTATGTGACAATTATGGGGTGCAGATTAGAGCATTTCCAAATGTAGCTCAAGGAAGCATTCAATCTGGACCGGCGCTCAAAAAATTCTTTATTCGTCCAGAAGATGTAGTAGAATATGAAGATTGCATTTCGACTCTTGAATTCTGGGGCCCAACCAATAGACAAGAGATTTTATATAGAATCTATAAAAAAGGAGTTTGGCTTGGAGATTTAAATCAAATTATTCTTGATTTTGATTTATCTTTTGACTCTAGTCGCATCGTACCAGGGTTTGCGCAATTGCGTAAAAGTTGTGGACGAAAATGTATGAAAGGCGAACATTGTTCTATCTGTGATCGAGTTCTTAATATCAGTGAAAAGCTAAAACAAAAGAATCTTGTCATTAAAAAGAAAAAGAATAATTGATTTAAAGTAGTTGAATAGTGAAAAAATTCAGGTTAAAGTTATATAAATTATTTAATACAAAAATAATATATTAATGAAGTCAATAAGGCTTAAATAAACATATTAAAGGAGAAAATTTATGACAAATAATTATTGTATTTATATGCACAAAAATAAGGTTAATGGTAAGGTTTATATTGGATAGACAAATTAGAAACCTGAATATCGTTGGGGAGACAATGGAAAACGATATGAAAACTGTCCTCATTTTTTTCACGCAATTAATAAATATGGCTGGGACTAGTTTGAGCATATTATTTTAGAAACAAATTTAACTTTAAACTAGGCTAATGAACGAGAAGCTTATTGGATAAAACATTATAATTCAACTAATAAAGAAAAAGGATATAATATTCAAGCAGGCGGTTTAAATAGAAATGTTTCAAATGACACTAGACAAAAACTAAGTGAGCATGCTAAAGCTCTTTGGCAAGAAGATTCTCATCGTGAAAAGATGTCACAATTAATGAAAAATAAGTGGTAGGATCCGGAGTATATTGAAAAACAAAGAGTTGCTCGGGAAACTAGACACTGGGAAATGTCAGAAGAGGGGAGAAAAAGTATCAGTGAAACTCGTAAAGCCTATATTACTAAACATGGAACTCCTACACAAGGAAAAGGACATAGCGAAGAAGCTAAAGAAAAAATTCGACAAGCTAAACTTGGAGAAAAAAATCCAATGTATGGAAAAACTACTTCTGATTATCAAAAGCAAAGAGCTAAAGAGTGCCAAAGTAAAAAGATTTAGTGTGTTGAAACTGGAGAAATATTTTCTTCTCGAAAAGAAGCAGCTGCATGGGCGGGACTCAAAACTTCAACAGGTATCTTAGATTATTTAGCAGGTAGAAAAAAGAGCGCAGGAAAACATCCTATTACAGGAGAAAAACTTCATTGGAAAAATATTGATTGATTTTTTATAAAAAATATGATATAATAATTATACAAAAAATAAAGGAGAATTATAATATGGCAAAAGGACAACAGTTAAAAAAAGAAATTCAAGCGAAGATTTTAGAGGTGTTTCCTGGAAGTTTTTTATATAACGATGCCAAGGAGATAAGAATATGTGGTATTGAAGATGGTCAATCACTACAAGTTAAATGCGTTTTAACGTGTGCCAAAGAAAACGTTACGTGCGGCGCAGATAATGCAATGCCTGGAGATTTTCCCGCGCCAAAGATGACGGCGCCGACCCCTGAGCGTATAGAACCAGTTTAGGTTTCTGAATGGGAAAAACAAAAGGTTGCAGGTTTGCTAAAAGCTTTAGGTCTGTAATTTATTTTTAAAAGGAGAGATACTATATGGCAAAAGCACAATTACTCCGCTATACTGAGTGGGAAAATAATGGAATGTGGTATTGTAATGATACCTCTGATGTAACAAGTGTTCGCTTTGAATGGTGGGTACCTGCGCGCATGTTAGGTATCTCTCCTGCTGATTATGTTAAACTGATAATCGAAAAGTTTAAACCAGATAGAATTAAATATAATGAAGAACGTAATGTACTCGTCTATTGTTGGAAGAACATAAGCGATTGTCGTAAGTTTAAAAATTGGCTCAATGCTGAAGCGCGAAAGCATAACTTTATAGTATAAGGAGTAAGAAAAATGATTGAAAAGAAAAATTTTATAACGATGGCAGATACTATCAAACAGTATTTTACAGGAGACGTGCCAAAAGCATTTGATATTCTTGGCATTAACGAAACTGTTATTGATAATATGATGGATGCTTTCACGATGGCGCTAAGTAATGAAGTTGATCCACTTGGATTGGCAAGATTAGATGAAAACGTCGTAGATTGTGGAGATTATATTTGTCATTGGCTTTTTAATGAAGGTGAATTTGAGAAACTTTGTCCTACTGCCTCTGATTTGTATGATTATATTGTAAACAGATATAGCCAGTTAAAAAAAGAAGATTAAAAACTCTCTTTCTTAATTGATTTTTATAAAAAATTATGATATAATATATATATACACAAAAGAAAGAAAGAGAGAAAAAAGAAATGACAGATAATTTTTGGCTTTATAAAGTTACTTGGTTTATTGATGGCGAAACGCGTCAAAATCAAGGAATAGTTTGCGCAGAATCTTTCGCAGAAGCAGCTGGCAAAGTTGATAAAAACTATGATAATGTTAGTGATATGACTATCATTAGCACTGATTGCTATGAAGTATTTGACTTGGGTGATCTTCTTGAATTTCTAAGGATAGATGAAAAGGAAGAACGCTCCGAACTTGGTCCGCAACTTATTGCAGCTCTTGAAGAAGCAATAGCTATTACAAAGAGAGAACAAGAATGACAGATGTAATGTCAAGATTAGACCAGCACTATTCTCGTGCTATTGAATACTATGGTAAGGAAGCAGTTCTTGGTGTCTTTCTTTACGGTTCTTGGAATTATAATACTAATACACCTGATTCTGATGTCGACACCAAGTGCATTGTTATTCCTGACCTTTATCATTTGGCGCTGAAGCCTTATGATGTAAAACATCTTCATATCTTTACAGAAGAAGGAAAAGACTTTGAAGTATGTGAGTGTATGACCATTATGCATATGGTAAGTAACTGGAAAAAGCAGAATATCAACTTTCTTGAGATTATGTTTACTGACTATTGCATTATCAATCCTCTTTATAAAGATATGTGGGAAGAGCTATTTCCTCTTGCCGAGAGAGAAAAAGTTGCGCGCTATGATTTGCGCCAAGCTATTCGCTCTATGGCGCATCAGGCTATTCATACTATTAAACAAGATCCAGCTGACCTTAAGAAACTTATGAATACTGCAAGAATTGCTAATTCTTTGGCACGTCTTGTGACGCATAAAGAAATGCCTTATAAAAATGTAATCTGGCAGAATGATACCGTAAGAGGTATTCGTACTAATGAAACACCTGTGCCTATCTGTTTTGTCGATGATATGATTCTTTATTTTGAATCTATGATTGAAAAAGCAGAAAATTGGGAAGCAACAGACGAAGAGTTGGTAGAAAAGGGTAAAGTTAATTGCTTTTTAGACGAATTAATTTTAGATTTAATTGATTATAGGCTTAGTCTTTAAGACTGAGTCTTACATACGCCCGTTTAGCTCAGCGGAAGAGCACTGGATTTCTAATCCATTGGTCAGGAGTTCAAATCTCTTAACGGGTGCCATAAGGGACATTATTTCTGCCCTGCTTAGCGGTGAAAGATGACGTTAGACATTTAGCGAAAAAGCGTGGTTTTGAAGATGGGTATTTGCTCCTTATAAATAACCCATTCGGGAGGTCGTGGTGCCCGAAAGGCTAGCTGGCTAACCACAACTCAAGAAAGTTCCACGCTTGGCTTGGCGGCGAAAGATGGCGGTATGTATGATTACCGAAAAAGTATCATATAGGGCGATAGGCGGACTTAAGGCGCCTATAGTGGAGGCAAGTCCCACTGTACAAGGTTTAGCCAACCAACTTGCATTTTATGCTGGATTAGTTTAGCGGAAGAACGGGGCGCTACGGACGCCCAGACAAGGGTTCAACTCCTTTATCCAGTGCCAATACACAACCGACGGACAAGGCTTTGGCGTATGAAACAGGACGGTGGGACGCGAGTGGTCGAGATTGTGTTATATGCGCATATGGCGGAATGGCAGACGCGGCTGGCTCAAACCCAGTTGAGTAATCGTGTGGGTTCAAGTCCCACTTTGCGCACCATTAAATATAAAAGGAGAGAGGGAAATGAGTAAAAGACCAATGGAGATTAAAGAGACTCCTAAGATGCGTAAAGAGAGAGTGCGTAATTCACCCTCTCTGCATACAAGAGTAGTCGAAAGCAAGAAGAAATATAATCGCAAGAAAGATAAGGCGCAAACGCGTCGCTCTATGGAAGATTAGAGCAAAAAATTTTTTCAAGATTAATTAAACTATTAAAAGTAATTTTAATATAATCATACCAAATCAAGGAGGAGTAGCTATGAGTTACAAAAGAAACGCAGAAAACCAAAGAAGACTTAAGCGCAGATATCAGCCTAGATATTGTAATCCTATCTACTTCGATGATGAAAAAGGTAGATGGATACATTATGAACTTCGTGGTAGAAAATATCGTGCCTTTTGTAAAAAGCAAGCTAATAGGCGCGCCCATCGTTCTAATGAGTATTTCCAAGCAAAAGGTAAATATAAGCGCATTTCTAATTTTTGGAATGAGCTTATTTAATATACGGGGATAGTTCAATAGGCTAGAATATCGGTCTCCAAAACCGAGGATATGGGTTCAAACCCCACACCCGTGCCAATTTTAACAAGCACCTTAAGATTCTTATAGTAAAGCATAGCCGCCTCTATTGATTTTTATTAAATTTTATGATATAATATATATGTAATAAAGGAGAGGAAATAAAGGCTAATGAAAGTAAGGATTCGTCTTGATACTTTATCTGATGTTCACGCTTTTGTTAAGATTGCAAGCTCTTGTGCCTGCGGTGATGTTTATATTACTGACGGTAATGGGCTGAAGGTAAGCGCCAAATCAATACTTGGTGCGCTTTATGCTCTTGAGTTTGATGAACTTTGGTGTGAGTCAGAAGAAGATATCTATCATAATATAAAAGATTTTATTGTGATTTGAAAATCTTAATTGATTTTTTCAAAAAAATATGATATAATATATATGTAAAGAAAAGAAAAAGCCTTTCTTTTGAGTGAGCGGAGTTACGCAGTCCCGTGAAAGTCCGAAAGACAACTGCGTTTGGATATAGTCGCAAGAACCGCATGAGGTTTGCGTGACATTGGGAGAATACTCAACTCCTATGAAAAAATGAGCGTAGCTTCCTCGTGACGGAGCTGACGTTGTGGGTGTGAAAGGGAGAACCCTCCGCATAGGAGTGACATTTACTTTTGTTTTCCAACCTACAAGCGTATTGTAAAAGTGGGCGAATAAAGGCGTGAACACGGTTTAAGCAATACCCAAAGGCGTCACAACTATAAAAAATGCTTGTGTACACACGCGGTGAGGATAACCGCGATACCAACCTCTTTATATGGGACCTTGGCGAAGCTGGTAACGCATCAGAATGATAATCTGACGATCATCCGTTCGAGTCGGATAAGTCCCTCTTAATGGAAAGTGGTTTACGGTAATCCATTTAATAATTAAACCGTGACAGGATCCAGCCGTTGATGGAGTGACGGCTATGGGGTTTATGAATGTTGATATGGCGCAACACGTTTACTCTTAGCGGTTGCGAGGAAGAAGAGAACAAAGAGCGTTGCTCGGAACAGTACGATAAACGCGAGAGCCACCTGAGGGGCTTGAAGTGAAACCTTAGGGTCGACGGGGGCGTCGTCTAAAAGGTTAGTGACACTAGCCCTTCAAGCTGGAGATCCGGGTTCGAGTCCCGGCGTCCCTACCAATATGCTCGGTTCTTCTAATCGGCTAGGAAGCCCGCCTCTCAAGCTGGCAATACTGGGTTCAAGTCCCGTACCGAGTACCATATTAATTTTCCTATCGCAGTTTAATTGGTTGCGCAAAGCGGTTATCAAGAGTTAAAGATGAAGGTGGTTTTATAATCAGCGGATTAACCTTTTGAGAAAGGAGCGCCACTCCTGTCCGAGTGGGAGGATAAATAAAAATCAGGCGCACAGTGCCAACTTGGCTGTGCTTAATGGGAAGTTGGGATAAAGCTCCGAGAGTGCTGTAAACTCTCACTTTATATCGCGGATGGGCATAGTGCTCACCAGAGCCTCATAAGCTCAGGGTGATCGGGGCAGTACCGATATCCGCACCCAATGCTAAAAGGCGGCATAGAGCAAAAAGCCTTTCTCTACCTATTCGGAGACTTTGGAAATAGGTAAGCATATAAGATTATGTACGGTTGTCAGTTCGTCGGATTGAAGAAGAACTGGGCGGCAGGGTGGATGTCGTTCTTAAACAATGAGGTTGCTCACCTCATTCCATCCTATACCTAAAACAAAAAAGACGTTCTCTGGGGAAGATACGAGGACGCAATATGCCAAAAGGGTCGGCGCCCATTGACGCCTCATACGCGTCGAGTGCTTGGATCGACACCAAGTTTTGGCACCATATATGCAGGTCTGGCGAAGAGGTAAACGCACCCGCGATTGGAACGGCGGGAAACATACTCCATTGTCGTAGGTTCGAATCCTACGACCTGCTCCACCTCCGAGAGCAAATGTGGGAGGCTAAATGGATGTGCAGTTGACTGACTGAAAGTCACTTTATATGGACGATTAAACCGTTAAGATAGGCGGGCTAGACTGTAAATCTAGCGCCATTGTGGCTCGAGTGGGTTTGATTCCCTCATCGCCCACCAATACCACTTTAATCAATTACTATGAAACTTCTTTGATTTTTATAAAAATTTATGATATAATAAATATGTAAAATGAAAGAGAGGAAAAAAGAAAAATGATATGCCGAGATGGTGGAATTGGCAGACACCCTGGACTTGTTGGCTTAATTTAAGAGGTAAAATAGGAAGCCTAGTATTGATATATCGAACAAGACCGAGAACAGCATCCAAATGTAAGTTCGAATCTTGCAGTCAGCACCAAAAATCCAGTGTTCAGAGATGAGCGTACGGGTTCGAGTCCCGTTCTCGGCACCAATAACCGACGAAAGCCAGACTCGGTATATAAGTTAGTGGCGCTTCAAGTGGTAGGTTGTGTGTAAACCGATTAAGAAGAGAAAACGCAAGTGGAACACACATTAGTATTAGGTGCCTACTCGGGGAATACAGGTGGTAGGATAAATGTGACGACCCAGCCAGCCTAATATTATAGAGGATTGGGTGAGCAGGCTTAAACCAGTGGTTTGCTAAACCACCGAGGGTAATACCTCCACTAGTTCGAATCTAGTATCCTCTGCCAGCTCTCGTAACAACAGCGAGGCTAAAGGTGAAAATCCCAAAGGTTGAAATGTTGTAGGTAAAGTTTTCCACCGCCGTATCAAAGAGTGGCGTTTGTGCACAGCGAATAGTGCAATCGTAGCAGTCTTTCAAGGCGCCATATGGGACTGCGCAGAGTACGATAACCTCTGCATTATATGGAGGATGATGCCGGACGGCAAAGCAGCGACGGGAATTCCAAAGTAGGTTCGACTCCTACAGGCTCCACCAAGGGGTGATTCGTTTGCCACACGAATCCGTAAAACCAAGCGTTAATGGTTATTTACAATAGGTGCCACGAAGCCGAAGATGGAGGTCGACAGCCACTGCAGGATGTGCCAAGGTTTGAAGAAATGCGTCCAATGAAGTCTTAGGAAGTTTAGAAGCAGCTGTGGTTAACTGGAGTTAGATGAATAGCCTATTTTGTAATATTTATGACGACCTCTGGAGGGGATGTTCCCCTCATATTAAGGAGTGAGTAGAGAGCGAGGCGGCAGACGCTATATAAACAGTGCTGGTTATACTCGGTGAGACTTATATCCGAAAGGCAGCGGTGGGCCAAACATCCGCTGGAGTTTCGCCTCCAAGATGAAGTGCGAGATTTATAAAGATAGCTTAGTAATAGCGCAGGTTTATCCAACAAGGCTATGAAAGGCGCGGGCCCAGCTTCCCGCATCTAAAAGCTGGAATATAGAGAATGTAGTGTAACAGTAACACACCGCATTTGGGATGCGGAGTAGCGGGGCAGCACCGACATTTTCTGCCATTTTAAATCAACGCCTTGATGCTGCCAACAAGCATTACTCGGCGCCTCGTAAAACATCAGAGTTTGGAGAGTGATTCTCTTGTTGGATATAAAAACTCTCCCTCTCTTTCCTATGGGGAATGGGACTGCATGGAGTGGTCGTCTGCTTTGCAAGCAGAAGTTCAGATGAGATCGTTACTCATATTCTCCACCATTAAGTTTGAAGGTAGCTTAGTAAAAACCTATCAATCTATTGTGTTTACTCGTAGCAAAGAAAAATGAGTTGCAGAGAGCTTTTGTCCTAACCACCATTAGGCAAAAGCAAACTCCAAAGGTTTTCATTGATTTTTATTAAAAAATATGATATAATATTTATGTAATAAAGATAAGAAAGGAAATAAAGCAAAATGATAAATAGAGAACTTGCAATACTTAATCGTATTAGTATTCTTTAGCGCGATGCCGCTAATGGAAATATAATCAATAAACTCAAGCGAAAATATAGAGCTATTCAAAAAGCTAACTAAGTAAATAATTATATGAGCCAGTAGCTCAGATGGAAGAGCACGTGACTTGTTTGAGTATGTTTAATTGGTAAAGTCTGGGGCTTAGTCGGCTTTAGGTTGTTAGTTCGAATCTAACCTCAAGCACCATTAATCACGGGGTCGCGAGTTCGAATCTCGCTTGGCTCACCATAAGAAGGAGTAATATGAATAGTAAAGATAAAGGCAATATTGGTGAGGCAGTTGTACTTGCTGAATTTGTTAAAAATAACATTTAGGTAGCAATCCCTTTTGGAGATAATGCTCGTTATGATTTGATAGCAGAGTTTAATGGAAAATTAAATCGTATTCAAGTAAAGTATTGTAATCAACAAATTACTGAAAATAATTCTATTGCCTGTCCTTGTGCAAGCAGTACAAACCATACTACCAATAAACATTATAGCACTTACGAGAATGACATAGATTATTTTTGTTTTTATATCGTAGAATGGAATGAAATTCTTATTCTGCCAATTGAAGAAATTGGTACTAAAAAAGTAATTACTTTTAGACAAGATCCTCCAAAAAATAATCAAACTAAAGGGATAAATTTGGTAGAAAATTATCGATTAATTGATTTTCTAAAAAATTTATGATATAATATATATGTAAGAAATAAAGCGATGCAATATAAACTCCTGACCTGAGTTTCCATCAACAAATTCTCGATTCAAAATTGCCCGAAAGGGGTCGCTAATCGTAATAACATTAACTCCGTAGTGAAACGGTAACTTAGGTTGTTCACAAATCTTGTACAAGATTAAAGGAGGAAGGTTGAGTAATCGCCTTTGGAATAGTGCAAATCACTCCTATTAGTTAATGTAATTAAGATATTATTGGGGTGTAGCCAAGTGGCAAGGCATCAGACTTTGACTCTGACACCCGCTGGTTCAAATCCAGCCACCCCAGGTCGCACTTAATCAACTACCTCCACGTGGTGTGCGATGGGTTAAGCTAAAAGTTGATAATAAGTATAAAAAGGAGCTATTTAAATATGGCATACATTTATCAAATTACCAATGATATAAATGGTAAAATATACATTGGTAAAACAGAAAAGTCTATAGAAAAACGTTGGAAAGAGCATTGTAGTGATTATCAAAAGGAAAGATGCAAGGATCGTCCTTTATATCGAGCAATAAACAAATATGGAATTGAACATTTTCATATAGAATTGCTTGAAGAAACAGATAATCCTTCTGAAAGAGAAATCTTTTGGATTGAGAAAAAACAATCATTTAAAAATGGTTATAATGCTACTTTAGGAGGAGATGGAAAACGTTATTTAGATTATGATTTAATCTATTCCACTTATGAAGTTTTGCAAAATGCAACAGAAGTGGCAAAAAAATTAAATATTTCAGTAGATAGCGTATATATTGTTATTCATCAACGAGGAGGCGTATTAAAAACTGCTCAAACAATTAATAAAGAGTTGTTTAGCAAAGCTGTAAAAATGTTTGATAAAAAAACTAATGAATATATTCAAAGTTTTTCTTCTTTAACAGATGCTTCTCAGTATTTAATAGATAATAATTTAACATCTTCAGTGAAAGTAAAAGGTATTTCAACGCACATTCGAGAGTGTGCAAATGGAATTAGAAAATCTGCTTATGGTTTCATTTGGAAATGGTAGGCTGATTAAAATATAACCGTTAACACGGATTAGTGACTAAACTACTCCCGACTCAGATCAAGGTGCGGTTCACCGCGATATGGTAACGAGGTAT